ATCCTCTTATTCTATATCATATAGTTTTATTATCATTTCTATCTACCATATATTCATTAAAATTTCTAGTAATACTAATATTTATATCTTTATATACACCATTTTCAGAAGAAGATGATTGTAATTGATAACTAATATAATCATTAGTTAAATATGCTGATATTTTAGCCCAAATTGCATCAAATATTACACCATGACCTGCATTATTAGCATGTATTCCATCTCCTGCATAGTAAGCTGGTATATATTTAGCAGGTGCCCCTGCTGTATAGGCTTGGGCTAATGGAGTAAATACATCAACAACAAATGGCCCTACATCAGGATCATTTTTTATTAATGTTACAAAATCATATAATCTTTGCTGTTCAGCTACTGTAAATCCATCTCTAGGTTGAGTTGTTGTTATGAAACAAGGTACTCCCTTACTTTTAGCTTTGTTGAAGATTAACTTTAAATTAGCTAAAAATTGAGCATTTGTATTGAAACTAATGTCATTGGATGGTAAACTTACTATTAATATATCTAAATTTAGACATAATAAAGCATCCACATTCCTATTCCAATCAGATAATGCGGATGAACCGTCTGGTACATAATAATCACTATATGTACCATTTACAGCATTGTATAGGAATTCTCCATTTGGTATAGTTGCTACTTGAGCAGCTAGTCTTTCATGTAATTTAAAACCTGTGGTAGCACCAGTACCAAATAATGTAGATGATCCTAAAGCTCCTACCCTCAATCCATTACTTAACTTCGCCCAAGGTTTACCAAATTTTAATAATATTTGGTTATCTCCTTGTTCCTCTGCCACTAAGGATAATTCACTTTTAAAACCTCCTATAGTAGACATCCTAGCAACTGCATTTGGAGTATTAATTACTATACTTGGAGCTACAGGTGTGATATTATCTAATAATCCTATTCCTAAATAATTAAAAGGATCATCTGATTCTAATCTAAAATCATCAGAAGGATATGGACTTTGATCAAAATATTGTATTTCCCATGCAGCATCAGACACTCCTTGAGGCTCATTTCCCGCATTATTATCTATTTTTGATCTATAATGAAGAGATTTATAAACACACCAGTCACCAGTATTAAAGACTAGAGGTTGTCCTTTATTAGTTCCAGATGCAGGAAATCCTGAGGATGTACCGATAGTTGCAGTCCACCTTTTTAATTTTGAAAAATTAAAATCTGAAGGATATCCTGACTGTACAAATTTTAAAGTTGCTATTGATGGAGTTGATGTATTGCCTGATACACTAACATTCGGATTAGAAGCACCGTTTCTAATAAACGCTTTACCTGTTTGATATCTATTATTTTGTACTTGAATTGGTATAACAGTATTTGCAATATCCCAAATTGTATTTTGATCAGTTGCTGAAGGATATACTAAATTGTATCCAAAAGTTAAATCATAAAACCAATTATTATTAATTTTATAACCTGTAATACCATCATTTGCAGGACCAATATAACCACCAAGATTCTTAGAAGTATAGAAAAGATTGTTGTTGATCTCGATATCATTACCTGCAATTGGGGTATCAGGAGTACCACCTGAACCAGAAGCATTACTTAATGTAATAAAGTATTCACCAGCACTATGTACAATATTATTTCTAAAATATACAGGACCAAATCGAGTATTTAATTGAACTGCCCTGTCTTGAAATCTCTGAAAAGGGTCAGTCCAAGATAGATCAGTAAATATATAATTATTATAGAAATCACACCCCGCTCCAACATTACTAGCTTGAAATTCACAGCCAGAGCGAACAAATCTATTATTATATACTTTTACATTTCTTAAAGTATGTTGATTTGTACTATTTATATTGTATCCTAAATAGATAGGTTCCTCACAATGGTCATGGCCATATATATCATGTAGAGAGAACTCCATATCCTCAAATGTATCTGGGTTATCTTCCTTTATGTTAAATAAAGTACCTCCTCCATCTCTACATTCAATATATTCAATCTCAAAATTGTTAGCCATTCTAACAGTAGCAGTACCACCTATACCAACATGTATAGAGGTTTTATCTGTCCACTCTTTATCACAAAGAAATCCATATCTATCTCTAGTATTTCTATAAGAAACAGCATGTCCCTGATATTGAGAGTCGCCTGTTTTGTTGGCATAATTATATCTACCTGTCCATTTCCAATAGATTGCTCCTGAAAATCCATAACTTTTGGATCTTACCTGACCTCCATAGTTAGTTAAAATTATAGGATTTAAAGCAGTTCCTGTAATATCAGGCATTTCCATCCTAATATAGTCATATATACCCCCTTTTATAAGGATTTTCTTACCTGGAGCAAGATCTACTCCTCCATTATAACTACTAATAAGATTACTAAAACTAACTCTAATATCTATAGCTCCATTAGGATATGTTGAATTTGGTCCAATATTAGGACTATCAATAATCATATCACCAATAGTAGCATTGTGAATCTGATTCTGATCATTTATATCAGCTATTCTCCAACCTGTATTGGTAGTTATAGGAGGGGCACCTGTATACCCTATACCAGAAAGAATACCTTTAATATTCATCTATTATCTATATTCGTATTTAATATACCCACTAAATACTGTAGCAACTGGAGCAGTTGACCAAGTAGTAGGATTTACCATTTTTATCTCCACGTAATGATTAGCATCTACATCTACTGACATAGCTGAATTTGTCCATATTCTTTCTCCAGTTGATACTCCTATTGTTTGAATGAGTGTATCAGTGGTTCCATCTACTCTTACATACATTGACCAGTTTTCATTAGATCCAGCAGTTGTAGATTGAGAATATATTTCAACATGGGTTATTCTAATATTATCTCTGAAATATATTTTTCGTATATTTGAAGTAGTAGTAGGTGTATTAGGGTGTATACCGAAGTAATAAGTTGTATTTTGGTTAAGATTGCTACTATGACCTAATAAGTTTAAAACAGATCTACCTATAGTAGTTACATCCCTAATTTCTATTGCTCCTGTACTACTATCTCTTGTAAGAATTTGAGTATTAGCACTACCAGTAGCTGGAGTTTGTGTTAATTTGATTATACCTGTTAGACTATCTAGTTCTATATTACCATCTGCACCAGAACCATTTTTAGCTCCAGATTTTAATAAAATACTACCTCCAGGGTTATTTCCTGTAGTGTATGCGGCACCACCAAATAATTTAAGTGCTCCTCCATTAACTGTTGAAGCTATACCTGCCTTACCTTTAATATTAAAGGTTGCTGAATTTGATGCAGTAAGTAAATGTTCTATTGTAAGATCATCTCCACTATTTTCTCCAAATATAGAGAGGTTACTTGAGTAGGCGCCTATTCTTACCTTGGCTGTGTTACCTTTACCTGTTATATACAGGTCAGCAGTAGCATCCGCTGATCCTACAGTTAGTGATTTTGTACCAGCAATACTAGAGTTACCTAAAGTAATCCCGTCTACTGTTAATATATTTGTTGTACTATTATATTCAAATCCAGCTTCGCTGCCTACAGTTCCAGATCCAGTAAAATATGCTACTTGTCCACTAGTTCCTGATCCACCAAGTTTAGCATTCCAGGTAGAGGCAGACCCTATTCTGGCATCTGCTAACGTACCTGCCCAAGTAATTGTATGATTACTTCCACTTGACACTATTGTAATATTAGTATCATCTACAAAAAATTGCGTACTTGAAGTAAGTCCGTTTATAGAGGTTATTCCTCCTCCGCCTCCTAATGTTCCTAAAGCTCCCCATGCCATCCATATACCACCACCTCTATGTTGAAAAGTTACAGCAGTATTATCAGTAAGCATTGTTGTGGCAACGCCCTCTATTGTTCCAGTTAATGATATATCCCCAGATCCAGCACCTTTTACTAAGGTAAACGAATGATCCAGCATAACTGACCCAGTAAGATCTATATTAATTGGATTTGTATTAACACAAACTATTGTTTTTCCAAAATCCCCATCATTAATAAGGCGATATGCATTAGGATCTAACTCATGAGGATTTTTAAGAACATTATACCAATATCCACCTACTCTAGCATATAGATCAGTAATTGTACTACTACTATTGTAGTATATATCACCATTTGCTGGAGTACTAGGGGTGCCTGAATAAGAACCTACATTTATACCAGCATTAGTAGAATTTGGAGTATAGGTATGTTTACCTATCCAAGTTTTAACTATATTAGTATCAATTGTCCATACTGTTCCACTACTAGATACAGTAATATCTCCTTTATCACCATCTGTTACCCCACCTCCTGATGAAGATATAGTAAAGTTAGGATAAATACCTGTAATAGTAACATTTGATCCTTCACTAAGGGTTACTACCTGATCAGGTGCAGTATTAGTAATAGTAATAGCAGGAGTAGTTATAGGATTAGCTACAAATACACTAATTCCTGTACCTCCAACAGCACTTACTGATGTTACAGTTCCACTACCTCCACCTGAAGTAATGGTGGAGAATTTCTCATCTATTTTCTGAAGTAATACCTGTAAACTATCATTAGTATTACCTTCTATATAAGGGAGAGTTTCTCCTTCATATATAACACACATACTGCTAAGAAGAATTTGACATCCTCCAGATAGGCATAATGCTGTCTTGTTTGAACAATTACAAGGCATAAGTTAATTAAATTAATGTACTAACGGGAATTGTTAGTTACGGTGCTGTAGTAGTGGTAGTAGTGGTGCTACTTGTACTTGTGGTAGTTGTAGTGGTTGCGATTGCACCAATTAAACCCCAGTTTGGAGAAGTGGTCCCCATTCCTATATATAGGAATTGAGAAGAATTATCAATATAAAGTTGACCTTTAAATTTAGGAACAACAGATGGTACACCTGTACCTTCCAAAGCTTTAAAAGTATTATTGATAGCGAGGAGTATTTCATCCAAGGAGGTAAGGGGTGGGATTTCTATGGTTGATAGAATCTCACCAGCGTATATAACACAGGCTGCATTAACATACGTTGCACATGTAGGACAAATATCTGCTACTCTCATAATTTTGCAAATTTAATGAATTTTTGGGTAATAAAAAGGGGTATTTTGAATCCTTATGCATAATATAGCATAAGGATAAAGATTATCTCATAGCTCTGGCTTCTGCTGAAACTCTGATGCCCATTTCCTTAGCTGCTTCAGGGTCTATAATAGGAAGAATTTCATTTTGAATCTGTGATCCAACAGGCATTAAATTAAGGAAATACTTCAAAGGATGAGTTTTATCGATCATTTGTTGATCATCTATAGCTCTAGCATAAGTCTCTTTACCTAAAGCTTCAAAGAATCTTTCAGCTTTTACAGCCAGTCCTAAAGCTGGAATAACACTTCCTCTAGTCATAGATTCAAAAGAAAGTGGGTTATAATAGAACCAAAGTTCATCCATTATCTTATTTGAGGCTTTTGCCCAGAACTTATATTGATTTATAGAATGCTTATCATCCTCATCTTCAGGAGGTTCTGCTAACTTAACAGCTACAACTAGACCTACTAAACCAGCTAAAATGTAGAGTTCTTTTACCTGATTCTGGATTTCATCCCTCATTAGGTCATAAAACTCCTGTTCTGAAATCTCTAATTCCTGACCTGTTTTCTGGTAGTAAGCTTCTTTTTTCTTGTCGTATATATCCTTTAATATAGATAGACCTTTATCTGTACCAAGTAAGATGTCTCTAATATTGGCGATATTCCTGAAACCAAGATGCTGTATTGTTTTTACAAATGCTCTGGTTCTACCATATTCCCACTGATCTAGCTCTAAATTCTTGTTTATATCCAGAGTTCTCAAGGAAACTTGCTTAGGAATCCAACCTTTAAACATCATAAAAGACTTCAAGATAGTATCTCTACGATAGTCAGCTTTGTTATTTTGGTTCATCTGACCACTTAAATTCCTAGTATATTCGATGATTTTAACCCTATATTTGGCTAATTCCTCATCTGATACTCCAGGTATATCAACACCTTCATCTGTCAATTTGGCTACTTTTACTAAAGACTTTTCATCTTTTAGCTTTTTAACCCTATTTTCATATGATTTTTCTAACTCTCTACGATCTTCATAAGCTAAATCTTTCTTAGCTTCTCTATCCTGTTCCCTTACATACTGTCTAATATTGACCATTTTACCATCCACTATCATTGTATTTTCAAGAAATGATAATGCACTGGCAAACTGTAGTAGTCTATCAGGAAATGAGTTAGTAACCATCATAACATCATGGAATGTCCATGTATTAATATAGTCTAGAAATCCTTGTTTTTTGGCTAACTTTCGTCTAGCTTCCTGAGAAGAATCCTCATTTAATGGAACTATTTTATCTAACAGTCCTTTTTCTAACGAAGAAAGGGTATTTGTGGTTATTTTGGCGTTATTTTTCTCAAATTCTTTGAAGGTTATTAATCTACCAGCATTAATAGCAGCTTGCATATTAAAACCTACATAGTTAGGAATAGCAACAAGGAGCTTTAAACCTACAGCTAACGATTGAACTAGTTTATTAGCATTAGTAAGTGCCTTTTTAGTAGACAATTTTGTTTCTTCTTTAGATTCTTCAGTAGAATCAGGTTTTGCAACATCTACAGCTTTTGACAATCCTATATTACCAATAGATGATAAGTTTTCACTTAATCCATAAACAGCATCATCTATGATAGTTTCTAGAATAGCAGAATTTTTCTCATTTTCTTCAATAGTTTTAGGTACTCCTCCTTCAAATATAGGTCTACCAGAAGAATCAGTTACTATTCTACCTTTGTTTTTCTCTACATTATGAAGAACTAACAGAGTATTTTCTATGTTTCTAGAGCTTTCATATTGGCTAAGTGCCTTTATCCAGAGAGCGCCTACTTTTGTAATATCTGTAGATAACTGACCAACAGCTTTATTACTTCTGGTGAATAACTTAGGAATTTCCTTCTTAAGTTCACCTGTTTCTTCATCTATTTTAGAATAAGCAGCTTCTTCCTCTGCTCTTACAGTATAAGAGTCTTTTAGTATTTGACCAGATTCAGTAAGTAGATTATTAGTTTTAAGAAGCTTTTCAATAATAGTAGCCTCCATTAATGGAAAGAATGAAAGTCCATTTCTTCCTGATAGATAGCCAAGTTGTCTTGCTTTTATGTTTAGGTCTGTAAAGAACTGCCATGTTTTTCTGGCTGTTTCTGACATTTCTTTGTATTCCTTAGACAAGTGATCTTCTTCTTTAAGAGAATCCCAGAATAAACGTTTAAAGTCATAGTCCTCATATCCATTAAAATCCTTAGATTCTATGTCAAGAGATTGATGAATTTTAGTAATTGCTTGCTTTCTCTTAAAGTCATCAAATCTTTTATCATCAGAGTAGTGTTTTTTATTCTCCTCTTCTTCTCGTCTAGTTATAACTTCTTTAGAAAGTTTATTATACTTCTCCATATCCATATTCTCTATGAAGAAATCCTTTTTCTTTTCTTTTCTATTCTTAAAGACATCCTTTTTAAACTCAGGGTCTATTTTAGAGATCAATTGAAGTCCTTTACTGGTTACATTTCCTATAAGACTAAATGCAGATTTACCCTTTGCTTTAGCTTCTTTTTCAAGTTCTACCAGTAAAGGAGATAATTTATCTGTTAATTTAGTAACTACTATATCTACCAGACTTTTAGCTTTCAAAATGAGATTAGAAGCTAATCTAACAATCTTGGAGGATAATTTTGAACCCTCAAGAAATGTTTTAGCAAAGCTACCTATCTCTATTTCTGGAGATAATACACTTTCGCCAAGTCCTTCTTTAGTTGCTTTATATACTGTATAGTTATTAAATATATCTTTAATTCTATCTAACATTCTCCTTGTAGAAGATGATATCTTCTCAAGAGAGGTAAGTAGATCTTTATCATCCTCTGATAAACCATCTTTTGGAAAGTGTTTCAAGAAAGCTTCATCTAATGACGCAAACTTACCAGCACTTTCTTGAATATCAAGAAGTTCACCAAGTCTAAGGTTTATTTCATCATTAGAAAGTTTAGTATAATCAACATCTTCAAAAGACTTAAATACCTTTGCTGCATTATTCAAGAATGTTTTAGCAACACCAGCAAGTGGTTGAAAGTCTCTTTTTAAATGAAGTGATCTAATTGATTTAGAAAGCTCATTAAGTCTTTCATTCTTCAAATGCTGTTCTTCAGGGGATGATATGGTGTTATATATCTTCTTATGATACTCTCTTAAAGACCTTGTTAATTTATCAATGTCCTGATCTCCAGAGGTTTCTGTATCCAAAGGTACAGGTAATAAGTATAAATTAGGTTCCTTTGTAGGATCTAAATTACCTATTTCTATAGAAGTTAAATGAAGTTTTTTCTTTCTTTCTATATAATTAGCCTGGAAAGGAATCATTCTAGCCTTTCTAAGCTGTTGAGGTTTAACCCCATAATTATACATCATTTGAGTATATTCCTTCATTTGCTCATTCCACTCTTTCTTCTTATACCAAGGAATATCTTCCTGATATTCAGTGTTTATACTGGCAAATTTCCAATCGTATATATCCATTTTAAAGCTATCACCATCTGGTTCAATAGCTACGAAATCCATAGTAGAGGCAAGTTTTCCCTTTACTTTCTCATTGATAACTTTCTTTTCTGTGATAAACCTAGTTCCAGGTTTGTAACTATTGATAAGTTCAGTAGCAAATCTTTTCAACTTTTGCTCTACTTTATTATCCAATTCACTGGTTACCTCAATATCTTTAGGAGTTTCAAGGGCAAAACCTTGCTTATCTATAAGATTAGTTTCTATATAGTTAGCTATATAATTATGTCCTTCAGATCCCCATTGCTTTTTGGCATCATCTTCTGCCTTCTGCTCAGGTGTCCTTTCTTCAAAATTCTGCTTAGAATTTTCTTTTAATTTCTCAGTAACTGATCTAGCTACTTCTGCTTCATCAAAAGTATAATGACGCTTTTTATCCCCCATTTGAGGAACAAGCTCCATTCTTTTGTCTATATCAAGAATCTTATCATAAATAGTATTGACTGATGTATTTCTTTCTATATTATAGAAAGTAGCATTTTCAATACCTTCAATTTCTTCATTGACTACTTCTCCTGATAGAATAGAGGTGGCTACTTGCTCAAATACATCAATGTTGGCTTTTCTATATTGACCTTTAATCCAGTCAAGAATATCTTGCCACATCTGATATACCAGGGATCTATTTTCTTCTTTTGCTAATTCTGGATATTGTTCTAGATTTTCAGACTTATTAATAATAACTTCAGCAATAAGCTTATCTACAGCTTCTTTTTTAATCTTTCTTATATCTGGCTTACCATTTTCAAGTTGATAGTTTCTAAAACCTTTATATAGATTCAAAGTATCTCTATATATCTTAAACCTATCTATCTTAGAGATCATTTCAGTCACTAACTTAGGGTCCTTATGCTCTATAAAATAAGTAGCTATATGGACCATTTCTTCAGTAAGAGTTTCATTCTCTTTACCTTCAGCTATAGCTATAACATTATGAGCTAAATCTGCAAGAGCGTTAATACCCGTGGCTTGTATTCCTATAACTTTAGCATAGTCTTGTAGACCTTTAAGATCAATACCCATTTTATCAAGTAAACTCTTGATCTTTTTGACAGTAACATCAGAAGCTACTGTTTGACCTATACCTTGCTCTTTGTTAAACAACACTTCCTGTTTCTCAACAGAAAGAGGTAATACGTTAATATTTAAAGAATGTTTACCATTACCTATAGAAGGAAGAGTAGCTATACCTGTCCCAAATTTAGCAACAATTTGGGACACAAATTCAGTAGCTTTAGGATAAGAGTTTTTAATAGTAACAAATCTGTTAGCTTCTCTTCTAAAAGCACCTGAGGACTTAGCATCCTCAAGAATAGTCATGTGGATACCTTCCAAACGAGCTTTCTCTGTTTCAGATAGTTGTGCAGATTGAATATAAGGAATTTGACAGGCCATTAATTGGTTGTTAAGAAATAATAAAAGTTAACTAAAAAGTGACAAGCTACAGAAGAAATGTAAGAATATCCATTTTTAAGATAAACATAACAGAATAATAATCCAGCCACTCCTTGTATAGGAACACTCCATGCTCCTTGGCTATGAATGTATCCGAAAAGAGTAGATGAAAATAGGACATATAATAATATTATTTTCTCATGTTCGAATTTTTTAAGTAAACTAAGGGGTTTTCTAAAAAAGACCTCCTCTACCAATGGAGCTAATATACACATAGATATAAAGGAGTGTATAGTAGACTCAACAAACATAAATTGTAATTTAATTGTTCCAAATTCTGGAATAAACGATTTATATATAAACAAGATGAAAGTAGCCCACATAATATAAGCTGCGGCTCCAAAAATAATGTTTTTAATTTTTCCCAGAGTGGTTGTTTCTGGAGTGTGGAGCAGTTCTAGCTCCAACTTACCTATTAAGTTTCTCATATTAAATACAATTAGGAAGTATATCTGTTCCGTCTTTCTTCACTTTACTTATTTTTTCAACCTTAGGAGGATATAGTACATTCTCTATAGTTACATCAGGTACTTCATCAACCTTAATGAACCCATTATCTATTACAGACTGTTGAGGAATATTGTAGAATTCATTAGCTCTATATGAATCACCCCAAGCATTTACAGCCTTAAATATGTTAGATATAGTAGTTTTACCAGCCTTATTAGTATAAGAAGTAGTTAATGGAAGATCATTATCTCCATAAACCTTCTGGAAAAGACCTTTCTGAATATAAGAATAGTCACCTTTACTTCTCATTTCTTTCTTCAATTCCTTATCTTTCTTATAGCTAGCAGAAAGTGTTTTCTCCCATGAGTATACAACAAACTCAGATCTACCTTCCTTGGTATAAGGAGATAACTGGATAGTTTCAGGTATTTTATTCTCTCTGACCGCTTTCTTTAGCTTATTATCCAAGAATTCTCTCTCAGGAGCATATACATACTTCTTCTCATATCCTGTATAGAAGTCAACAAATGGGGTTTTTAACTTCAGTAATTGTGCCTTTTTGTTAGGTACAATATCATCATTAGCCCAGTTATTTCTTTCAAATACATTAATATCCTTAAATTGTTGCAAATTAGGTAATTTATCTAATATAGACAAGGTTTCGTTGTATATATTTTTGAAATCTTCATAAGGAAGAAGATGAGTAAATGATATCTTAGAAGCAGCTAATCCTGACTGTAGTACAGCCACACCTATAATCTTGTTATAAAGGTGCTGTTCTTCAGGAAGAAGGCTCTTTTTAAGCTCATAAAACCCATAAATTATATGATTTTGGTCATATACCTTGTTATTCTTACCTACAATATAGAGGTTATTAGGGGTATTTTCCCTAACACTATCACTTGTTTGCTTTATAGAATTGACAATAAAGTTGTTATGTAAAGGATGGTCCTTATCCTTTTTAACCTTATTTACAAAGTCCATTATCTGCTTTGTAGCAGATTCCTGGGTATCTGAACCTAATAGGATATCCTTTATACGGGAGTTTATTTTACTATTAGTCTGTACAGCCCAATCAAATAGATCAGAAACTGCTTTTTGACTAATTTTAACAAAGTCCCTATCATTGTTATTTACATAAGGAAGTAATACTTGCTCCATTACACCTCTTACAGAATTAGGTTTATCTGAAATAAGGATAGTTGAGAACGCATTTCTTATGTCGTTTATTCTCTTATGTATAGTACCTACAAAGGAGTTGTTCAAGAGGTCATCTACAGAGCTAATCATTGTAGTTCTGGCCTTTTGAAGCTGTATTTCCTTCTTAAAGGTAATGAAAGGATCACTTATAGTAGCTGTGTCAAAGTTACTACCTTGCTGTACATGGAATAAATGCTCTGCCAACTTGGCATATTTGAAGAATTCATCAAGTATAAACAACTGTTCTGCTTTCTCTTTATCAGTCAAACTGTCAGTATCCTTAGACATAGTTGTCTTAAGTGCTGATTCAGAAGGAATCTGAGTTAACACTATATTTGATCCCTGATAGGATGACTTGGTAAGTTTTGCAATATTATCATTGAATAACCAGCTATATCCTGCATTTTCAAGCTCTCTTAAGTAGTCTCTTACAATAGGTTGGTTCATAAAGTAGGCTACTGTATTAATAGGCACACCTAATTTAATCAAGAACAACCATGTAGAGGCTGTATTAGGAGTAGCTCCTAACTGCATAATCCAAGGACCCTTTGAAATATCCACATATCCATCAATAAACTGACCTATAATATCAGATATAAGCTGTCCATCTTTGTTTTTGGACAAGGATAAGGTAGGTTTTCCATTAATTTCATTAAATTCTTTGAACTTAATTTTACCGTCTCCTAACCACTTTTTGTCATCATCTGGTTGAGTATCCAGTTTAGAATAATCAATGTGGATGAAAGCTCTTTGGTTCTGAGCATTATTAGTTTGAGAAGTAGCTGCTATACCAATAGCGTATTTACCTCTAACAAAGGCTTGTCTTAAAGAAGACATAAAGTTCCTATCCAATATATTTTTTACGTCAGTATAGTCAAATTTAACCTGTTTAGTAGCATTTACTACTTGTTCAGATAATCCTTTTAATTGATCTGCTGAGTTAGGAGTTATTAATCTCTCAAAGTTAAGAGGGTCTGAAGTCAACTTTTCTAATGACTTAATGTACTCATTCTCAAGTGATTGTCTATATTTCTCTTCAACTACTTTGTCTTTAAATTCTTTGTCATCCTTGGAATCAAGTAAGTCATCCATAACCTCCTGGACATAGCTATCTTCATAGGATTGCTTTCCAAATATAGCAGTAAATAGGTTATCAATAACCTCATCTTTATCTTCTATCTTTCTATTTTTAATCCATTTATTAGCTTTAGCTCTATCCTTTTCAGATAAGAAGTTTCCTTCATCGTACATTTGAGCCAGCTTATCTTTAGATTTCTGACCATATCCTGAGAATGGAACTTCTTTAGTCTTACCACTTAAGGTATTATATGTGTTTTTAAGGTAGATTGAAAGTTTATCAATATCAAAGTCAGATCCTACTTTCTTAACAAGAGCAGAAGGAATGATTACAGAATCGCCAAATTCTTCAGGTAAGAATTGCTTTATTCTGAATACATCAATAGAGTTCTGTTTTTGTGTAGGGATACGGAAACCTATACCTCCTAATACACCAGATTCATTGAGTTCTTTGATAAGCTCCTCATCTGTTTTTTCAGATTTGAACCATCTTCCAACCATTATTTCACAGACTCTTTTACCATCCTCATCTTCATAGAACTTAAGAATATCTGAAGTATAAGCTCCTTTTTCTTCTTTAGCTCTTACAGATTCCAATAAAGTAGATGGTACTTGTACTTTCATACCTCCAGAAATAGTAGGTCTGATAACTTGCTTATTAGCAATAGCGTATAGAATATTCCTTATTTGCTGGTATGCAGGAGTAGCTTCAAGTACTACATCTCCAGTCTTAAATCCTTCAAAAGCTGAAATAATGTTGTCATTAACCTCTCTTTTAAAGATTTCATCTTTAAGAGTATCACCAAGTCTATTTAAATCATTGATTTCATAACCATCTTGGATTTCAGAAATACCAAGTCTTCTTAAAAGAACTTTATATCCTTCATTAATTCTCTCATTTAAAAGAGATTCGTTATTCTTAATCTCCTTATATATAGGAGATGCTTTCTCTTTTTCAGATTCTGAAAGAACAATCCATTTAGCAAATCTGCTACTGAATGTTCCTTTTTCAAAGTCAATAGGTACACCAGCATCCATGAAATCCATAGTTGCAAGTTTAGTAACCTGTGAACCTTGTGTTACTTGAGGTTTATCTTTAGATGGAACTTCAGTCTGTATGTTGATTATACTGAAAGGAATACCATTTACTTCTTTGAAGTCTTCTGTGATATATGTACCATCTGGATTATAGATAGGACTAGCCTCCCCCCCACCTACTTTTCTACCAGAGCTAAATACGGTATAATCCACTTGCTCCTTAATCATCTTTTCATAATGCTTGATTGCATTTGAATCAGGATTGATCTTATACAATACTTTATAAGAGTATGGAACAAGGGCAAACTTATCAAGAAGTATATCATTATATACACTACCATCATCTTTAGAACCTCTAACAATAGGTTTCAATGGAGTATAAGCACTCTTTACTTGAGGATCACCTTTCTCTAAAAGGTCTTTTTCTTCTTTAGATAGCTCGATATTCTTTTTATCTTTCTCAAAAGCTATATCATATCTATATTGCTCTTCTTCTCTTTCATTCCAGTTAGCTGCTCTAATTCTGAGGTTTCTGTTGGCTTGCATAGTGATAATACCACCACCATCAGTTTCCTCCCAAGTACCATAGTTTTTAAGTCCAATTGTACTTCTAACATCATCAGTCATAACTGAGGTTAATGAGTTAACCAAGAAGTCAGTATAACCCATGTCATCTTTAGAGTAATCTTTATTATATACCTTATGTATAGCTTCATTTACTTCTAAAGAAGCAAGTAATGGCTGACCAGGAGAGTTGAAGTTCTTAATACGCTTTAATTCATCCTTATAGAAGTATGGATCAGAATAGATTAATTTATGGAGTTCAATATTAGCTATTATGAAATTAGCTTCAATTTGCTCCAAATTAGAGTCTAATGACTCTTCAGTAATACCATCTGCTGCAAAACCCAAGTTCTTAGCTTCTACTCCTTCTTCTCCATAAGTTATAATACCATATTTTTCAAGATTAGATCTTGTTTCTTTAGCTTTACTCTTAATAAGATTCTTAATACCTTCATTGATAGCCTTCACATTCTCTCCATAGAGTGTTTCAGGAGATGAAGTTGTATTGCTCACTATTTTACTGTGAGTTTTTTCGTCAAGAATACCCTTGAAGAAACGTAGATCATTAGATTTTCTACCTTTCACATTAGCTATCTTTCTTCCTTCTCTGGAAACTAGAATTTCTGAAATAAAATATTCTCTGAATACGTCAAATAAGTCTTCATATCCATACTGTAAAGAAACAAGAGGATTACTCTTAGAGTGAAGATTAATCATCCATTCTATAGAAGCATCTCCAGGTACAAGATTCATGTACCAACCTTGTTCATTAAGGTTGATTTCTTGAATGAATCTTTCTTTCTGAGTGAATTGAGTGGATTCTTTACGTTTACCACTAGTTTCATCTACTATACCTTCAACAATACCTGTTTTAAGGATATCTTGAGTATTAGCTTTTCTATCACCAGAATCTGTAAAAATAGACTTAAGAACTACACTACCTTTAGTAAAGTTATCTTTTAAGATAAATTTAAATCTGGTATCCTGTAATTCTTCAAGGTTGTTTACTTTAGAGATAACATCATAGAAGTCACTAACTGTGTTAGTACCTATATAAGTTTGAGTCTTTTCTCCACTTATATTAAAATAAGTGCTTTCAAACTCTGGGTTAGAGAGAATAGCTTTTATAGAACCTAATTGTCTTAACCTTTTCTCAATATCAAGAGTCTTAGCATTGATATCTTTGATTCCTGATATAGAAGATAAGCTGGTTTTGATACCATCTGTAGCTTCTGTAAAGGTTCTATATTGATTAGGTGTGAGTTTATTCAACTCTTCTTTTGTAAAAGTAACTCCTATAGCCTCCAAGAAAGCAATATATGACTCCTTTTTAGAAGGATTTAAGGTGAGTTTCTTGATCTTATCTGTAGCTGAGAACTCTTTTTTCTTAGTATCATATTGTACATATGGAGATCCACTTCTTAAGCTAGATACTACATCATTAAACATTTCATATTTAGCCTGTCTAATGACACTGGATAAATGAGCATCTCCTACTTCTACATCACCTGATGGAAGTATGAACACTATCTTGGTATCAGCATTTTGAGCTTTCATAGCCTTCCAGAAAGAACTCAAAAGTTGAATATCATAGTCATTAGTTAATCTGGTGAAATCTACCTCATTAGGTGATTTCATTAATCTATTGTAAAGTGCCTGATAATCAGGGTTATTTCTAGCAAAATCCCTTAATCTAGTCATCATTTCATTAATGTCTACACTATCATAGAGTTTATTCTTAAGAGTAATAAACACCTTATCTAAAGGCAATAGGGTAGCACCTCCAATAGAAGATCTCTTTAGAGCAGGTTTGTCGTTAACTATTTGAGTAGAAGGTAAAGTAGCTAACAAAAGCTTAATCGCAGGATTAGCTTTACGGAAAGTATCTATCTTTCTAGCATCTTGATAGTCTTCTTTACCTGAATTATTTTCATCATTTACTGTAACATCATCATTTTCATCAAACTGAATAGAGTAATTACGAAGATATTCAGAATGCTTTTTAACAAGTTCATCCCACTCATCATTTATTGCTTCATATAATACATTAAGTTTAGCAATTTGAGTATTACCTTCTTCTTCAGTGATTCTACCTTCTTCAAATAATGTTTGATATTGTTGTGATTTCCATGAAATTAAACCAGGATTAGTCTCAGTAAGTGACAAGAAATCACTCTTTAACTTAGAATATAATTCCTTTTTGTTAATCTTGGATATACCAAATAAGCTCTTATTATTCTTAATTATTTCACTGAGAGTGGTATAAGTCATCTGTTGGATGATCTCATGTACTTGGTCATAAGGAAGCTTAATCATTCTAAATTCAGAATAATTATCTGCCTGTACAGAGTCTATATCTATAAATCCTTGTTTAGCAAAGCTTAATTGAGATTCATAAGGAATAAAAGTCTTATAATAACCGTTTCCTATTCTACTGAATAAATTAGCAGTATTTATCTGAGCCTTTTCTCCAGTGAAGAAAGACTTAAAGAAGTTGTATATATCTGCAAACAGTCTGACAATGAAAGGTTTACCTTCAGTTGGTTTAGCTGGAATCTTCTTATCCAGGATATAATCTCTGAACTCTTCAGCTAATTGCTCCTTAATATCAAACTCTGTAGCTTCAGAATACTTAGCTACTTTACCTGTAAACTTGTTTGTAAATGAACCTTTTCTAGCTTTAAACTCATCCAATACCGCTTTTTGCTCTATAGGATCAGTAAATGTCTTCCAGATAGACTCAAAAACCTCATGGTAAACTGTTCCTACTTCAGAAGTATTTGACAGATATATAGCCCCATTATGAAGCATACCCCATGCTTGTCTACCATTAGTAGCTCTAATTGCATTCTTTACTCTATATACAGGAACATTAGGGAAGTTATCAGACAACCATTTAGAAACCTTATTCCAGTTTTCACCTTCAAAAGATTTAGTTTGTTTATAAAGCTCTTCTCTATATACAGTATCATCAGGAGCAGCTTTCTTCTTACCAAGGTTGAATATACCACCTTTTAATACTTTACTAGGTTTCTCTTCTTCCCCTTCATTATCAAATGTTAAAGAGGTTTCATCATCATCAAAAGTAAGACCTTCTGGTGCTTGACTAGTTAATTGAGGACCAACTGCATTCCTAATAGCCTTTTTAATATTTTCTTTAGCTTGATCTACTCCTATTTTAGCAGTTAAATCAGCTAATACTTCAACTAAATCACCACCTTTAACTACCTTAATGTCTTCAAGGTTAGTACCAACAAACATGATTTTTTTACCAGCAGGAGATACATAAGTATTGATAGTCTTACTATCTAATACAAAAGTACCTTGTGGTTTAGGTTGAACAACAGGTTTAGGTTGTGCTGTAGGTTGAACTTCAGCATCAATATTATTGTTTAGAACAAAGTAAATAGCTTTTCTATTAGTTTGATCTGTTCCTTTTATTGCTTTAAAATTGGTAGTTAAAGGTATTTCTTCAGCTTTTCTACCTTCCTTAGAAAGGAGATAAGTCTGATAATTGCTCCATCTCTTAGTAACAGGTTTACCTTCTTTATCTATACCAGTTATTTCAGAGTATTCAGATAAAGGTTTATCAGAGTTTACTCTGGAAGCCTCTGTATTATGGTATAAATCCTGAAGTGCTGCTACAATTTCATCTTTATTCTTACTGATTTCAGAAGGAGTAAAGACAAAATCAACAGTTCCTATATATAATCTAGTTATACCTAAATCATCATCTGCAAACCATACGCTGCTAAAACCTTGTTTATTCTTAGGAATACCCCAATAAACTACACTTCTTAACCAATCAAAGAGAGGTTTAGAGTTAATAGCACCTTGTTTAGGGTTCTCATTGATATTCTTAGCTACTTGATGAATAACGCTAAATATAGTGTTTGCTTTCTCTTTACCTATTTTATTGTTATTAAGCTTAACTAAGCCTCCAGGTACAGAGAGAAATACACGACCTAATGGCGTGTTAAAGGTAACAGATCCATTATTAATGGTAGTATTATTTGTAGCTACTCTTAATAAATGAGTAGTTTCAAGTTCTTTGGGAGAAACTAATTCAGCATCTTCTACACTATTTACAGCATCATAGTCATTAACCAGATTACCTTTAGAATCACTCTTTTGTTCAAAAACAGGGATACCAAATGAAGCTGTAATAGGCTTCAGTATAGGTAATTGATTAGATGCTAGTGTAGCTTTTCTTTGAGCAGCATATCTATCTCTAAGTTCTTTCTCTGTTTCTTTAGGAGTAGTATCTCTGAACATAGTCTGCATATCAGGTTTACCTGGAGTTGTAGAGAAGTTCATCTCTAGTTTTTCAGTAGGTCTTACTTGATATATAGCAGTATTAATAAGATCATTAGTGATAGGTTCACCATTCTCATCTACAAAGGAGAACTTACCATTGTTCAAATCTTTAACCATTATTACAGCAACTACTGTATTAGGGTCTATTTCTGTACCTGATATAAGATACTGAATGAGTCCTGGAATACCAGCTTTATCTTGTGTTTTATTCGTTACTTCAAGAGCTTTTATAGAGTCTCTTTTTGCATCTGGAAACTTGTTAAAATTAATACCAAATACATTAGCTCTTTTTTGATGAGGTTTTCCATCATCAATAGCTACTGTTCCATTAATTACAGCATTATTATCTTTCTTCTTTTCAGGTTGAAATTGAACTTCTGTATTAATTTCTACATCTTTAGTTAATGTATTGGCTAATTGCTCTTTAACAGCTTTAGATTCATTAAGATTTTCTATTTCTAAACGAGCAGTCTTTTCTTCTGGAGTTTCCAAAAGATCATAAAATCTTAATTCTTTAGGACTTAAAGAAAATATCTCACCTGTAGGTGATTCTACTTTAGCAGAACCATCTTCATTAATCTTTACAATTCTAACTTTAGAAAGACCTGAATAATAAGTATTTAAATTATCTCTTTCAGCTTCTGCTTCCTCTTCTGAACCATAATTATCAACAACTACATTACCAAGTTTTACTTGATATTCATCATCAGATAACTTATGAACAGATGCTTTTTGGAATTCAGTTCCAGTTGTATAATTTCTACCTTCTTTAAAGTCATTTTTAATACCTTCAATTTCTGCAAGTTGTTCTTCAGAAGCTTCTTTTAACTTAGTTTCACTATCCTGATAGTTCTTAGGAGACTTTTTAATGGCGTTAAATTCAGCCATAAATTTATCTCTTCTAATAGAAAGTTCTTTAAGATCTCTTAATTCTTGTTTAAGTTCATCTTTATCAATAGCATCCATCTTATTAATGTATGCTTCTGCTTCTTTGTATCTTACCTCTCCTCCCTCTATTACAGAGCTAATTACATCAGTAACATTTACTCCTCTTAGACCTAGGTTTCCTTTTAATGCAAGTATACGTTTGTCATAGTCTGCTATTTTAGTAGCAGCGTATACCATCTTATCTATTACTTCAGGAGAATAGTTAGGATTACCTGAATATCTTAGATTAAGAGACTCATGTAAGGTATTTACATCTTTTGCAAAGTTTTCAAACTCTAACAGTCTTCCCTGAAATACTTCAGTTGTATCATTAATTGCTCCAATGCCTTGTTGTTTTAGATTAGCAAGTCCTACATCAGACATGGATTCTTGCTTTAAATCAGCAAGATCTTGCATAATCATATCAAATCTACCATATCTCACTCTATTGGAGACATAGTTATAAGTCATATCTGTCTTAGCATCAGTAGCTTCAAGTCTATCTCCTTGTTTTACAGCAGCTTCATACTCCTGTTGAAGGACAACTCCTCTATTGACTGATTTTAATCTGTCTTGAAAAGCTTGTTTGAAGGTAGGTGAACCATTCAATAGAGTCAGAAACTCTTGTGTATTTCTAGCTGTTGCTCTGGATTCCTGAAATTTACTTCTAGCTTGCATTAAACCACCTGTAATACCTCCAAGAATAAGGCTTTCTATACCTTCTTTTGAATTAAGAGCACCTACATTATTTCCTCTACTGTCTGTTCCTACAAAACCATAGACAAAACCATCTACCCAAGCATCTGCATCTTGTGATAAATAAGCCTTATTATAGTAGTTTTGAGTACCTACTTGGAGAGCATATTGCCCTAATTCTTGAGCAGCTTCCTTTGGATCAAATACATACTTCAAAAGAGAAGCTTTACTTGCTATTCTTGGTGAAGTTTTAGCAAGATACTTACCTTCTTTAAGAAGAATATCATCAGTTCCTCTGATGAAATTATTAGCTGCTTGTCTAGTATTTCTATAAGATGAGCCTAACAGATATGGTAATTGCACATATTCAGTTGCTGATAACAGAGCCATATTACCAAAAAATGCAGTTTTACCCACACTTTCAGAGAATTGTTCTATTTTCTTAAGATCATCACCTGTAGGTTCAAATCCATTATCCTTTACAAACTGAGCTATAAGGTTATTTTTATATTCCTTTGCTGTCTGTAAAGCTTCAAATGTTGCTTCACCAGCAGAAGAATATACAGCTATAGCTGTTCTCCTACCCATATCTCCTATCTTAAATAGGTTGTTTGTCTGGTTAGCTATTTTAGCTAATTCTCCAGATTTAGTAGTAAGATCAGCAATAGAAGTTAATTGAGATTCAAGAGCTTGTGCTGCCTCTATGTTCTTTCCAGCAGAGAAAGCTCTTGCTGTATTTTTAAGTAAAGGAGTGAATAGTTTAAAAGCCTGTGAAGATTCTGCTGCTATAGCAGTAGCTGATGTAGCTTCTCCTAATAGAGCACCTGCTCCTCTTAGGAAACTATTAGCAATATTACCACTTACCATTGCTCCTACAGCAAAGCCTGAGTTTTTAATCAGTTTATCAAATAGGAAGTTAGTAGTTAACCAGTTATCAGTAGAATACCAATTTGATTCTGCTTCTTTATTTGAGTAGTAGTTTGGTAGATATTCATTGTCTACTTTCTCATTCCATTCATCTAAAGTACGCATTACATCATTATCCCAGATATCAGCAAATCTACCTGTATGAGTAGATTTAAGGGTTCCATATAACATACCAAATCCACCAGCAATTGTAGTAGCTGCTAGATTTGCTCCTTTCAATACTCCATTAGCTGCTTTATCCCATTCAGATTGACCATAAGCTACAAAGTCTTCTTGATCTGCAATTGTAGGATTATATGTACGATATCTCCTATTAGCATCTAATGTTGAGTTAGATACGAATACACCTTTCTCTCCAAATCCTGATGAATGACTTGCTTGTTGAAGTTTTGCAAATATATCCCCATTCTCTGAAAGATTAGGAGTAGATGCAGGAACTAATGGTTGTCTACCTGCTTTTTTAGGAGCAGCTACATCAAGTTGAAAAGGACTTGGACCATCAGTTTTTATAATAGGATTTAAGTCTTTATCGAAATCAGGCATTGTGGTTATTTAATAGTTTTTATTAGTTCTTTATCTCTTTCTGACACTTGATTGTTATTCATAAATAACTTTTTAACTTGTTCATCAGTAAGAGAACCTATAATACCAAGTACATTTTCTCTATCCATTGGAACATCTTCAAGTATAATAGATGACCATCCAGAAGGAAGTTTTAAATGTACTTCTAAAAATTGTTTATTTGAATCATTAAAGTCTTGATGAACATCTGCTGATACATTTAGACTCTTTATTCCAGGCATATTATATCTCTTAAAATATGCATTTTCAGGCTTACTGTTTGGATTTGTTGATCCATTAAATAAAGCTTGCGTTTCTATTAGATTCTTATAAGCAGGAGAAGGTGCTCCTATATCAGGAGGTAATTGACTTACTTCTTTAGGAGTTAATGGAATTACTACTTGATCATCAGCATTAGTCATAACTAAGAATGTTTCATTTCCTTGTTGTAACTTGCTATAAATCACATCTTTACTATCTTTATTAGTAAGCCATTGTTTACCCTTTTCTACTTCATCAGAATCAAGACCTCCTTTATTACTAATACCAAGTCCACCTAGTCTATTAAGTACAGCAGATGCCATACTATTCATTTTATCAATGAATTCAGCTTCTCCTTGTAATGTAGATATTCTTGGTATAAATTTACCAGTTTTATCCATTATTCCTTGATTAACTGCTTTACTATATTCATTTCTTAATGTAGTAGATGTCTGTAGAACTCTTTCTGAATATGGTGCTAATTGAGCTTTGTCTGCTTGTTCAAGTAATTGTTCTCTTTCTGTTAATATAGACTTTACAGAGGAAGCTGTCATACCTGGAGACTTAAAGGCTCTTACAAGTTTCTCCTGATAGGCAATCACTTCTTCTGGTGGAAATACTACAGTACCTTGTGGGGTATTTACTCTAACCGGAGGTAGAGAAGAAATTACTTTATTCATTTCCTGAAATTCAGGTCTTGAGGATACTTCAGCACGTACATTATCCAATGCTAATTGTTCTCTGTTAGCCTGATCTTGTAAATCAATAATCTGGTTAATAGCCCCCCTATACTGAGGGGGTATATCTTTATTTGAATTTTCAGGATGACCGCTTCTATAGTTAAGTATAGCCTCATTCAACTGATCTTCAGTTACATTAGGTAATTTAGTTAATATATTCCTTTTTAATTGGATGGCTCCATTTCTAGAATCATCTATAGAGTTTAACATTGATTGTTCAGGAGCTTTAACTTTCGTAGATTCACCTAAATAAGTCTCAAAGTTACCAGCTTCTCCATATGTTTTACGTATCTCAAATTTAAATTTATCTTTATCAAGATCAAGATTAGCTTGATCCATTAATTGTTTCCATTTAAATTCTTCTTGATCTTGTCTAAATTTATCAAGATTAAGACCATGTTCTTTTTCCCAATGTTCTGCTTGTAGAACATAACTAGGTCCTAATTTATACTTATTATGCTCCCATGAATGGGCTGCTGCAAATTGAGTAATAGCACCATTTCTATACAACTGTGCTTTTGCCATTTCAGGATTCTGAGCAATCATTTGTTGTTCTTCCTGTAGATCACTATACAATCTGCCGTTAAGTTCTTTATAATCGTTAATGGCATTAGAAAGCCATTTCTTCTTATTAGGATCAGCAGAGGAAAGAGTTAGTTCTCCTTCCATTTCCTTAATTTTATCTTGATTTTCTTGTATTTGACTAGTATATTTTCTACTAGATCTAAAAGCAAGAGCTTCTGGAGATATATCTCTAAAGGTATATCTACCATCAATAGATAACTGATTCAACTCATCTGGAGTTAAACTAGCCCTTAAAGCATTCTCAATCTTAGGTGCAGATACTTTCTCAGAACTTATACTTTGAATGGCAGCCAGAGTCTTTTGATAATTTGGACTACCATCAGCATTCATTTCGTATGCTATATCTCTCTCCTGAAGATCAGAGTGTAGTGATTTTATAACCTCCATCCATTTCTTTGATACATCTATATAAGGAGTATATACATCATTAAATGACTGTTTAAGATCAGGAGAATTCAACCATCTAGCTGCTTTAGTATTAAAATCCCATTCATTTTGTACAGAAGATTTGCCTTCTTTTTTGGCTGTTTCAAGGTTACTTACCTCTTTTCTATACTTATTTGTGGATAAAACAGCATTTTGAATGTTACTATCTTTCCCAACTTGGGAAATCATCCCACCTACGGAATTAGTTAGTTGAAAGTTAGAGAAGTCAGCAGCAGCAAATCTCTTAACATTTGATCCTACCTCATTTAACTTGGATTGCAAGTATTGTTTATCGATATCCCTGATAACATCCAAACCTGCAATATTATCAATTTGAGATTGAATTCTCTGGACACCTTGATCATATTGCATTTGCTTCTCTCTTCCAACGATTGACATCTCTTCAATCAGTGGAGCCTGAGAAACATAGGGTTTAAAGTTAGTTAATACTTCTGTATTTTCAATAAATGAAGCCATGTGACAAAGTTAATTTAATAAATTATATATACCAAACTGTATAACTAAAAAAAGTAAAGTATTATAATCAATATGATTTTAAACTTTTTATAAGTGATCCATTTGAGGATTTTTTAGTAGTCCTATTCTTATTTTCTGTAGTGATTATTCTACCTTTACTATCTCTTTTCTCAACAGTTTCAGCCATTTGAGTAACATTACCATTTTCATCTACTATAGGTAAGTCTGAACCTACCTGAGGAATAATGAATTGTTGAAGAGGGTTAAGGTTCCAAGCAGCACCATTAGGACCAAATCTGTAGTTATATCTCTGTTGATCTATATCTAAAATCCTGTTTTCCAGCTTGTTTTGAGCTATTTTGTTACCAATTGATTCAAGAGCAGCCTTAGCCACAGCTTTAGTATTAGCTTTAGCTTGTGTCTGTCTAGTATATTGTTGATCTAAAATAGCCAGGTTTTTAAGAGTAGCATCATTAAGAATCTCTCTATTTTTGTTATAAGTAGCCATTTTATTAGACTGATTAAGTCTAAATTGTTCACCTAATACACTAGAGTTAGCAGCATATTTCTGAGCAGCAAGGGTAGCCTGTATAGCAGGATTACCAGAAGTTGCTCTCTGTAAAGCATTAAACTCAGCTTGATTAGCATTTAATTGATCTTGTAATGAGATATCTGTAGCTTGTTCCAAAAGAGGTGTATATTTCTGTGCCTGTACACCTTCTAATTGATTTGTAGCAAGAGCATACCTTTCACCAGCCAATTGCTCTTGTCCTAAAGGAAGATTATTAGTTGGTCTTACATATGGAAGTATAGCATTGTATGCTGTAGTAGCCACATCAAACCAGTTCTTTCTTTCAGGAGCAGATTCATATGCTGGTGAAGCAATTGCTTCTGTACTATCACTAATAGGTGTAATTACACTATCTATTTCAGGACTTCTTTCAACATAATATTGAGAAGCATCTCCTGCCATTCTAGGTATTACTCTTTTACCATTTTGAGCAATTTCTGATTTTTTAGCTTTTGTTATTTTACCTTTAGCTAACTCACTAGAGTTTAAACCATATTCTGAAGCTGTATCAAGTATTGCATTTTGTATACTTGAAGCAGTTTGTTTCTTACTTGCAATGTTTTTAAGATTCATATCTGCACCAGTTATCATAGCTGTGTCACTTGATATTTTAAGTTTATCAAAACTAGTTGTAGGTTCTGTTTGAGAGGAGGAAATAAGATGTTTATCTATAATTTTGTTATTTTTGTTCTCCAACTTATTCAAATCCTTTATATAAGACTTGAATTTCTTACCTTTAGCCTTAGGATCATTAAGTTCAGTTAATCCATATGATGGTATTTTCATATCTCCAAATATGACCAAATTATCTTGTGATCCTCCTTCTTGAAGTTTTACAGCAGGTTCTCCTTGTTCTACTTCAACCATGTTCTTACCAAAGGTAATACCTATACCTGTTCTACCTTTATTATCACTTTCAGAGTGAGAATTACCTATAAATTCTACAGATTCACCCATACCTGGAAGATATGGATTAAAAGATACAGATTTAGCTTTACCTCCCCAATGAGTTTTTAATTCACCTCCTATTGCATAAGTAGGTAAATTTCCACCATTCTTAAGGTAATTTGTTCCAGTACCATATGTAGACACTGTAGTATTTGGATCAGTTAATTGATCTTCTGGTCTATTATATTGTCTTACATCTGTATTAGTTAAATGAGAAGCTTTATCTACAAGTCTTTTTAATTTCTTTTCTGCTGTCTTCTTAGCTTGTCTAGCTTTATATGCCTTAAATCCTCCATAAATAGGATTAAGTCCTCCTAAGATTCTATCACTTTTTGATAGATCTTTATTTGTCCATGCTGCTGCTGGATCAAATATTGTTGTTCCAAGAGTCCCTACTACAGCATTATTAGATTGATTAGTAAAATTTGTTGCAAGTTTAGATACTCCTCCAATTATCTTACCCCAAGGTCCAAATTGACTAACTACGTTTTGTGCAGTAGATGCTCCTACTGATTGCTGTTGATCTCCCATAGCTATTCCTGCACCTATATTTCCTATACCTTGACCTATACCTTGCAATCCACCAACTTTATTAAAAAGATTAGGTATATTACCTTGATTTTGAGGTAAGTATTGTTGAGTTTGATTTCCACCATACATATCAAATATTCCTTGTGATTGGTAAGGATTATTTAAATCAACTTGTGTTGATCCATCTATTGCAGGATTGGATGATCCAAGTTGTGATTTCTTGATTTTACCCCCTTTTTTATAAGTCTTTTTAGGTACAAGTCCAAGAAAATTCTGAGAAGCATTTACTACAGAATCTGCCTTTTGGATAGCAAAAGGATCAACAGTAACATACTGATTTGCATGAGTATTATGTTCAGTTCCTTTACCAGTAATACTTGTAATACTATTATCCAACCCTTTTAGACTATTTCTGAACCTTAGTGCTTCAGTTAAGTTTAAATAAGCATTAGTTTTCTGACTTTGTATATTACTCTTAGGATTAATATTGAGATATTCTGGCCCTCTAGCCATAGGAACTCCTCCTCCTTGTTGTTTTTTAGATTTAATTTTAGCGCCAGATTTAGCCATAGGAAATTCTGTTACAGATGAACCTTTAAATGTATAGTCTTGATTGGGTAGCATTATCTTCTTTTGACCAAGATCACTTATTCCTAATACAGGATAATTTACTCCTTTCATTGTAATATTGTTGGAGTTGATTTTGGTTACTTTACCAGGATGTGCTAACTGTCCCATATTGTCAGTTATAATTCCACCTTTTTGATAAGCAGGTGATTTCTTTTTATTCTTCATAGTATTACTATTTATACGATAATTGAGCAGGAGCTATTACAAATGTACTCACAATATGAGTATTAGATGAGTTATCTAATGTCAATCTGACTTTTACATCTTTAGCCCTAATGGTTTCTTTTCTAAAGGATCTACTAGAGTAGTCCATATTATCCTGATTTACTTCTTTATCAATTGATAAAGACTCACAGGAGTTTACAAACAAAGGTATAGTTTTGTCTTTTACGACATTCCAAAAGGTATTAAATTGATAAAAATTATCACTTTTTGTAAAAGTAACAGTTTTACTATCAGAATTATATTTGGGATAACTTGAATATTCTTTAAGATTATTCTGTGGTTTATTTACAAGTTCTAGTATACCAGAAGACTGTTGATCATTATATACTACAGCTTTATTAAAGTACTCTGTATCTGTTTGTATCTTTCTATTAGAATCAAATACCCCACTTATACTAGGTAGATATTTATATACCTTAGCATATTCCTGTACATTCTGAAGTATTTCATCCTGATAATTATAAGCAAAAGGATACTCTATTGTATATGGATAAATTGTACCATAGTATGTGTTATATATGGTAGTATCAATTAAATGTTTCCATAAAGATCCTGTATTTGCTATAGTTGTATCAATGACTGCTAGTTCAAGAGGATTTATTTGACTTAATACTACTTTAAATTGCTTTCCATAACAGTATTTATCCAAAGCAGTTAATGTAATAAAATATACATTATCATCAACAGTATATGATACTCCTGATATAAGATTAGATTTGTTTATTTCAGGGGATAATATATTTCCCAGACTATCGGTTATGGATAATCTGGAAATATTATTCCCTATTTTCTTAAGTTTTATGATAATTACTTTACTCATATTAACAGTTTCCAAGTAATGTTAAGAATCCTGCCCCTGTTCCTGATAATGATCCAGGTTGTATACATATAGATTGTCCAGAGGATACAGTTTCAGCAGTATGAGTATTACCTCCACAATCAATATAATTAATATCATTTGCATCAGAACCTGTATTATTGTAATATTCATCACAAATTACTATAGTAGTAGTTATTGTTGTGGTACTGCTTGTGCTTGTACTAGTACTCGTTGTGCTAGTACTTGTGCTGGTAGTTGTACTTGTACTTGTAGTACTAGTAGTAGAAGTAGAAGTGCTAGTAGTACTAGTGCTAGTAGTTGTAGTAGTTGTTGGAATAGGTAATAGAGTTGCAGCAACTGCCTCTAAATAACAACTATTATTAGTTCCTGAATAGAAGAAGTTGTTCTCACCTATATAAAAATTAGGTATATAGGAGTGAAAACTAACCCATGTTTTACTATCAAGATTTAAGGATGTAGTCCATGATTTGTTACAGAAATAATCTTCATCATATACACTTACTATTGTTTTAGTAACTAAATTCTCTATTACATTTTCTATATAAAACTCTTTTGTAGATGAGTCATATTTAACGTCATTAGATAAAGGAATATAATCCAATTTAGATATAATTACTCTATTAAATTTACTATCATATACTCCATGTAATCCTATACCTTTGTAGTGGTTATCTATATCTACTTGTGGGAAGTATCTTAATATTTCAAAGGATAAATGATCTGTATAGAATCTATTTAGTCCTGATCCATATCCAGATAGCTCACTTATAGAGCTATTATTTATTAAAAATATCTGGCCTCTTTTAGCATCTACAGTTACCTGTCCTTGAGGTATTTTAAGTAGAAATTTATGTTGACTTCCTACATGACCTAAATCTGTTTCAGAGAAATCTAGAGGAGGAGTATTCTTTGAGAATATACTTTGACCTAGATATACCTGACCTCCTGTATTAGTTTGTGTAGTGTAAAGAGCATTATAAAGTAATGATTTATTCTCAAATCTAGCAAGTACTTGCTTATTCTGAACACCATCTAGTGATACTAATTTACCATAATTCTGAGGAAAATCAAAGAAAGAAGCAGGTCTATATATCAACCAGCTATTAATTTTATTATCAGAATAACTTAACTGAGGCTCGGAAAATATTGCTCTAAATGGATAGTTAGTATAACAAAGTTGATCCTCCCAATCTATAGGAAGATGTGAAAAGAAGTTCTCTTTATTTTGTTTAGAATAAGTTGTATTGTAATAATAAGTATTATCATTTGCAATAGATACATTACTTTCTTGTACCCAATCATCTGGTATACCAGAACTTACATGAGGATAAAAATCACCTTCTCTATTATTAAAAGCCTGTCTTAGGTCTAGATTTATAGAAGACTCACAATAGAAATAAGGTATTCCATATGCAAACATATAGATCTTACCATCATAGAATGTTCTATCTGGATTAACTATTGGATTAGGAGTTGCATCAGATTCAGGCTTAGGTAATTGATTATTTGGACAATCAAAATTATGTGCCTTTATTGATATAATATTAGTCAATTTAGGCTGACCTGTATATTTATAATCAAATAGAATATTACGGGCTGAGTGCCAGTATTCTGGATATGCAATATTACCTATCTCATCATAAAATATATCACTATCATTAGGAGCACCTACTCTATTATCAATAAAAAATGGTAATTTTGTCTTAAATCCAAACTTACCTATAAATGTATCTCCACCAAAGAATGAGGTTTTTGGATTAGTTTCATTAAATAGAACCTGATAGCCTGTGTCTATAGTCTCATATGAGTATATTTGACCCCATTGATTAGGGAAATAGTTCTTTAAAGCTGCATAGTATGCAACACTAGTTATATCAAACTGTTTCTCTGGTTGTGAACAATCCACTTGAGAATTGATATATCTAGATTTATCTTCAATTACATTAATTCCTGATTGTATTAAGGAAGTTGTATCTTTAGGAAAAGGTAAAGCTGCTTTATCTTCATCTGTTTTTATATATACAGAAGATTCTCTTTGAAAGTTATTAAAGTTTATAGCTTCTCCTATAGATTGTACTCCTGAAGATAGATATTGAGAGTTATCAATTTCTCTTTGTTTATTCCCATTATTATCAATAGCTGCATAATAGTTATAATCTACTATTGAGTTATATGAATAACCATAATTTTTACGATCTATACCATTCATATATATCTCTATATATGCCTGATATGCAGTAAACATCGCTGTTGTATTAAAATCTGCTGTTACATTAGCAAGATCTCCAGATGATTCTAATGCATCTTCTTGTGCTTCTTTAGATAGGAGTCTATATAAAGCATTTTTCTTAATCTCTGTAAAATGAGCTTTTCCTGTTCCAAATAAAGTATTTTCTAATTTAAGAATTGTTCCCAAGAATGGTTGTCCAAAAGATGTTTCTGGCGAATTAAATACTTGTCTATATTTAGATTCATCTGTCTCAAATGCTTTTAGTCTACTAGGATAACAGCTTTCATTCTTATTTGTTGATATTTTTGAAACTGTATAATTGACATCAAACGCTACTCTAGCTGGCACACTTGATGTTTGCACTTGTATTGTAGCAGGACTAGCTGAATAAACCGTTATATACTTAACACTACCTTGAGGATTTACATAACTAAATCTAGTAAAACTAGCTGATGTTAATTTATAAACATCATATCCTATTAATGTTACTGTTACTGTGCCTCCACCTGTAACTGTCGGTAATGTAATAGAACATACTTCAATTGTACTTCCACTCAATATAGGTTCACCTTTAAGAGTATTAGTAAAACAGTCAGTATAGTCATATGAACCATCTGCTGTTACAGTTATAGTATAAGAATTACATTGAGCATTAAATGCATTATTTTGTGCAAGTAAGAAAGGATCTTCTCTTAAGTCATTATAAGGATAGTTTGGAAAATAATAATCAGTCTCTTCTCTAGTATATTTTCCAACATTTCTAAGGATTCCTTTTCCTATAATTGATTTATTTACATCTCTATTACCTCTTGTTATCTTAAATCCGATAATAGCATCTTTTTGAGCTTGCGTAAGATCAGACTGCTGTATTAACGCTTTTATTCTATTAGGGTCTATTTTTACACCTAAAGAGTAAATAGCTTTCTTACCCATTTCAAGACCTGTATATTTACCATCAGCATCTTTATCTGGAGTACTTGTTTCAAATATAGGACTTATTCCTACATCTGGGAACTTATGATGTCTAATAGGCTGACCAGCTAATTCTCCCCATATAGATTCTTGACATGGATATACATCTGTAGATTCCCAGTATGAAAAAGTACCATATTGATAAGGTCCTTTATAGGAGGGATCTGACAGATACTCAGAACTAGTACCTTCTACTGTTGCAGTATTATATATTTTCCAATACGGGGAAGTTCCAGTCGATGGATCAGGTTGTCCAATAAAGTCATTGCTTGTAGGAGATATCTCTCCATAAGATACATCCAATGGAGTTATAGCTCTACCAGGAATATGAAAACTATCTGTTTGTTTTCCACCTGTAATTAACCATGTTATTTCAAAAGGATAAATTTCATCTCTAAGATAACCTCTGAGATTTGTAGCATTTAATTCATCACTATAATCTTCAGTAGCAGGTATTCTATAACTTTGCCATTGTAGTTCTATTTTATTGGCTATTTTCTGATAGTTAATTCTATCAATTGATGATAGTTGATCCCATACAATAATATCTTGTACAGTAGTTACATCTTTAGCTACTTCATAAGATGGATGTTTCTCAAATATATCATTTAAAGTTAACCTTATTTGAGTTTGATTCTGACCATTATATGTAATTTCTCTTGTGCTATTTTCTATAAAGTAAGTTCCTATAAGCTCAGAAGAGGATATATTATTAATTGTCTTTATAACAGCAATATTAAAATACTGAAAGTATCCAGTGGTATCAATATTAGATACTAGTAAATTTACACTTTTACCTACATTATAGTTAAAATCAGGAGTAGTTATCCTAGGATTAGCTATTGGAGTAGGGTTTGTTACTGAATAATAAGAAGTGTACCCATTTCCATTAGCGTCTGAATATTGAATTGCAAACTGTACTGTACCAGCAGTTAAACTACCTCCATTAGTTACGGAGGTTACTTCTAACTGGGGAATAGTAAAATCTGGTTGAACGTTTAATTTATTACAATCAATTTCAGAAGTTACAACAGGATCACATTGACTAGGTGAATCTATTGTCTTATATGGAAGATTGTTTAAATCAAGAACTCTTCTTGGGTTTAATGCATCTGTAAAGTAAACCTCTACTGAGCAGTTGGTTATCTTATGTACAGCTTTTAATATAGGATAATTAATATTAAAACCTAAACAACTGGTATTTATATAAGTATGGTATATACAGTCATTGTTCTCCATATACCCAATCTCACTGCCACCTGTATCAGGATTTACCAAAAAGAATATATGCTTACTTATCTCTGGAATAAAGTGATTACCAAGAGATAAATAACCATCTGGAAACTGTAAACATTCTACATTTCCAGGTTCATTCTGATAGTTTGAGCTATTAGAATCATAATTCTCAAGTGTAGCATTTAAAGCATAGGTTAATTGTCCTCTCTGTACTTGATAGAGAGAATTATCCATATTTAATCCTACATTAGCAGAATTAGATTCTATCTTTATATTTGATTGTTCTTCAGCCATTATTAATTTCTACGTTTTCTTCCAAATCGGTAGTTCCTATTAGGAAGTTCATACATATTAAACTTATTCAGTTGATGTTTTATAGCATTCTGTTTTTGATAAATAGTTTGCTTCTTTATTTCAGTTTCTGCTAGTATATAAGCTTCATCAGATTCTCTTTGCGCCCTATCTCTTTTACTCTCAAGTTGATTAAAAGTCTCATCATTTACTTGATTACAGAGAGTTTCAAATACTTTAAATTTAAGGAATTTCTCTATATACTCCATTATTCTATAGTTCTTAGGAACCATTTGATTACCTTTATTATCATAGTCATCTGAATAGAATACAAGATATACAGTTCCTTCTTTGAAGTTAGTAACAAATTTGTTACTCCTGATATCGAATGAATCCACTACTGATGATCCAAAGTTAGCACAATCCAAAGAGCAATGTTGCTTCACAGATACATTTCCTGGCTTCAGGAGATACATTTTTTTATAACTAAGTGTAAATTGATTATTAGTCTTGTATACAGCTTGAATCATTTCAGGCATACAATTACCATCACAATTAGGATCTGAGCATTCTATATTAGTACAAGGTTCACCTCCAGATATAATAGGGCTTACTTGAATGGTGGTTTCTGAGGCTGCCTGAGAATAGAATGAATTTGCATTTTGTACTGGAAATCCATCAATTGATGTACATAACCATGCTTCTCTAACAGCTACAAAGTTATCTGGCAACCTTGCTTCAAAATCTTCTATATATAGAACTTCTTCTGTAATATTGTAAGAACTCTTACCTAGTTTGTTTAAACACTTATTTGTATAAGTTGGAAACATACTGGTATCAACTGCTCCAGTATCAAAGTAACTCTTAAGTTCTTCTTGTACTATAGCATAAATCCCTTCAGGACTAGTAAATTCGTATTTGTAGTAGTAGCTCATTTTTTTAAAATTTCCAGGTACGGTAGATATGTTGATACTTTTCATCTACTTTAAGATAGTGAGCAAGTATTCTTGATGTTACTCTGGTTGGTTTGAAATACCATAATTTAGTGTAAGGAAGTCTTGATTTATCTTTAAACCACATCCAACTAAATCTGTATCCTTCAGTATGATAATTAAAGTTATATATCTTTTTACCTTTTTCTCTGGTTTTTTTCCAGTCTACAGGTAAGTTTATTCTTGATACTCCTTGTGGATCAACTTTAATTCTTTTTGTTTTCTTTTTATTTATTGATATAGGGCCAAATCCAGCAGGTAATTTCTCTTTTTCTCCTGTTTCCAGAATATAAGTCTTGAATCCTTCATTAAATCCATATAAAATATTCTTCCACTCATCTATTGTTAATTTTATATGTGGATACTTCTTACGGAATTTATGATATTCAGATGTACTAGCTGATCTCCAATCAATAGCTGTTCTCATTATTGGTTTTTAGGTTCTTCATCTATAACATGCTGTTCCTTTGGAATCTGAAAATAGGTTTTTATTAACCTTTCAGATACCATATCAAGTACTTGTTTCTCCAGATAGCCAGGAAGACCATATGTTTTGTCTAATGGGTTTTTACATAGTTCAGTAGGATCTGGTTTTTGACCACATCCACATTCTGGATACATAATCTCGTTAGGTACATCTTCTTCAAAGAAAGCAGCTATTCTAAGTGCTGTTAGAAAAGGATTACTCACATATAGATATTCATTAACTATCCAATAGTAGGTATCTTTCTTAACAATAGGTAACTTTAATAGGTTTGTATATCTATTGATAGTTACTTCCTTTAACTTAGAAGTCTTACCACCCATTGCATTAATAGACCATACTCCTTGTATAATATATTGATAATTACCTTCAGCTATTCTAGGTAGTTTAAACTTAGTTCTGGCTACAGTACATTCATCCACATAATCACAGCACTCTGATATAGGAACTTCAATAAGCTCCAAACAAGAGATGGTGGTAAAAAGTGTATCAGTTTGCCAAAGTCTTCTTAAATTTGTTTCTCTTTTAACTAAAAGATTAGTTACTGATTTTATCTCAGCAGCAATAGCTCTATCAGTTAGAATATTCTCTGATGATAGTAACTTATGGCTACTTCTGACTGTTGATACTATTTTTCTTAATGTTGACATATTTCTACTTGGTGAGCTTTACTTAAATAACCTATTGCGCTATTTAATAGATGAATATCATCTTTAAAATTTGCTATTCCTAAGTTACATTTTCGGCATAAAATTCCTCTAATTCTACCATTTTCATGATTATGATCTATAAATAAATCCTTTTTATAAAGCTTATAATGCTCTTCTTGAGATAAGGAGCAAATATTGCATTTGTACTCAGATTTATCTAGTAGATTATCAAATTGATCTTGTGTAATATTATAAGGTTTTAATCTATTCTTTTTTCGAATCTCTGGATTTTTATGAAAATTTTCTCTGCTTTTCTGATTTCTTTCTTTTTTATTTTTTAAATGATATTCTTTAGAAAATTTTTTAATATCATCTGCATGTAAATCATAGTACTCTTTAACTTTAATAGATGTGCACTTCTTACATATAGATTTTAAATTATCAGAAGCATGAGAATTTTTATAAAACTCTGAACTTTCTTTCAATATATTACATCTATTACAAATTTTACTCATATACGATGTTCAAATTCTGCAATTTTTCCTTGAGTAGGATGGTATACAAAAAGAAGAGCAGCACGTAATTGATTGACAAAGCCGTTATCTTTATGCCATCTATCAGTTCCAGATAATGAGGGTACTTGTTGAATTCTTACTCCTGAACCTGTTACTTCTTTAGCTAAGTAATGATGCTTATCTCCTGTGTGAATTTCTCTATACTTAGCATTACCAAAGTCTTTTGCTGTCTCAGGAGAAGTTGCAAAGATAATAGGTAGACTTTCTAACTTACAAGAGTTACCATGATGGTAGCCTATAAATGTCTCCCCTACTACTGTGTGTTTAATTACTGAATGTTGTCTTTGGAACTTTACATTCTTATATTCTTTAAAAAATACTTCAAGAGCATGTGCTACAAAGAAGCTTTTAGTTCTGTCGTGGTTTCCTTGTACTAAAATAACCTCCACTTCATCTGCTTGTGTTATTAGATAATTAATCGAATTAGCTAGGATATCAAATCCTTTTTCATATTCTTCATCATACCAAGCAGTAACATCTTGAGGAGTTAAATGAGTTGTGCTATTCTGAATATTATCAGTGTGAAACATATCATTCCCTATAGGGAATACAAGTTTTCTAATATTATATACTTTTCTTACTTTCTCTACAAGGTCATTTACCGCCTTGTAGTATTCAAACTCTTTTGATCCTAGAGTATCATTTTGAAAGGTTCTTTTAGCTAAGTGAAAGTCTGCTATATTTAATTCTATATCTACTGTTTCTTTATCTTTACTATTTGTTACATAGTATCCTTTAGAAATTATTGTAGTAGGTTCCCATGTTTCTAAGAACTTAGCAAAGTCCTCTGGGTTGTAATCTGCTGGTTTTCTAAGAGTAGCAAATACCGAAGAGGTAAATTTACCATTAGCTTTTAGTTTAGACCAATAATTTGATATTTTATACTTAGAAAGATCAATCTTATGTAATTTAGCCAACTCCTCTACTGTCTGAGGATCAAACGTTACTTCTACGCTACTTTCTAAGGTTCCTTTTTCTTCGTTTGTTTTACGTTGATATTCTACTACTTCATCTATAACCTGTTCTGTCTTACGGATCTCTTTTAAGAGTTCCTCCAAATGTTCTTTGGTAATTCCTAATTTTTCCGAATAATATTCTTTACTTTTCTTTCGGGGAAGAAGTTGCTTTAACTTTTCTTCAAGGTTCTCCATTTTGTGTTATTTAGTTGAAACTGAGACAAAGGTACTTATATATTTACGAAATACCAAATAATTTTATAATTAAATACGTTACTTAGATAATTGGATGGGTTATAAAGCAAAACAGCATCCTTTTTAGGGGATGCTGAACCTCTGCTAAACCAACAAAAGCATTGGATTTTTAACAATTTAAGGCTGTACAAAGGGCTACTCTAAGGTCATCATCCTCAGATATAGCAGCTATTATTTTGGCTATTAGCTCTGCTCCTGATAGATCATTGTCTATTTTTTGGAGGGCAACAGTTAATGTATCTCCATTATTTACTCCTGTATTAGGAAGGTTTGTACCAGTATATATGATATCACCAGTAGGCTCTGTACCAGGAGGACATGGTTTCGCATATGTAGTATATACTACTACACCATTAGAACTTACACATTTGGTAGATTTAAAGGACATTATTAAGGAATATAGGTTATAAAGTGTACAGCTAAAACAGGTTGTTTGTTATCATGTGCTCCACCACTACCAGCATCTTCTGTTTCTGTGATACCAGTATCAGCTTCATATACTTTACCTACTGTAGGTGTAGATAACACAGAAGCTTGTAAAGAGTATTCACTATCTGCTCCTGCTGCTCCTTCTCTAGCAACATAATCACCTGCACCAATAGGTGAGGTAGATACATCTTCATCTGTTGCTAATATGTGAGTGTGACCAGGATCTGTAATAGGGTGATTATGAACAGGTATCTGTGTACTGGAAAGCGTTACCTTATTAGCTCCTTGAACATCTCCTAGAGCATAGTTAGGGTTAAAAGTAGGATCAGATGCAGGGTTAACTGCTGCTGCTAATGTACCTCCAGGTACTCCTGATATAGCACCAACAGGTACTCTTCCTCTTAGGTCAGGGGTTCCGTTATTACCATTACATAGGTATATCTTTTCCCATTCTGTACCAATAATACCAGCACCTGTAGCATCAAAAAATGATAACGATCCCCAATATCCCTCTATAGAATATGGGACCATTCTAGTGTAGTATCTGGTAGCAGTAGTTGTAGAAGCTATATATGCAGCAATGTATGCATTAATATTTGCTATTTTTACATAGTTTGTATCAAGATTGGTTGCTAAGTTAGTAAGATCTGTACTTATTGTACAAAGTTTAGTAATAACTGCTTGTAATATATCGTGAGTACCTGAACCAGAAGTAACTCCTGTTAAACACCCTACAGAATAAGGGGCTTCAATTACATCTATTCTTGCTTTCTCTGTATCTATTTGTTCTTGTAAATCACAAGCTGCTTTTATCAAAGCTTTGAATAAAGCCAGAGCAGTTACTTCAGAACAATCATCTAAGTATTGAGAAACTAGTTCACAATAATCATCTTCACTTATTGAAATCTTTATACCTGTTCCATCTATTGTAGATGCTAAAAAGGTAATAAGAGCCTGTTCTACATAGGATAGAGAATCTCCATTTTGAATACCAAAAGCTGGAATACTCAATCCTGTATATTTAACACATTTATCGGAAATCGTTTCTATACATCCATTATAACAATTGCTACAAGCCATGTTAGTTATTTAAAAATTAAGATTTTGACTTTACTAGCTATATTTTCAACAGTGTATGTACATGCGTAATCTTCATTACAGTACTTATACGTCAGGATTCTTTTATAGTTTAGAAGATCTAAAGCTACATCCTGGGATATACCACTATCAAACCCAAAAACAATACTATTATATTGCTTATTAGCCATTTGGGTTAATTTATTATCTATCTGCCCAATTAAATTGGGAATAGAATTACATTCTGTACAATTATTTAGCCGGGGGTTGAGCATTTTGTGCTTGTTTTATAGAATCCAGATACACAGAGTGACAAGATGGACATAGCCCATTTGTCAACTGGCAAGAGCATCCTTGATTTGCCCCACATTTGGAACACTTAGCCATAATTAAAAGTTAGTTATATAATTAGTACCTGAACATCCACATCCATTTTTAGTAAGATATGAAAGTTGTTTAGCTGCTTGAAGATAGAGTTTGTTAGCTACATCTATTGCACAATTATTAGCAGCAGCAATAGATCCTTGTATCAGGAAGTATACTGTGTTTAAGTCTACTTTCTGTTGCTTTTTAATAGCAGTATCACATTCCATCATATCAAGCTTCATAAAAGCTTCATCAAACTTCTCTTGCAACTGTTCTACTCTCATTATGTTTTTAGTAACATAGTTAGTATAAGCAGGAGCTACAGAATAAGTTATTGTATATAGACCATCAGGAATAGGTTGTAAGTCTTCATCTACTTCAGTTATACTGAGAGTTGAGGAATTAAATACATTGAAATCATTTGGTACGAAAGGAACAACTGTAGAACCTAGTCCTGGAATCTCTATCTCCAAAGATGGAGAACTTATTGTAAATCCATCAGGGTATGTAGATGCATCAGCTATAGCTAAAGTTAATGTGTTATAGGTAGGAACTACTAATATATCTAGTCTTAAATCAGCCATTTTGTAGATTTTTAATAAAAAAGGGGAGGAAAAAAATTCCATCCCCCTTTTCAAGTTATTGACTATCGACTACCTATTAAGGTACGAATACCGTAGTAGTAGTAGAAGTAGTAGTAGACGTAAGCGTTGTAGAAGTAGTAGTTGTAGTTGTGATACAAGTGTTACCAGCAGTTACAGCACCAAGAGCAGCTTCAAGTACAGTTTGTATACCAGCACTTACTGCTTGAGGAGCAGCGATGATAACCATAGAATCACCAGGGACATAATCTCCCCATTTTTCTTCTGATTTGCTATATTCGTTAAATTTGATATAGAATGTATCGTAAATTGTACCATCAGTTACCCATGATTCAAAGTTACCATTCCATCCAACTTCACGATACAAATGTTTCAAGTAACCAGCCTGATAAGAATAGTAATTCTTTTCAAGTTGTTTAATCTCAGCAGAAGTACCAGTTGCAGCAGTGGAACGTTGAACACCAGTTACGGTAGCAACTACATCACAATTATCAGCTACAATAAAGTCAGCAGTGGTTGCAGGACCTTCAGTAACAAATACACGGAACCACATTCTATCATATTCATGAGGGAAAGCAGCAATATCGCAAGGTTGACCATATACTGTCAATGGTTTACCATGAATTCTCAACTTAGCATTTGCATCACTACCAATTCTTTCGAAGGTAAAGAATGTGCTAAAGCTGATATTATCAGAGTTAATTGCAGGAGTAGTTTGAGTCAACTTAGCAATCAAAGAATCAATAAGTGTAGGTACATCTACATCAGTACAAGGATCTGCACCGCAATCACAACAAGGAGCTTTTACTGTTACGGAACGAGTAAAACCATTGTGATAAAGAGTATCAATGTAATTAGAGTGAGCACGAAGAGTAAGAGTTACTACATCTCCACATTGTACACTGAAACCAGATACATCGTAAATTTCGTTTGCTGCTGTACCGCAACCAGTTACCTTATACCATTCTGATACATTAACAGCGGTAGAGGAAATTTTGTCAGAGCGTTTGCTGCCCTGCATGAAAGTGTTTGTTCTACCTTGTGCCAGATAGAAGTAAGGTAATGAAGCAATGTTTCCCGCAGTTGCTACACTATAATCACTTCTAAATACACCAAATTTACCTGCTACTAAATCCTGTGTTGATCCAGAGCTAGGTAGAGTGTTTCCTACTGGAACTACAAACAGAGTAGTTAATGAAAAATCAGCCATTTTTATTTTTGTTTAAAATTATTTGTTAGTGTTAATTCTTAATTGTGCAGATTGAACTGCACCTATGTTTTCTGTATACATTGCGATGTTTTGAACTGTTATATCTAAGAGTTCATCCTCCAGATATTCTTCAAGTTCGCAATTTTGATCACTTGAAGCAGTACCATCGAATTTAGTATATCCTGCCTTATCTATGTACTTAGGATATCTAAGATACATCAAATACAGTTTAGTTGGACTAAAAGTTCCGTCAGTAAATATTGAAACATCATCAGATGTTAATATATTGAAGGTTTCCTGATACTCAAATGAGGGTTTAAAGTGTTCGTTGTTTAATATAAACTGTAGATCACTATGTCTACTTAAGTCTCTATTAACCCAGATTATTCTATCCTTACAAGTTCCTTTATCAGCAGTTATATAACTGTCAATATAGAACATGTATCTAGGATCAAGATTAACCAATGAAGCTTTATATTGATTGATCTTTTCATCAATCTTTGTAAGTTCTAAAGGATGCTTAACGTAATCCTCTATCAAGTTTTGAAGAGCTTCATATCTCTTCTTTATAGAATCAAATCCAGAAACTACATTTATACCATCAACTTTTTGTTTTATCAACTTAAGTTGACCTTCATTTAAAGCTAAGATTTTATCTTCTAAAGGTATTTGTTGATGTAAATTAGATGATAGTTTATTTAGTTTTTGATCTATTTTGTATAATAAACTATCTACTAAGATCATACGAGTTTTTTAGTTTTCAATTTTTGTTCTAGAGCAATAAGATCATCCTGATTATTGTCATCACTTAGGAAGGTAAGAAGTTCTTCTTTACTTTTTGCTACTTCAAGTTCTCCCTCATAAATAGCACCTGTTGATTTTTCTCTATACACGGAGTATTGAATAGCTTGTTCGATTAAGTCTTTCTTACTACGAACTTCTTTTTTCATATCCGCAACAGTAGTGAACAGAGCTATAGTACTTTGACCTTTAAATTTACCTTCTTTAAACTCCGATTGTTTTAAAAGATTATCAATAAGGTTATAAGCCAATTCTTCTTTAGTATCATCAGAGATAGGTAATCCCATTAATCTGGCTACTTGACGTTTTTCTGTAGAACTCATTGCCTCCAGTTTACCGATAGCTTTGTTGATCTCTCTATTCTTCCTGAAAGTAATCTCAGTTTCAATATTGTCATCTACAACATAGAATTGTGTATCAGCCGGGTAATCTCCTCTTTTCCATGCCTGAAATGAAGAGGCGATTGTTGGATGTACTCTTAACCAAGAAAATGTAAGTTCTTGCATAGGTGAATCGAGATCATAATAATTGTCTCCATCCATAAGCTTTACATGCTGTACATGGTTAGGATCATCTGGATTCTTAGAAAGTGTATAATTCCAGAATGAAGATCTTGGACTTAGATCCAAGCCTGTTGCTGCTTCTAGTTTTTCTTTTAAAGCAGTTACTCGTTGTTTCTCAATCTCCCTTTCAGTTGGATCTTGAATCCTTCGAATATACATAGCATCAGGGTCCAATCCAGTTCTATACTTATTATCCATTTCCTTATATGGGGATTTGAATACTCCAGTTCCTGGTACACGTGTTAAACCTTTAGCAGCAAGTCCACTTTGTAGTGTTTGTTGTCCAGAGGTATTAAATTCTCGTTTAATAGCAGAGATCTTACCTATCTTATTACTCATATTTAGTTATTTGTTGTTAGTTTTGTTGTTGCGAAAGAAGGATTTGAACCTTCGACCTTTAGGTTATGAGCCTAACGAGCTACCAGACTGCTCTATCTCGCTATTTAAGGTTTTTATGTTCAGGAACCTTGGTCCTTATCTTACATTGTATTCTAGTAGTAAGCGAGACTAGTTTTTCTTTAAAGAATCCCCTCCACACTCAGCAATGTGGAGGGATAGGATTCTCAGTATGAAGGCTAGAAGTGTGCTTGAATCAGTGGCACTAGCCTTTTTGTTATTAGAATTGAGGAATTTCTTCGATCAACACAGTACGAGAAAGATCTTCGATGAATACATCACAACGATCTTCCATCCACAATTGGTATCCAGGGAATTTGTTAGCAGAACTCATACCTTGAGATCTTGCAAAACCTAAGTGGTGAGCACGACCATCAACATAACCCCAAGTCATAGAAGGACGATCCTTCATACGTACTTCACGGATGTTATTTACAAGTGAACCATTGCTTGAAGGAGACACATCGAATACAAAGAATACAGGTGTAGACTTCTTATTCTGACCAAACTCAAGGTTAGTTTGAGGAAGATCAAGTTCTTTCAAGTGGATAAGTTCAATTCTACCAGTCTCACGTGTTACCATTGCATCAAATGCAAATCCATAAGTCAAATGATTTTGAGCAGAACCTACTCCTATATTACCTGATTCAGCACCATCAATTTTAGTGAAGAATGTCAAACCAGAGTTAAGAGCATCAGCTTTAACAGCTTGTTGGAATACATCGAAGCCAGCTTCGTTAGTATACATCTTTACTCTACGATCCTTAATATCAACCCTACGGTAGTACAGATCTCCAAATACAGAACGTAAAAGGTTGGCTGTAAATTCACCACGGTTATATTGTACCAAGTTACCGTTATTACGCATTCTGTGGTATACACCAGCAGATACACGTTTTAATTCTTGCTTAGATCCACCAGACTTAACTGTTCCAGGTTTGGACCAGATCATACGCTTAACTTTAAGTTCAAGCATAGCCTTACGCATCAAGAACTCAATAAATGGTTCCCACTTAATATCATTACGAGTAAGTGGTTCTTCATTTCTGCGTTGCTGTGCATACACCAAAATATCCAAAGGACGTCCTGCTGAATCTCTCATCAATTTAGCGTCAGCCCAACTGGTGATAGTATGTTCAAAACCGTAACCTGAACCAAGCGATTCATACATGGTGATCTTATCACCCAAGCGAGGAAGACCCAAGAGATCTTGGTCAAATTCACCAATTGTACCATCGATAAGCTCAAGTTCATTTCCAGTTTTAAGGAAAGTAGAAGTGAGGTATTCAACAGTAGGGTTGTCGCTCAAAAGAACGAAAGTATAAGAGAAACCATTGTTCCAAGGCACAGGGTCTTTAACAACCACCAACCGAGGACCATATTGGCGAGAACCAATAGATACAATTGAGTTTTTAGAAAACTCAGCAGTATTCAATACCAATGAGAATTCCTGACCATCGATACCCGGTTTAGCCAAAGCTGCTGTTGCAGTAGGAATATCGATAATTTTAGGAAACTGGTAAGGAACATTGATATCCCATTGCCAAGCATCTGAGTTATTGTCAATATAGTAAGGAGTTGACTTATTGATCATGTCAAGGAAGTCATTACTATATAATGAACTCTGAGTATACAAGCTTATGATTTTTTTATCATATTTAGCTGGTTCATCAGAGTGGAAGCTTTCCAAGTGGTTAGCATCAGTAAGTTTACCAATTGCTCGTTTATCCATCGAGGATACTTTTGCGTAGGTAAAGCCAGTTAGTCCTGGTATTGTTTGAAGTCCCATCTTATTTTAGATTTATTTTAAATTTTAAAGTATTTTTGTCCAAGAAGGTGATTTAGGAGTAGGTTTATCTGTTTTAACAGATGTCTTAGAAGATTGTCTTGCTACCTCCTGGAAGAGAGCATCTGTTTTCTTTGTTACTCCTGCTTTTTGAATTGTAGACAGTGTTGGGTCTTTTTCAAGAAGTTTTAATAGAAGAGCAATTTTAACCTTAGTTGCATGATTCTCAGGACGTTTAAGATCTATAATAGTCTTATCAAATTCTGTTAGAATCTCACCAGATGGTGTCTTATATCTTTCAGTTATAAGGAAGTCTTGTACTTCACCTGCTAACTTTGGATTAATTGGAATTCCATCAAATTCACTGGTTTTTAGTTTACTCTCAAGTGTATTTTTGACATTAACAATATACTGTTGCTTCAATTGAGCCTTTTGTAATTGTTGCTGTTCAGCATTCTTTTCTAATTCTTGTAGCTTTTGAGCCTCTCTTTTCATGAGAACTTTATGAGCATGTTGAGCTTCATCTGAAAGATCACCATAGTCCTTTAGTTTGGCTAATTTAGCTACAATACTATTATCATCATAACCCTGTTCTTTAAGTGCCTGTTTTACAACAGCTTCCTGATTTGATTCTTTAGTAAGGTCCAAATCTGAGAGATTCTCAATATTAGAGTATGTAGTAAAGTATTCTTTAGGATCTGCTCCTTTTACATATATGGCTTCAAATGCTTGCTGATAATCTTCACCAAATTGACTAATAAAATTACTTACGATCTCATTAGCTCCTTTTTTCTTTTCATAATTGAACCTATCAAGGAATTCTTCTGGACTGGTAATTTCTACTTCCTCTTCACCTTCATCTTTAGAAAATACTCCTAATTTAAATAGATCTTTGGAAAAGACTTGGAAATGGTTAATTTCACCTTCTTTATCTTCTGTTTCTTTATTTTCATCTTTAGGATCTTCATCTTCAGCAGCTTCCTCATCTTTACCTAAAAGAGTATTAATAGGATCTTCATCTTTCTTAACTTCTTCGTCTTTCTTATCTTCAGCCTTTTTCTCCTCTTTTTTAGGAGGAATTACAGGTTTTTCTTTCTCTAATATCTTTACGTCATCAGGAGAGGTAGAGGTTTCCGATTCATATAATCCTTTTAATATTTGAGCATTACCTATATCGGTACTCTCAATACTAAAATCAAAGGTTGGACTATCTAGTTCTTGGGCCATAATGTAGTTTTTATTTGGTTTTGTAATGTAAAAGTATAATCTTTTTATTTAAGATCAAATAGTTGTTCCCTATAAACGATGATTTTAGTTGATAATATAGCATTACTATAATTCAGTTTAACCAATTTAGTTTACTTTTATGTCGGTTTTATTGTATCACTTATTAATCTGTAGCTCCTGATAGGAGCAATATCTGTTAGTGTTACTTGTTTTATCTCTACTCCCCACTTCTTTGCTTCCACTCTGGCTTTCTTAGTAATAGTGTTATCTATCTCATTTCCTAAACAGTTATCTAATGTACTATTAATAATTACTTCTTTTATAATAGCCTGAGTCATATCTGCTATAGCATCTGTGGCATCAAAGACTTCTAACATAAATACCTTAATATCTGCTATTTTGTACTTGATTACGCCTTTTACTACTATATTTGTTTTGTCCTGAGTATATAAGGACTGGGCTGGTAAACTAAGAGTGGTTACAGTAATATGTTGTTCCATTACTTGGTCTATTAGGGGATATTTAAAATACCGTCCTGGTTTAAGGACTCTTTTGAATTTCCCCCACCTAAGTAATACACCTTCCTGATAATCTGCTATGATACCTATGGGCAGAAGATACTCTGCCCAAGATACCAATAGTTCAATTAGTTTATCAAACATAGTTATTTTTTCTTTTTCTTAGCTGCCGCCTTCTTCTCCTTAGCTTTAGTCCTTGCTTGAATAAGGGCTATTTCCTTATCATTCTTCATATTCTCCCTTTCAACTTTGAGTTTTTCCATCTCAATCTTCATCTTATCAGATGATTGTTGATTCTTAGAGTTTATATCAGCAGCCTTAGTTTCATGCTCTTTATATATCTTCTCTCTTTCAAGGGACAACTTACCAGACTCAAGAACATCAAAGATTTCGTTGTTATTAGCATCTTCAGCTTCAACCTTACCAAATCCAGTAGCTGAGATGATCGCAATTTCTTTCTTGTTAAGTCTATCCAGTTCTTTGTTATAATTTTCATTAATAACATCCTCATCATGGATTTGTTTAGCTTGAGCAAGTTGAGCTTCTGCAATTTCTCTATTTTGCTCAATTTCCTGCTGAGTTTGCTGCATTGAGGTATTCTGCATTTGTTCTTGTCTCTCTTTAAGGGATCTGAAGACTTTCTTCATCTGCCTGATAGAGTTAGTTGAGAACAATTCAATTACATCATATAATGAACCTCCATTCTGCATAAGTGGTTGACCAAGTAATCTGATTTCCTCAAACAATTTCTTATCTTCAGGTCTATTAGTAGGGAAGGTTTTTAAATCCCTTAATCTGATATCTGCACCATTCACTTTAATGAAAGCTGATTCTCCCTGAGAGGAGATGTAGGATAATGTGGATTCTGGTTTTTGACTTTCTATATATTGAGCAGCATCCAGTAGAGCTTGGTATAATTGACCAAGTACATACTCATGTGCTACAAACATAGGTTCAGTTTGATTATAAGATTGAGTCAATGCAGCATTAGTACCAGTAGCACTTTCTGATGCAGAAACAGAACCTAATCTCTGTTTAGACATACCTACTAACTCCCAACATTCGTTTTTAAGGGCTATAGCAAGACTATATCTTGATTGAATCTCATTAGTTCTTGTAAGATCTACATTCTTAGCTACACTCTGATTAGAAACTGGAGCTTTAGTATTCTCTGGGGAGTCATCATCGAATATGATACCTCTCTCCCTTGCTTCCATTTCCCATGCATCAATATCATCTTGGGCATCACCATCTTTAACTCTAGGAATACGTCTTAAGTTAACAGCAGCTACATTACCTATTTCCTTTTCCAAGAGCTTGTATAACTGGTTCATACAGATATTGTATAAAACCTGAAAAGGTTTCATCATATCTATAAGAGATTTAGCTTCTGTATTCTTTATTTCGTGGTTTATTCCTATAATAGGACAATAAGAAAGGAGTCTAAAAGGTTTAATATGATAGATATCTGGACCTATCTTAGTTCCTTGATACCATTGATTTACCCATCCCCATTCTATATCTGTTTCTGTAGGAATAGTTCCTGATACATAGGATTCATCTACTAAAGTGGTTTGTATATTATCTGCTTCATCTATATATGTAACTTTACCTACTTTCTTTTTAGAAGACCAGTAAGCCCTCACAACTGCATATTTATAACCAAAAGCTGTAGTATTAGAACTAAGTCCTAGAAAATCTGTAAGAGAATCGTTATTTTCTTTCAGATTACTTTCTACCATCATTCTAGTCTGTAGAACCAAAGGATCATATGTATCATATTTAATAGACTCTATCCCAGGTTCCACATCAGGATTACCTAAGTTAGAATCCCTAACATTAATAAGACCATAATCCTGAAGTCCTTTTCTAAGATGATCAATCTCTTCTTTTGTAAGATCAGGGATAGTGTCAATAATCTCAGAAAACTCCATAACTTCCACAGTACCAGCAGCATATGCTCCTTGGTTTCTGCCAGTTATATCAGAGATATATTTCTTATCAGGAGTAGTTAAGAACCATACATTTTTAGGGTTAGCTACTGCTACATTAAAACCTAGTTTAGAGTTATCCTCATATATGTGGTAGTATTCCCTGGCAGAGATACATAGATCTCTAAAGGTTTCTTCACTCTTTTCTTTAATATTGAATTCAACCTTTAGGGCTGTTAGAACGTGATTTCCCCACTTTTCACCAGTAGAGGTATAGTCATCCAATTCATCCTTCACTTCTTCCAAGGTCATAGATTGAAGCTCTTCTTCATCTAACTCATGTCCTTGAATTGCTGCTCTTTCTAATATCTTACGCTTTGCTTCAGTAATAATGAAGTTCTGTAGAATATCAGTCTTATAAGCTAGTTCCTCAGACTTACTCTCTTCGTCAAATGCCTTTACTCTATATTCATCTGGTCTTTTGGATATTTCACCAACCAGTTCATTAAGAGGGGTTGTTATAATAGAGTAATGTTTGACGTATGAAGGTAATTGAATATCTGCTGTAAGGGTTTCACCAAAGCTTCTTACTTGAGGTTCCTGATAGAAATCCTCAGTTCTAAGGATTCCTTTTACCAGATCATAGTTCTTTACAAATGTATCTCTGTTTTTAATATACTCTGAATATGCTTTGTTAGCAAAGTAATCCATTGTATTCTTTACCCATGAATCTTCCTGTTTTTCTGCTTCAGTTTTAAACTGATCAGGGAAGATATTCAAATAGGCGTATCTCGGTATAGAATCTTCTGTGTATCTTATGATTGCCATTATGTGAACAATTTTCTTTTTTTAGTCTTAAATAACCCTCTAGAGTCATTAAAAAGGGCTTTTTTATTCTTCTCCTTATTATATAGGGCTTTAACTCTGGGGTCTGTTTCTCCTTGTATCCTACCATAGATAGGGTCCATTTTATAAGCCAGGGCTATAGCTAACTCAAATGATATTAATCTATCAAAGTTACCTTCCTCATTATATTGAATAATTTCCTCAAGGAATACAGGATCAAGTATTTTATTCATACCTGTCACTTGACTTATAATACTACCATTTTCATCCTTTTCTTCTCTAACTATCTCCTCAGTATATCGTTTTGCACAATTATGAAGGAAGTCAATAATCTTATCTGATGATCTATGTATACCATATTCCCTACTAACAGTAGTATTGGGAACTATTTCTCTTAACCAATCAGGTTGCTTTTCTAGGTAATGAGCATCCCCTTTGGCTTTCATGTACTCTATAAATGATATATCATCATTTTCACAAAGTACTCTACCATTATAATACTTAATAAGTAATCTAGCTTGTTCTTCCCAGATCTCCTTTTTATCAGGTCTTGCAGCATAAGTAGCTACAACCATATCCTGGAATTTCTCACCCAGAATATCATGCATACGTTTATATACAGTTACTGATCCTAAAGATGTACTATAAGCCGCCTTACCTTGTCTATAAGGGTCAACTCCTATTACATATAACCCATAAGGAGCGTTTGAAATAGGAAACTCATATATCATTACAGGAGCATCCTTATTATCAGAGTTCTTTAATGGAAAGTTAGTTATAGGTAACTTGTCTGTAAACTCATGTTTAATCCCAGACTCATCTGCATAAAGTATTACAGGAGTTCCTGGATGACCATTCTGTAGTATTCTTGATTTCTGCCTTCTGGCAGCATCTATATCAAATATGTTAGTATCCTCATTAAGGAAGATATCATCTACCTCTTTAGGGTAGTACATCTTTTCTTTAAGATAAGCTATTCTATCTCCTGCCTTTTTAAGCCTAGCTAGGTTATCATCTGTAATCTTATTAGCCTTTTCCTCATTACTAACCAGCATATTAATCTGGTGTAATTGGCTATCTTTTGGTTTTCCAAGGAAGTTTCCAAGTGTGGATTCTTCCTTAGCTTCCATTCTATATTTATGTCCTATAAACAGACCATGTACTCTTCTTGTATCTGCTTCATTATTATATGTTAGGAAGTTGAAGTTAGCAACATCAAACATTAATGATTTGGCATCCATGAATTTCTTCATATCTCCACCTGTTCCTGTTAGGATAGGTGAGCATCCCCAACCATATGGAGTTGTAAATCCTGGTATAGCAGCCTGTAAACCTCTTAGGAAAGAACCCTTACCAATTTCATCAATAATTAGCTTTCTTGGTTTTGTACCTGCAATACCTTCTTCATTATTACCATCATCTAGGTTCCTGATAAGAATGGAAGAGAATGGGATTCTTTCTCCTGCCTTAGTTTTAACCCCAAGGGTTACTTGATTTTTCCAGTTGTCTTCAATCCTTTGCCATCTCCAGTATTGAGGTATAAAGTTAAGTCCCTTATCTATCTTATCTGTAATTAGCTTTATATCAGGAGAATTAAGTCCAGCAATTACATTCTGCGAGTTTTCATCAAATTGAGCACCTAATGATATATAACTAGCTTCAAGTACTGATTTAGCAAAACGTCTAATTCCTAATATAACTAATCCTTTCTTCTCCTTTTCAGCCCTGTCTATTTCATTTGTAACGATCCACTCATTATCTCTAAGATATGGATTTGCATACTTTTGAGAGATCTTACCTCTCTCATCAATCATATCTACTTCAGTATGCCATATGTTTAAGTGCCAATATAAAAAGGGGTTAATATAAACCCCATCCATCATAGCTCCATTTAAACATATATCTTTATGGAAATCATAAAAAGGTTTTGCCTCTGCACTATTGGCATCAGGTATCCTTTTCTGGTTTATGAACCAGTCTTTATAATCAATTGATTTTAAATCACTTAGAGTATTTAGTTCCTTTATCATTTTCTATCCTTAAGCCACTCTCCAGCGTTACCTGAGAGTTCCCCTTTACCCCGCACTTCTACTTTGGCTTCTTCCTTTTCTCGTAGTTTGTCAACTACTTCTAATAGTGACAAATAGTTCTTCATAGTTTCTTGTATGAATTTACCCTGTGCTTCAATTGAAGCGATTACCATAGGTAACATTCCTCCTTTGGATGTTGGTTTCCACTCAATTCTATCTTTCAATAGATGAAGAGGATTAGCATCTACATAAGCTTTCCATGTAACTAATTGAGCCTCAGCCCAATCTAATTCAGTTGATACGTAGTTATTTGCTTTCTTTGCCATTATTCTTCTTCAGAGTTAATTGTTAGGTTCATTCCATCTCTAATGATTTGATCGATTTCATCTTTAGAGGTTTCCCGTGGAACATCCATTTCTAGTTTAGCCATATACTTAGTTACAGCATATGCAAACTCTTTATCTGTAATACCCCAAATATCCCCATAATCATCGATTATTGTAGATAGATGCATTCCCAGGGAATAGCTCGGATATCGAGTTTTTAGTTCTTGTAGTTGTGTCAATATCTCTTTATAATGACTGTTGGTTTTCTTTCTCATAAAGTTATTTGGTTTATATCATCGTCTGTTAAACCTTCAGACTCATCATTTTCATCATTTAGTTCGTTCAATTCAGTAAAAGCTTCATCCGTAGCTTCTGAACTCATATAGTCTTTTTGATATCCAAGAATCACATTATCCTCAATTTCAGAAACTCTAGTACAGCTTATGTCCACATAGTCAAGTCCCATCTCATACAACTCCCCCAGGATCTTAATGAACTTTTCAATAGGAACTTTTCTTATTGTGAATTTTTTATCGTCTTCTTCCATATCATATTAAGTTACTTCTGTCCAATAATTTTTAGGACAATTACAGGATAAACATCTTAATTTCGCAGTTGTAGGACATCCACAATCAGTACAGTGTTCATCAGGTCTTAAAGTTGTCCATCCTGTTTTCTTCTTGTTTTCTGAGAAGAATTCACATCCATCACATATCTTCTTTCTCTCCAGATAGGTCTGGTCTATCAACTCCCTCATCTTTTCCTCCGGAAAGAGTTTGTTCTTCCATCCCTCCACTATCTGGTTCACCTTCTTCTTTGATGATTCCATATTTCACTAATTTTGGTTTTATTCCATCCATCCATTTAAGAGTAGATGCTAGTTTTAATTCTGTTGATCTCCTTTTCTGTTCAGTTAAATCAGGGCTGGACAGGATCTTTCTGAACATCGCCTCTTTCGAAAGCTGCCTTTCAAACTCCTTTCCTGCCTTTTTCTTATTAAATAAAAACTTACATAAGCCAGATAATTCAATTGAGCAGTTATCCTTCAGAGCTTTATGGGCCTCTTCAAATTGGTTATTCACCACAGCCTCAATTGTCTTTAAAGGTATGTCCATATTAAGAGACATAACTCTCATAACATAATCCTTAGCTGACTGGTTTAGCGGTTTGTCCATTTAAAATTATTTGAAGAACTATATCATTATTAAAATCCAGCAAAATTTTAGGATTTACCTTAATCTTAGAGTTATCCTTAATTAAAACCCCCAATCTTTTCAGTTTAAGTGTCATATTAAGGATAGTTTGATAAGACGAACTATATATTCTACAGAATTCCTCTTTATTATGAGGATGGGATATATTCCCTTTCACTGCTGTAAAGGCAACTAGTTGGATTTCTCGCTCAGTCATCTGAAGATCATTAATAGAAGACAATATAGTATAGTATCTAATCGCCTTCTGAAGGATATTCTCCTCTATTCTTCTTAATCTCTGAGTTATTATTTTATTTTCCATATGTAATTATGCAAATATAACTGGTTATTTGTTAAATAACAAACTTTATTAGAAAGTAATGCTATATTATCTCAAAAGTTGCTTGAGTAATTCCTGTTCTTTGTGTATTTTACAATACAGATCCTCTATTTTACTGTTTAACTCATCACAATAATCACATCCATGTTCAAAAGCTAGTTCTTCTAGCTCCTCTACCTTCTTTTTGGCACGTTCAATTCTACGTTTAACATTTGCTGGTTTTACCATATACTTATATTTAAGAGCTAGTGAAAGGGTTCGAACCTCCGTACCAGTTTTTGCAGAACTGTGTTTAACCACTCAACCACACTAGCATTTATATCTTCCTATCAGGAGTATCGTATTACGTTATATAGCTCCTCTCTATTCTTAACCCGCCCATCCTGACCCCTAAGTTATAGCAGATTTTTCACATTAGCAAGTTGTTCTTCTTTTATAAAAGGTAAAACTTTCTCAATATACTGATTATCAGAAGGTTTATGACAGAAAATATTTTTCTTATTTAAGTTGACAAAACTGTCAAGAAGTTGAAGATTATGTAAATTACAGCTAATACTAATAGGAGTGTCTTCTTTAAACCATGACAATGGTATACAATGATCTAGATGTTTTCCCTCAGGTATAACTGGAAATTTAGATATATATTCTTCTTTAGTAAAACCTAACGTCTTAAATGTACTAGATGTCTTACACCTATTCAGCCTCCTGATAGAATCCTTAAACATCCATCTTAATCTTACCAGGGGAGTGACCTTCTTTTTATATTTTTTAATCCTTATCCTTTTACCCTGTCTTTTACTTTTACACTTTTTACAATATGAACTGATTCCAGATCCCTTACTTTTATCCTTGGGAAAATCTACCTCTTCCTTTATAGAATTGCACCTACAACATTTTCTTAATGTTTTACTTTCGCAATCTTTACATCTCTGTTGATTAACATTATACTCACTTTTAGGTTTGGATATTTGACAAACTGAGCAGGGACGCTCCTTGGAGTACATAGATCGAGTTTCTTTATTTTTATAAGCCATCCCCAAAGTTACAAAAACTATTTGTAAGATCCTAATGATTTATAAAATAAAAAGTGCCCCAGGTAGGAATTGAACCTACGAAGCCCGAAGGCAACAGATTTACAGTCTGTCACTACTTACCAACAGTAGCCACTGGAGCATATGAGGGAAGGGTGAGATTCGAACTCACAGCGAGTAAATTAACAGTTTACCACTTTACCAATTAAGCTACCGACCCTTGAAGCACACCTTGAGAGGATCGAACTCCCTGCCACAAGATTTGGAGTCGAGTGAGCTACCTTCAGCTTAAAGTGTATGGTCTAGATACCAGGACTTGAACCTGGAGCCTCCTGCGTCCAATGCAGGTAATCTACCAATTGATATACATCTAGATATGTGGAAAGTTAGGGTTTCGAACCCTACACACAGACATTGCAAGTGTCTATCGCCAGCCAAGGAACATGACCCCCCAATAAACAAAAAAGCTGCCTTACGGGGCAGCTATATGATTAAAACAAATTCTAAAAAATCAGTTATACCATACCCACCCTATCATTTAAATAGGCCCAATTATGGCAATATGCGGGTAAAAGGTTAATCATGGATACAAAGGTAATGAAAGGGTTTGGTAGTTCCAAGCTTTTATTATGAAATTTTTTCCAAATTTTGAAACTTTTTATATAGATGGGAGAGGAGGGTACTTCCAACATCCAACCCCACCTGATAATTGAAGGTTGGGGTTATCCCCTGGTCTAAATTTAACAAACTAAAACTTTAAAATTATGCTTGATTTCAAGAAATTTGTTCGTTCTGAGTCTACATTGGAAGATCTTGGAACTGTGAAAGAGAATGCAGGTAAGAAAGGCTCAATTGCTTTCATTCCTAGTAATTTCACCGATAGCTCTAAAAGAGTAGCATTGGTGATTACTAATGCTGCTGGTCAATCTGCTGTTGTTCCTTGTAGCGAGAAGGTGAGTAAAGCTCTTCGCGCTAAAGAAATGAACGTTAAGCAGTTAGCTGGGCTTAGCATTCTGAAGAACGAGGATGGTCGCTTGTTCATTAGTATGCCTGCTGGAACTGAAGGCTTGGCTCAAATTAGCGTTGATACTCTTAAAGTAGAAGCTGTTGCTCCTGTTACTGCTGCTTCTCTGGAAGAACTGATCGCATTCTAAGGATTGTGGGGACTGATAATCCCCCAATCTTTCTATTTTGTTCTCTATATAATAGGTATATGGGGAGGTGTGGGCGGGGTTTCTCAAACCTTTATTTCTAACCTTTTGAGGTTTCTTCCTTGTATATATGCATATATTGTATTGGTCTTCACATTGAACATATTGGCTAATTCCTTCACAGAGTGTGATTTGCTATTCAAAGCCTCTATTATAAACCTTAGATCAGCTACTGATATTTTAGTACGACCTGATAACCTACCATATCTATAGGAGTATTGTATATTCTCCTTCTGAGTACACCATTCTAAGTTAGAAAAGTGGTTATTTGTCCTATTATCATCTTTATGGTTGATATTTGGCTTGTTTTCAGGGTTATCTATAAAATGTAAAGCAACTAATCTATGTAGAGCAGTCATTCTACCATGAATACTCACTCTATAATAACCACAGTTGCTAATACATTTCTTAGGATTTACGTTTAACTTGTGATCAAATACATCACCTTCATCAGATATTGAATATCTTTCGTCTATTTTCTTCCACATATATCTATTTTTATCACAAATATACACAGAGTAATTAATATATACAAATAATTTGTGATAAATCTTTGAAATTAGCGTAAAAATGAGGGTGTATTACCCTTATTGGGTTATAATACCTCATAATCCAATACGTCATAATCCTAGGTATTGACACTTTATAGCATTATAATACAATAGTTACAGACAGATAGACTAATCTTAGAATATACATGTGTTATATTAGATTAGGATAAGCCTGATAAATCAAACCAAGGGTAATGTTATTTTTATAATATAATCTTGTAATAAAGCCGTTCTATATCCTATGAGGTGTATGTATTCCTTTGGTTAGGGTTAATAAAGCAAGATTATTCCTTTTATACACAGTTTATTATTAAAAGCTTTGGTTAGCTCTGTGTTTTATGTATTTTTCATTAAATTTATTAATTCATTGACTTTCTGCCAGTTGAGTGATAAGTAAGCACAATAAACTGATAGGCCCTGAAAATGTTGAAAGAAGGGGGAAGTGCGGATAACCATTGGAAAGTAGGGTAATTACATATACCGAAATCCTTTTTTACTTTGATTTTAACCTCTAAATCCTATAAATATGCCTAAATTTGACATTTATTTCAAAGAGAATGAATCAGACTCATGGTTAACATATTATACCACATTAGAAGCTGATTCACAAGAACATGCTGAGTTATTGGCTCAAGATATACTAGATTCAATAGAGTCTAGTAAAGAGAATTATGATCTTGAGAGGGCTTATGATGAATTAGGTGATTATGAATAGTACATTATTAATCCTTTAGATATCAAATTAAACCTCAAATATATGCCTAAATTAACAGAAGAAGAGTATGATAAGAGAATAAGAGCTAATCAACAAGCTCTATATGAGGCATTTGGTAGACTAAAAGTAGATTATTCTTGGGATAGGCTTACAGATCAACAGTTTAATCTGGAATGTAAGCTTTTATTATCTTCTAGTTATAGGGAATATCAAGATATAGTCTTTAAACAAGCTGATGGTGAACATTAAGCTCTATTTATAGGGTGCAATTATAATAGCATTAATGATACGAGTCAGCACATACACTGACTAATTCCTTCCTGAATGATGAGAAATAGGGTGATGCCTATATGGGGGCACTGATATGCTGTGTCGTATATCTGGACTGACTATCCACGTAACCAAAAAGAGAGTAAAAGAGTAATCTCATAGTTTATTCCTAACTCATTTACAAATAATGAGGACAGCCATAATACCTGTAAGTTGGATAAGTCAGGGTATTTTTAAGACATTAAGCTGCTGGTGAGTTAAATCAGATATATTCTACCTAATATAGGGATTGGTAGAATAGAATATTGTCCCTTTAGTCTAGTATTCTTAGACTATCTAACATCTATTGTAGAGGGTTGCAAACCTTATAATAGCTCTGGAAATAACTTTTATAAAGCTTTTGAATAGGTATATTCAATTAATCCTGTCTAGGGAGCTAATAAAATAGGGAGAATAAGTAGAATTGATCATTCTATACCTCTATTTTATGATTATTATGACATTTGCAGGTTAGGGTTATAAGGAGAATAAGGGTCAGACGGACTCTTATCTCCTTTATTTATGACATTTAACTCTCATCCAATCTACAGGCTTACAAATGCAGTCATATATTATGACTAGTCCAGTTTAAACCTTAAGTGGCTGGTGAAACAATAATAGATGAGTAATGTATCAATGTGTAATATTGTGAAAGTTATTTTTTATCATTTAAACACATAATATTATGCCTATTTTAATAGACTGTAAAATATATTTAAGAGATCATTATGGTAGTGTTACATATGAACCATATATGTTTGATCTTAATGAGGTAATTGCAATAAGATCAACTCATAATGATGATACAATTGTATATTTTAGAAATGGATCTATACAAACAATTAATACAACCTATAATAATCTAAGAAGCAAATGGTTACTATCTCAATAGATATACCAGATACAAAGAAGGATATTATATGTCCTGTATGTGGTATGAATTGTAATTTAACTGGTTTACAAGTCATTTTAGGCGTTTTACAGCCTTGTGACGAATGCCAGGATATGGCTCAGTTTGAATACTGGGAACAACAGAACACTATTGAACAACATATTGCACGTTTAAACCCTTAAACTATGAAACCTAGAGAAATAGATGATTTAGAATTATTACCTGATACTCTAAGGGTATATGGTAAAGATGTCATTGGATGTAAGAAATATGATAGAGATATAATGATTAGTGTTCTTCATTCACATGGTGTTAATAGATCCATACAATTCAATGGTAAAGGCTTTGCTGATATTATCTTAACTGAAGAACAGGCTATTCAATTAGTTGATGATTTAGCTAAGATTATTGATGGTAAGGTAGATAAAGATATTGAATATAAACCAAGCCACAGTTAGATTATGAAGCTATTCATGCACAATTACTCAATAACACCAGCTATTGTTACTCAAGTGATACATCATCATGAAGGAGTAGCGGTAAGAAGAGTTAATATTCCAGATAAAGGCATTTATACACCTGTTACTGGGCTTCTAAAGATTGGTATGTCTTATCCAACACCAAATGGTAGACTTCCAATCAAATCTATTGGTGAAGGATATATGCAATTTTAAACCCTTAATATAATGAAAAGTCTATTCTATATTGTTCTATTTATGTTAGCATTAAGTCCATTAATGATAGTTTCAGTCATATTAACTGTTTGGGACTGGGATTCTAAATGGGTTAACTATTGGCGCAAGACATTTGAGCTTTATCTTGATGATTTAGCTCATAAATAATACTGACTCCAGTGATAAGTGGTTAGACTGGACAGAAGAGTTTTTAAAGATATAAAGAGTTATTAAAGGTGATATCCTCCAAGCCCTCAAAGACTAGCAATGGTAGAGCTATTAACTCTTTTTTAAAATACCTACCTAAAATAGGTTGATGGTAAGAATAGATACCAATAACAACAAATGGCCTTGTATTGCCAGAAGTAACCAAAATCCAGAAACTAAGATATGGCTGCATTCATCCACTATTCAGTCTTAGGAGTATGGTAAGACATTATAATCTAATAAGCTGATAAGTATCCAAGAACACAATTGCTCTATTATTTGGCTATAGAACGCCAGTAATATCAATTTGAGGATATTTTGTTACATGTAGTAGGAGCTACAGCTCCAGTATATAGATATAAGCAGCCACCTGTGGATACATTTCAAGGTTAGAAGATGCTGCCTGGATGAGGAAAATTGGCCATTAGTACTCATTTGGTGTAACAATAGGCTTATTTTTAAAGATCGTAAACTCACCTTAATATGCTTAGTGAGTAAACAGGTTGTATTACACCTGTATAATTGGAGGTAATACAAAGAGTAGAATAAATGACTACAATGGTTAGATCCACGGTCACTACATTAGATTAGGTCTTTATAATTTCTTCTAATCTTACTTTTAACCCTTTTAAAACCCTAAAATTATGAGAAATATCAAAGAAATACTAGAAATAATGCTCCAACATGAGGAGTTATTTCTTACTGGTTTATGTAATTGGGCTTGTAACCTAAAAGTACATGGCCACATAAACTATGAAGAATTAATGAGATTATATAAATATATACAAGACAATAGACCAGCTAAATGGTCAGGAATTATTACACTCATTTGTATGAATAATCTTCATTATTGGCCAGTTGGATGGATTATACCCAGAAGAAAATGGTTAAAACATCACATCAAACTAAATTCATAAGTATATGAACTATTTAATATTTATACCTATACTATTCTTTGTATTCTTCTTTTTCCTTATAGTGGCTTTATTGATATCTAGGGACAAAGATCAGAAATTTGGACCAGTAATAGCTGTTCTATTAATCACAGATACCTCATTATTAGGTATTTGGCTTATTATAGCCTATTTAGGACTATTATAAAGATATTAACTCTTCTGCTTGAAGACAAACAACGTATAATGAAACCTGAATTAACAGGACTTGGATAGGCGACAGGCTGAAACGCGTAAAGTACGCCTGTGTCATGGAGCATCCATTGAACTTTAGTGTTCATATATGATCTGTTCTAGCAGTTAATGTTTGTTGACAAGATGTTATGAAAGGACGGATTATACCAATACACTCCATTGGTACTTAACATTCCAACTAGATATTGGACAGAAGAGTTATTAATAACATTTTAAACACCAAAACAATGCAAATCAAATGGAGGAATGGAGAGATATAGTAGGGTATGAAGGTAATTATCAAGTTTCCTCATTTGGTAATATTAGAAGCTTAGATAGACTTATCATCTATTCTAATGGTAAACGAAGAGTACACAAAGGTAGAATACTAAAACCTGGGATAAATACTTCTGGTTATTATTCTCTTACTCTTGTGAAAGATACTGAAGATACATCTGTTATGATTCACAGAATGGTAGCTCAAGCATTTCTAGGCTTAGATACTAATAGTGATATGACAGTTAATCATAAAGATTCAAACAAATTAAATAACCATGTAGATAACTTAGAAGTAGTTACATTGTCTGAAAATAGACAACATTACTTAACTAATGTTTACTACGCAAATCAAAGTCTATGAATACTATAAAGGTAAAAGACACGAGAATGCACACAGCAGTGAACTATCAATTGTATAATGGTGGATATTACCAAATACCAGTAACAGAAGCTCAATTGGTATTGGTTGAATGTACTGAAGAGGAGAACCTAAAAGTAGTAAATAATGGAGAAAGATATGCTATGTTTGGATTTGTACCATCTAAGACTCAACACAAGTATCTCAAACCAATCCTAATATCACTCAGTGAGAAGATAAGCTCTAATATTGGTAAAGAAATGGGTGATTGGTCATACAATACCATGTATAAGAAACTGTTCCAAATGAATGGTGACATTACCAGTTACGACTTCAAAGTATTAGCCCTACCAGAACACTTCTCACCCAAACATTTGTCTGCTATTGTAGATGGTGAGATGAAGGATAAATCAAGTGTTCTTGTAGAATGTGAACAGAAATATGGGGATATTTGGTTAGATAATGGTGGAGATGGTTCAGGAGGATACAATCCTTTAACACCTAATATTAAACTGAATAGTCAAGGTCACATTACTCTTCATAAGAATGAAAAGAAGATGTATACTAGAGAAGAAGCTATTAAATATGCTTTTGATTTCTATTTTGATATGTCTATTAAAATGAAAGTTCCTTTTAATCTTATTTCTGAGAATAGGGACAACTCTGAAGAATATTTTAATAAAAACATAAAATAACATGATATTTACTATAGTATTCGCATTTTTATGTATCCCATTATGTAAATGGTGGAATATACGGACTGATAAAGAAAGTCCTGAACTATTTGTTACTGTATTATCTATGATGACTATAGGAATGGTTATAGATATTATAGTATTTTCATAAAGATATAAATAGAGGATAACATGATAAGTAGCTTGCTAAACTAACAGAAATAGTGCTGGTTATTCTCTATTTTTTACAACAAAACTGAGCAGCCTTTGGATAGGTTTAAAAAATACCGATAGGTATTCATGGGTTATGAAGTCCATAATAACCCTACTGCTCTTTTATTTTTAACCCTTAAACTAAACAAAATTATGGAAACAATAGAAATAGTAATAACTAAAGAGCATTATGTTGAGAATTCCAGGTATACAGATGTCAGAAATTGTCCTCTAGCTATAGTAATGAAAAAACTATTGAATAAGGACGTAATAGTTGGTACTCAATACATTAAAGATAATGGATATATAATACTTGGCAGTATTCAACCAAGATTTGGATGGAGAGAGTATTATGATCTTAAATCAGGTAAGACAACAGAATTTAGAACTACATTTACACCAGTGGAATAATAAAACTTTTGGGTTAGGGGTTAGATCAGGTATAGGTAGAAATACTTATATCTGGTCTTTTTTTAAACAAATTAAACTATGAAAACATTTATATTCATATCTCAATTAGTAAGATTTGTATGGCCTAGTAACATAAGTAAATCAGCTAGAAAGTACAGAAAAAACTGTGTTTTATGGGGATTAACCAAATATTTAAATTCAAAATTATGAAAACATTCATTAGATATGCACAAGGTGCTAAAAAGAACTATTGTGGTCCTGAAAGAAGGGTTATGATAGCTAGTTTATTATGTAGAAAAGCTAAAATTAAATAGTTATGAAACAAAGTTTAATAATCGTATTTGTATTTATTGCTTCCTTAATTGGGTTAATTTCATCCCTATTGCACAATAGTATATTTGGTATTGTATGTAATGGAACATCTTTACTAATATGTTCTATTGTTATAGCCAATGGAATATCTAAATATAATAACTCATGAAAGAAGATCCAAGAGTAGAACAATTATTGCTAATATTAGCAAATATTGACCAAGGTCTAGGTATGTTACAGGGAGATTTACCCCATGTACATCAAGAAGAATGGGTTACAGGGGTACGTAGAATTATTGGTGAGGTTTTAGCTGTTAATGTAGAATTACCTAAAGATATAAAGCCATGAAACTAACTAAAGAGCAAAAGCTCAAATCCCTAAAATATATCTATTGTAGTTTACAAAAACTAGGAGATATGTCAGATGCTGATCACTTAAGAAAAGAACTAGTTAAAAATTTAAAACCATGAAAAAGTTATTAATACTAGTAATCTTACTTTCTTCTTGTACTCTAGTAGTAGATAATACAGAGTATATTGTCATAACAAATATACGTTCAGGACGTCTTGGTAAAAATGAAGGATGTTATCATACTGCACAAAATATGGGTGAATTAAGTCTCAGAATGGAATTCTTTGATGATTGTAATAAATATAAAGTAGGTGACACCATTAAAATAGTAAAAAAATGAGATACGATAAAGAAATAAAAGCACTTTATACACTTATAATTGTAGGTGCTGTAACTATATTAGGTCTTTTAGTCTATGCTCTGGTTTTAATCGGACAATTAACTAATAATTAATTATTATGAGAAAATACGGATTTTACAAAGTACTAATAGGTATGCTCCTTTTATATGGAGCATTATACCTATTACTTAATTTTATAAGAGATTACTTCTTAACCAAATAATAATATGAAAAAGAAAGGAATTGACAAAGTATTAGCTCGTAGAGACTATAAGTTTATAGAAGTCATTAATAAGCTTGCAAAATCTCCATTTAAGGAATTGGTAAGGGTTAGGGACTATACTAAATAACTACTAATATGTTCAATAAAGTAAAATTACAGGTACAAGAAAACCTGAAGAAGCTATCAACTTCAACGCTCTTCTATGTAGGTATAGATAGAGATAAGATCTGGGAAGAATACTTAAATGGTTTCCCAGAAGCAGAAAGACAACACCATAACTGTAACTGCTGTAAGTCATTCTTACGCCAATATGGTGGTATAGTAGGTATTATAAATGGGAATATAGTCTCAATTTGGGATAATATTACTGTAGAACCTGAATTTGGAGATAGTATCAAGAATCTACAGGTATACATCCATTCATTACCTATTACTGATGTATTCTATAATGAATTTAAGAAATGTGGTACAGATAAGAATCTAGATAAAACATCTGGTGAAATATGGAACCATTTCTATATTGAATTAGAGAATAAGTTTGTTGTATCTAAGGATATTGATTCTAAAAGGTCAGAGAAGAGGGATGATAAAGCTGTTCTTAAGAGATCATTAGATGAACTTACTAAAGATAGTATTGAAACTATTCTTGAGTTAATAGCTCAAGGCTCTTTATATAAAGGACCTGAATTTAAAGGTATACTGGATAAGTTCCTAGACCTTAAAAAAGCCTATAATAAGGTTGAAAATAAGGATGTATATGCTTGGTTAGCTTCTACAACAGTAGGTCAAGCTCTATGTAGAATCAGAAATACATCTATTGGTACTCTATTAATAGATTTATCTGAAGGTGTAGATTTAGATGTGGCTGTTACTAAGTTTGAAAAGGTAGTAGCTCCAACTAATTATAAAAGACCTACATCCCTAGTAACACCTAAAATGGTAGAACAAGCTAAAACAAAGCTTGAAGAAATGGGTTTAGTTGAAAGTATGGAGAGAAGATATGCTAATTTGGCAGATCTGAATGTAGAGAATATTCTATATACTGACAAAAGTTCAGAGTTGACTGATGTATTTAAGGAAATATCCAAAGAAACATTAGTAAATCCTCGCACATTGTCTAAATTAGAAGAAATCTCTATTAATGACTTCATAGAAAAAATAATTCCTAAATCAAAATCCATAGAAGTCTTGCTTGAGAACAATCATTTGAATAACTTTGTATCCTTAATTACAGGACAAGATAAGAATGCCAAATCTCTATTTAAATGGGATAATCTCTTTTCTTGGTCTTATACAGGGGGTATTACTGATTCAATGAAAGAGAGAGTAAAGGCAGCAGGTGGTAAAGTAGATGGTGTATTAAGATTCTCTATTCAGTGGAATGAGGATAAGAAGTCTATTATAGACCTAGATGCTCATGCTATTGAACCATCAGGTGACCATATATACTTTAGTTCCTTTAATAAGGACCGTACTGGAATATCTACAAAGATGTCAGGTCAATTAGATGTAGATATGATTAACCCTAGTCATGTAGGAGTTGAGAATATTACTTGGATTGACAGACCTAAAATGAAGGACGGTAAGTATAATTTTAAAATTCATAACTACAGTGGTCATAGAAACTTTGACGGTGTAAGGTGTGAAATTGAATTTGATGGTGAATTACATGAATTTGCCTATAATAAGCCATTTACAGGATATCTTGATATAGCTGAAGTGACTTTAAATAAGGGTAAATTCTCTATTGAAACCAAGCCTGATTCTAAATCTGCTGTTAAATCCAGTGAAAAATGGGGTACAAAAACTAATACTTACACTAAGGTAAAACAGATTATGTTATCACCTAATCATTGGGAAAAACCAACAGGTAATAAGCATTATATGTTCTTCTTGGAGAACTGTATTAGTGATGAATCACCTAGACCATTCTTTAATGAATTCCTTAAAGAAGAATTCAATGAGAACAGGAAGGTATTTGAGATATTGGGAGGTAAGGTAAAGGTTCCAGATAGCAAACTACAACTATCAGGTGTGGGTTTCTCTGAAACTCAACGTAACTCTCTGATAGTAAAGGTAAGTGGTACTTTTACTAGAAATTTGAAGATTAACTTTTAACAATTAAATACTATGAATCTAAAAGATCCCCAGAAATGGGAACAGTATGTAGCTAAAAATACAGATTCTTATGGAGGATGTTGTGTTAAAATGGCACAAAGAGTTATGGAGATTCTTGATAAGAATGAACCATTTGATGCAAGTAAACTCATTGATGAAGTAGATGATGAGGGTATTACAGGCTTTATGGCTGGTGCTATAGCAGCTATGGTATCACAGTGTCATGAAAGAGGTAATGATTTTAAAAGGAGTTGGAATAAGAGCTATGGCTCAGATTCAGAAGAAGGTACAGTAAATCCTGCAATTTTAACAATAAACACAAAATAATCATGAATATTTACGAACGTGCAGTAAGAAACAAAACAAGATTCTCTTCAAATAAGGGTAATCTATCAGTAGAAGATCTATTTGACCTTAATCTGAATTCTCTTAATACTATGGCTAAGGCCGTTAGTAAGGCTTTAAAAGAAGAGTCAGAAGAGGATTTTATTACTGTTAAATCAGAGAAAAACACTGAATTAACACTTCAATTGGATATTTTGAAGGATGTGATTGGTTCTAAGCTCACAGCACAAGAAGCTGCTAAGAAAGCTGCTGAAACAAAAGCTAAAAAAGAGAGACTTGAAGCTCTCATTATTGAAAAGAAAGAAAAACAACTAGGTGATAAATCAGTTGAAGAATTAGAAGAGTTGTTAAAAACTCTATAATCTTAAAAATCTTCTACTATAGCTCAGTCCGATTAGAGCGCCCTTGCCAAATTAACTTAAGGGAGGTCGGTGGTTTAAATCCACCTAGTAGAACTATTTTCAACTAAACTAAAACAGATGAGATATCTATTAGCAATTCTATTCTTAACATATACTACCAAACCAGATGTAGAGGTTGTTAAAGTAATAGAACCAAAGATTGAAGCACACATCACACACTTTCCATCCGTATATAAACAAATAAGAGAACATGAGGGTAATTACGTATATCATAAGTTTGATAAGGGTGGTGAAACATATGGTGGTATAACTAGGAAATATAACCCTGATTGGTATGGATGGAGATATATCCATAAAGGTCTAAATACTAATGAAATAGTATGTGAGGCTGAATTCTGGGTAAAAGACGCATATCTTGATATCTGGGTAAAAGAAGGTTATATGGATATAAAGGACTATAATCTAGCCCTAAATCTATTTGATCTAAGGATTAATAGTTCACCTAGGACATATGAAAAGAAGGTAAATAAGGTATTAAAAGACATGAATGAATGTGATATATATACTTTAAGTAATACAGAAGAGTTTGTTTGGAGGCTTAAAATAGAGAGAATCTTATTGTATTCCTATTTAGCTATGAATGACTCTACACAAAGAACATTTTATAAAGGTTGGATACGTAGACTAGATATATAATTTATGGAAATATTAGTAATCAATATAATATTAGGTGTATATGCTCTAATAACCATATCTTACTGTACATACTTAATAGTAAGATTAATAAAATATAAACAAGATTAAATTATGATAACACTACTAGTACTATTACAAGCATTTTTCTTTGTATTCTATATCTACTATGTTATTAGAACAGTAGGTGTACAAAAGTCTATTAGTTACTCCTGGTATGTAGTACCTAATAAAGGAGCATTTGATATGTTTACCCTAGGTGTAGGTATACCTATGATGATATATGGAGCAGCTTTACAAAATGACTTAGCAGGTCTGTCATTTGTATTAGCTGGATTCTTTATGTGTGGATTAGGTATATCTATAGTAGTTCAACAGGCTAAATATGTGGAAATAATTCACTATATTTGCACAGGATTAACTATCATATTCTCATACCTAGGTATATGGTTATATTTCCATGATTTAATCCATCTATTATTTGGAGCTATAGGTATACCTTTAATTTTGAAAATCCATAGAAATAAGCTATGGTGGCTAGAAATATGGATATTTTTATGTATAATTACTAAACTAATACAATTATGAAATTTTTTATAGAATCCATAGCGTTTGTAATAGTATGTATAGGAATACTAGTACTAGCCGGTATATTAGCAGGACTTACACTATATTTAATAGGCGAAAAGGATGCAGGATTTTTCTGGTCAGGTGTAGTATTTATGGCTGTTATAGGAGGATTATCACAAATTGGAAACGAAATTAGAAAATTATGACAAGATATGAACATTGCACTATTTGGTTTTCTAGGAAGACTAAAGAAGTTTATTCAACAGTAGGTGAAGAAATGATTAAAGGACGTTTAAAATGAGACATATATTACTTGTACTATTTGTAATAGTACTATTGATTTTAGCCTTAAGTGGCTGTAAAAGCGTATATAAATGTCCTACATATTCTTATATGTATAAGGATATAAGGACAGGAGATACTTTATATGGTAGGGATTGGGTTCCCTACCTACCTGGAGATACAGTAGTATTCTATCCAGAAGGTAGAGAAATTGTTATTTTAACAACTAAAGTAGGTAATACTATACTAAAATAGTGTTAAAGTACCCTTAGCTCAATTGGTTAGAGCATTTGACTCATAATCAAAAGGTTAATGGTTCAATTCCATTAGGGTACACCATAAATAGATATCCAAAAACTAATAGAACTAGAACTATGACAGATCAGGAAAAAAGAATTGAAGAGAGAAAGCAATCATTTGAGACGATGATGTTTTCAGCTTTTCTTCATGGTACAGACACGGATGAAGGATTCAAAATTTGGTTTGATCGTAATTCGCTTTCAAATCAATTCGAATATCTAATCAATCAAGAACTTTCCTCCCTTCGCTCTGAACTGGCTGAGAAGCAATCAGAGTTTGATCTGTTCAAAAAGAACACTGCATTCAGGGAGGAGCTATCAATCGAAAACCTGAATAAGAGGGATATTAAAATTGAAGAATTGGAGAATAGGCTGGCTGAGAAGGAGAAAGAGCTTTCGGAACAAAGATTTGAAAACAATATGGTTTTGTCGCGTGAATCTGAAATTTAAAGATTATGACACAGAAATATTTAGAAGCCAGAGCCATTATTGCCGGTGATTTATTTAAAGAAGGAAAGATTACCAGAGCAGAATGCTTTAGAATTGAAATGGACGCATTTCTCGGTGAGGATACCGGTGATATAGTTTACAAGGAAAACAAAGACTACGAAAATAACGAAATGTAGTTTTTAAAGACATTGACCTTAGGCGTATACAGAATAGAAACGCTGTCTGTAACTATGCAGACCAATAAAATAGCCGGTCTTTTCCTGTTGCGCCAAGGTCGATTTTAAAACTAAATAAACAATTAAACAATATGTCAGAATTTAAACAATATAGAAGAAAAGGACTCTCTGAAATGAGAGAATATATTCCAGGTGAGGATATGACAGGAATTAGCGTAAGTGATGCTGATAAAGCATTAGATACATTAGAAGGTGGTATGATTGCGAGAAACCCTAAGAATCATGCTGATCAATGGTATGTTGCTAAAAAGTATTTTGAAGACAATTTAGAATTAGTATAAACTCTAAATAACTAAATAATATGCATATTTTAACTCTAAAATGGTCTAAATTGAATATGATTCAAAGAGGACAAATTCTTACCCAGTATAAGGATGAACTTAAACAGAAGCAAGTGTTTGAGCATACCCTAAATGGGTATACTTATTGTGTAAATCCTACTAATGGTAGGGTAATCTTTAACTGAGGGCTGAATAAGCCCTTTTTTATTAACTTTAAATCAAACTATTATGCAAGTATTATGTATAGAAACTGGAAAAGGTAATGCTGCCTTTAATGTTCAAAAAGGGAATATTTATAACTCCTTATTAATTGAAGAAATTAACAAGGTTTATAAGGGAATAGACTTGTGGCACAAAATTGAAGAATCTCCTGTAGATATAGATAGATATCATGTAACTATATTTGTAGAACTCCCTAACGAAGAAGGAGTGGTATTCTCCAAGAAAGAAGAACTAATTGAGCACTAATGAGCGTATTAATTATTATATTACTAGTGGTTTTGATAAGCTATGTAATAGGAAATTTGGATTTTTTATTTAAAAAAGACTAATATGAGTTTAACAGCAAGATATTTCAACGAGAAGTATAAGAGTAGCATTGGAGAAGGACATCCAGGTTTAGAAATCCATCATCCTAAAGTAGTAGAGTATTTGGATAAGGTATTTGAGAAACTTGATTTGGAGATAAAAATAGACTATATCAGAATGAAATTTGGTGTAGCTAGAGTATATCTAGGTGAAGGATTAACAGAACTTTCTGAGAAGCTGGAAGACGATATTAACAGTATTGTTAAGTATTATAACAATCCATATCCTGATAGAGTACATGTGAATTATTGATATTATGGATACAATGACAATGTTATGGTTATTTTCAGGCTTATTTGCCTGGAATATCCTATTTTATACTCTTCGTAAAGAGTGGTATATAAGATTTAATCGTGATTATTGGTCTATATACAGAAAACAATTATTATTTATGTATTTCTGTATTATACCTTTTATGATGGGTGGTTTTATAATGCTAGTAGTTTTAATAATTATGTTATTAGGAGTTGGATATAAACCAGTATTTTACTTTAAACCTGAAGATAATTAAAGTAATTATACTAAAATTTTAAAACACTATGTTTATAACATAAATTTTCATATATTTGTAAAAAACAAAATTATGGAAAAAGTATGTAGAATTTGTAAAATCTCTAAATCTATTGATGAATTTATAGTAGATAAAAAACTTAAGGCTGGGTCGTATTCCTTTTGTAAAAGTTGTAAAAAGGAATACGACCGTCTCTATTATATAAAAAACAGAGAAAAAATACTAGAAAGATGCTCTATTTATAATCATACTCATAAAGATGTACATAAAGAGTATATAAAGAAGTATTCTAAAAGGCCATCTTTCAAAAAAGCTATAAAGGAGTATTATCTTCAAAAAAGAGACAAGATCAACAATCTCAGTATTGAAGAAAGAGAAAAACATAGAGAAATGGTAAGTAAAAAACGAGCAGAGAAGAAGAAATTATTAAAAAAAACTCCTAGAGATAGAATAACTCGTAGCTTAAATAATAGATTACATCATTATCCCAAATTTGGAAAAATAGGAAAAACAAGATTAGAGTATCTATTGCAAACAACAATAAGTAATTTTGTAGTATATCTAGAATCTAAATTCTTACCTACTATGACTTGGGAAAATCATGGTAAGTTATGGCATATAGATCACATTGTTCCTTGTATGAAATTTGATCTAACTAAGGAGGAAGAACAATTAAAATGTTTTAACTATACTAATCTTCAACCACTTTTTGCTAAGACTACTGTAATTGATGGAGTAGAGTATATTGGAAACTTAAACAAAAACAGACAATGAACAAGACTATAGTGTTAACAATCGAAGAATACATAAATTTCAAAAAAATAATTAAAGTTAAATTTGATGCCAAGGTCTGTAAGGCCAAGGTCATCGTATCTTGCGAGGAGCATTGTTTAACGTTGATTGGGTTTTAGGGGGTTAATAGCCCCCTTTTTATTTAAAATAAATACTAAAAATATGGAATCTTTTAAAAAACAATATGATAAGATAGTAGGAGCTTATCTAAGAAATGAACTAAATCCTATGCTCAATTGTGCCTGTTTTATTGGTAATTTACTTAATAATTCAGATAGATGGGCTTATCTAAGATCAAATAATTGCAGTTTTCTTGGTGATCCCTATCATTATGATCCTCTTTTTAAAGATCTTACTAGTGTATTTAGAGAAGAAGGTAAAACTCTTATTCAAGAAAGTGGATACAGTCAAAATGATATATTTAAGCTTGAGAAGACGTTTTTAAATACTTGTTATCCTGGTGTACAGCCTACATTCTATGCGGCATGTAAAGTACGGGAAGATAATCTATTTAAGGCTATGGAGGTAACTCTACTAGAACTTAGAAAGATTCATGAAGAAGCTGGTGAGGTTATAGAAGACTATAACTTTGAAAAAAGAGTATTAGAAACAGTATAATAAAACATGAGAGGGCAGTCAATATTCCGTACTATAGCGGGAATATATCCATACTATAGTCATAGTAGCTTTTGACGTCATTTTAAGCTATTATGGCCCTTTTATTTTCAAATCCCTAATATATGAGTAAAAGAAGAGAATATGTTAAAATAGTTTATGATTCTGGGTTCAACTTTGGTAATTGTGCTTTAAGGGCACTTGCTAGAGCAGTTTATCTAGATACAGATAATGAGTATTTTAATCTGACGATTAAAGCTCTAGTAAACATGAAAGAGGTTGAAGAAGGTTTATCTTTCTATCAGATTAAAAAGATCCTTAATTTCCTTGTAAAAGCAGGTAAAATAACTATAGCTTATTATCCAAATACTTATAGGTTAAGTTATCTGTCCCTAGTAGCTGCTAATCCTGATAGAGATATACTAAGTCATTTCGACGGTCATTTATCTTGTGCTAGAAAAGGCGAGATATTAGATGGTTACTATAGTCAGGAAGAAATAAGAAAAGAGAAACCTACTGGATGGTGGTTTATAACCAAAATTAGTAATAAACCTAAAACTGACATTGAGTATACTGAACGTAGAACTTATAGTCTAGGTACTGCTGGTCTAAGTTACGCAACTTATCGTAGTTCAAATCCACCAGTAACATTTAATTATAGTCATTGGTTTGATGCTCACGTAGAAGAATTTAAAAATCAAAAAACATGAAAATATTCACACTTAAAACAGGAAATATAGTTAATGCTAGTATATTTTTTATACTAGGATTAGGTCTAGCATCAACAAGTACTATTCTTAACCATAATCCATATGGTCCAGAATATGCATTCTTTAATAGTTTATGGCCAGGACTAGTAGGACTAATGATGATGTCTTACTATATTATAGACCTACATGCACAATATCATGCTTGGTTAATGGAGGTTAAAAAGAAGAAACCCAACCATTTGGAAGCATGGATATTTAGAGCTATATTAGGAATAGGATTCTGTTTCCTGATACATGCATACTATCATAACTTTCAAAAGTTAACTTGGTTACTTCTATTTACACCATTCTGGTTCCTTTTGGTATTTAACCCTAGATTGAACAAATATAGAGAATTACCATTCTTTTATATAGCTAAAAAGGACGATGGTTCTTGGTTAGATGGTATATTTAACAATTCTAAATGGGGTGGTGAGATTCTATATGGAATATCCATAGTAGCTGCTCTATTCTGTGCTTACATGTATATAAAATGAGTAAACAAAGAGAAGATCTTATCAGGGAATCCTCAGTTAGAGGGTTCCTTGGTTATAAAAACCCTAATAAAGTATCAAGGGTGGAAATAAAAGCAACTGATAGATATTGGGACATTTCTGGTGAAATAGTGGTAGACGCTATTTTTATAAAGAATGTATGGTATACCTGGGATAAGAAAACAGAATCCTGGATTAAAGCTTAATAACTTATGACATGGACAATATTAGGTATAAATCTTATACCTGGAGAGGTATATTATTTAGAAAATCCACAAAATTGGCTAACCCACTGTAATAGTGTAAATTTGCAAAGAAAATACTTAAAATATGGATATAAAAGTTATCATTTATGATTGTGAAACCTATCTAGAATTCTTTCTACTCAAGTTATATAATCCAGATAGAGATAAATGGTATGAATTTAGGGTAAATAGATGGATTAATCAGGTAGACTCTATGATCAGATTTCTTGAGAACCATAAAGATTACTATCTTGTGGGATATAATTCCCTATCTTTTGATGCTCAGATATTAGAGTGGATATATAGAAACTATGAATCCTGGCATGAGTCAAGTGGGATAGAAATAGCCTCTAAGATATGTCAAAAAGCTCAAGACACTATTGATAACTCTAATTATGAGGTATTCCCAGAATATAGAGAAAAGAATCTATCATTTAAACAGATAGATATATTTAGAGTAAATCATTGGGATAACAAAAATGCCAGAGTTTCACTAAAAAGACTAGCTTTTGAAATGGATATGGAACTAATTGAGGAACTTCCCATTCCATTTAACAAAGTAGATTTATCTAAAGAAGAAGTAGAAAAAGTATCTGAATACTGTAAAAATGATTGCTTAGTAACCTATAATGGATGGTTGTATACAATTGGAGAAGTAGATCATCCCTTATATAAGGGAAATAATCAGATACAAATAAGACTAGATATTCAGGATAAGTATGGAATTCCTTGTTTAAATAACTCAAACGCCAAAATTGGTGACGAAATAATAAAGAAATACTATTGTGAGAGTAAAGGAATAGAATACTCAAAACTTCCGAAGAAAGGATTCTTTAGAAAGTCTATAGCTCTAAAAAACTGTATACCAAATACAATATCATTTAAAACTAAGCATCTGCAAGACTTTTTAAAGGAAACTAAGTCTAAAACTCTAGGAATAGATGAAGATTTTGAGAATTCTATAAAATTCTATGGACAGGAATATACTTTTGCTAAGGGAGGTGTGCATAATGTAATAAACGGTAAGGTATATCAATCTGATGAAAAAAATGATCTTGTAGATATAGATGTAAGTGGATGGTATCCAGCTATAATCATTAATAATAAATATTATCCATATCATTTAGGGAAAGAGTTTCTTGAAGGTTATTCCAGAGTTTACTATGAAAGGATTCCTCTTAAACCTTTAGCTAAGAAGGATAATAAGATTAAAGGTATAGTAGAAGCTCTAAAACAAGCAGGTAACTGTCCTTATGGGAAGTCTATGGATATGCAATCATGGTTATATGATAGACAAATGGGCTTAGCTACCTGCTTAACAGGAGAATTTGGTCTTTTAATGCTTATAGAATCTTGTGAACTACAAGGAATTAAGTGTATAATGGCTAATACTGATGGAGCTACATTTATAATACCTAAAGATAAAAGAGATCTATTCAATGTTATAAAGAAGGATTGGTTAACTAGTATCTCCAGAGAGCTAACTTATGAAATTGAGGAAGTTGAGTATGAAAAGATGATATTTTCTACAGTTAATGATTATCTGGCTATAAAAAAGGACAAAGATGCTAAGGATAGGGTGAAATTGAAAGGGGACTTTGTAAAAGACTTTTTACTAAGAATGAACAAGTCTAAGAAGGTAGTAGCTATTGCTCTTGAAAAGTATTACATGGATAATATTCCTGTTGAAAAGACCATAAAAGAGCATACAAACATCTATGATTTCTGTATCAGGCAAAAAGCATCCAAAGACTTCCATTATGAGGGAATAAAGAACAGCAAATCTATTGATATCCCTAATAGTGAATTACTAAAATTAGGATGGTATGAAACTATTGATGGTACATTTCAACATCTAACAGATAAAAGACCATTAATTGAAGTAATTGGTCAATTAAAGATAGAAAAACTAAGAAATGAGCCTAAATCTATCTATAAGAAGCTTATCAGATACTATATATCCAATTCTGGCGAAAGGCTTTTTAAGATAAAAGAACCTCATTGTACAACAAATGCTGCTCCAATTAGTATGTTAGAAAAAAGAGATGATGGTTCTCAATATCTTATAAAAGAGTGTAATTATCTACCTAAAGATACTAAAATATCAGATATGAACTTAAATTATCAATATTATATCGATAAAGCTAACAAGATAATAGATAAGATTAAATTAGAAGGTAGAAAGAGTATAAAGGTTATACCAAATCAAATGTCATTATTTTAAACAAAAAATTATGGAACGAGAAGAATTATTAGCAGAAGATCGTCCATTTGACGAAGAGTATGAACAACACCTCAAGGAGGTAGAAGTTGTAAGAAGTAAAGCTGAAAGCTATTGGGATACTTTCCATAAGTATGACAAGTATCCTACACAAGGTAAAGAAGACTATATTAATGGTTTTGTAGCTGGTTGGTTTCAAAGAGCAGGAATAAGATGATTGTAAATAGATCAAATATCCTGGAACATCTACTGGAAAAGCATCTAAATCTAGTTGAAAAGACTACTTTAGATGCTTTATTTGAAAAGAACTGGAGAAGTAAATGGACTATCTCCAGACAACAACATGAGGAATTTAAAAGATACTGTATACCTTTAATTAAACGTATTTTCAAGTGTAATAAGACTAAAGCAGTTAATACATTTGAATGGTTTATGACTAACTATGGACTAACAATTAAATAACTTTATTATGACTGAAGAAGATTATAAGAAGGAAGCAGCTTTTATTCAAGCTGAAATTGAATTTAAAGAAAACTTTGAGTTAGAGATGGAATTTACACAAAAACCTGCTAATATTGCAGTACAAACTAAAGACGGATTTTTAAATTATGGGACTGTTACTCGGCGTCTGCCATTTAAAGGAGTTATACAAAAATAATTATACTTCTGACATAGCTATTCTATTAAAATCCTTTGAAGAAGGGGTTAATATAGAAGAAATGTGTGCAGAAAACACTAAGTTGAAAGCGTTGTATGATACTATAGTAAGAAAAGGATTAATAAGTGATAATAAAATTACACTACTGGGGAAAGAACTTTTATCTTTCCTCAGTACAGAAGGAGAAGTAAAACTAGTCAAAAAGGTAGTAAAAGATGATGGTTTTGACAGATGGTGGACTATATATCCTGGTACAGACTCCTTTGAATATAATAACAGGACATTTAAGGGAACTAGAGCTATGAGGGTCAAAAAGGATGATTGTAAGACCAAAATCAAAAATATCCTTAATGAAGGTGAATACACAATAGATGATCTTATTGGAGCCTTAGAGATAGAAGTATTTCAAAAGAAGGAAAATAGTGTGAAAACAGGTCAAAATAAGCTATCCTATATGCAAAACTCACTAACCTACCTAAATCAGAGAAGTTTTGAGCCATTCATAGAGCTTTATAAAGCTGGTCATAAAGAGAAGAAAGAACCTAACTATGGAGGAGTAGAAATATAATGGAAGAAGAAGAAAAACCTAAATCAGGATTTGATCATCTTAAAGATGAGGTTCAAAGAGGTATTGAAGGTAAGAATAACGGTATACCAATAGGTTTTAACAGAATTAACCGATATATAGGTATTCGTAAAAGAATTATGACTCTTATATTTGGTCCTACAGGATCAGGTAAAACTAGTTTAATGCATGATATGTATATCCTTAATCCTTTTGACTACTTCCTGAAAAATAGAGATATAAAGAGGAACTATAAGTTCATTCTATTCTCTATGGAAAGAAGTAAAGTCTATGTACTGGCTAAATGGATTAGTAGAAAGATCTTCATAGAAGAAGGTATTTATATCCCTATTCAGAAGCTATTGGGTTGGTGGACTGATAATAGGCTTACAAAAGATGAACATGATCTATTTTTACATTACCAGTGGTATATAGACGAAATACTGGAGATGGTAGACTTTGTAGAAGGTCCGCAGAATCCTACTGGTATATACAAATATGTAAAGAACTTTGCTGAAAAACATGGTAGAGTTGAGGAAATAAGTGAATTTAAGAAGGTTTACATACCTAATGACCCTGATTTAATAGTAGGTATAGGTGAAGATCACTTAGGTCTAACCAAGCTTGAAAAAGGCTTAAATACCAAAAAAGAAGCTATTGATAAGGTAAGTGAGTATAACCAAGTATTCAGAGATTTCTATGGATTTACACCAGTACCAGTTAGTCAGCTTACCAGGAACCTTAATAATCCTATATATCAGAAGATGGATAGCTTTGAACCTACTATTGATGATATTAAAGAATCAGGTAGACCTGGAGAAGATAGTGATGTAGTAATATCTATATTTGAACCTCTTAGATACCGTACAAATGATCCTAGCTATAAAGCTGAAAACTTTGTAGATCAAAGTACAGGGGCTAAGTACTTTAGGAGTGTTAAAATACTTAAAAATAGCTACGGAGAAGATGATGTACGTGCTGGTTTAGCTTTTATGGGTAGTACATCTATCCTGAAAGAACTACCTAAAGCAAGAGAAATGGAAGGATTTGACTTCCAACAAATATTTAATGGGCAATATTTCTTAAATAATTAAAAAAAGAATGGTAAATAACAAACAACTTATAATTCCTCTTCTTCAATTTCCACACAAAGATATATTCTACTTTGTACAGATTCTGGAGAGGAAGAAAGACCATCCTTTAGGTGGTATAACAGGAGCTAATAATAACAGTAGGTTGATTAAAGCCTACTTTATTACTTCCATAGAGAAGTTAGAGAAACAATGGGACGAAATGGTTAAACTAGCTGAAGTATTTGAAGCTAGGGTTATGATTAACCTTAATCCTAGGAACTTTAGGAAAGCTGGTTTTCATTTACTCCAGAAAATAGCTAATTCTATGTCTAATGATGACTTTTACAATCTACATAGAGCTTTTACCTCAGTATGCGGAGAATATCATGCGGAGATTGATAAACGTTGGATTGTAGACATAGATAAGGAAGACTTGGATAAATTAGATGAAATTCAGGCTTTTATTCAGGCAGAACATGATAAAATCAACAAAAAGGACTACAATATCCTATCTATTCTACCTACAAGGTCTGGAAAACATATAATTACTAATCCCTTTAATGCGGAGAATTTTGGTAAAACTTTCCCTGGAATTGAATATCACAAGAATAATCCTACCAATCTTTATATTCCATGAGTTATCTAGGTAAAAGAATAGAGGTAAAGATACCTAAAAGGGATGAAAAAGGTAAACTTACTAAAGAATGGCAAATTGTAAGAGGTATTTGTCAATCAGAACCTCAAGAAAACAAATTTTTAGGTATACCTTTACAAACCGTGGTTGACAGAATGCCGGTTGAATTAAAATCACTAAATGATATAAAAATAGTATGAAAACAGTAGAAGAATTTTTAGATGGTTTTGAACCTATACTTTTTGTTGAAACAAGTCCATTTACTCTAGACTCAGTTATTTTAAAGTCTGATGTATCTCACTTAATGATAGAATTTGCTAAAATGCATGTAGAAGCTGCTTTAAAAGCTGCTAGTGAACAAGCAACGAATGAAACAGATTATCATTGGAATGGAGAAGATGAGGTTCCTGTTACAGGAGATATGGATAAATTTTCTATTTTAAATGCTTATCCTTTAACTAATATAAAATGACATACAAAGACGTAGTAAATATGTACTCCAAGAAGGGGTACATATTTAGAACTGAGAAGATGAGGTTAAATCTAGGAGCTATTCGAAGTAAGGATAGTAAATCTAATAAATTCGATGATTTAGGATTCCTGGCTTGGATAGACGAAAATAACCAAGAACAGTTACTTTATTATTGGGTAACTACAGATCCAGGAAAGTCCTATTTATTAGCTCCAATGAAGAGAGATGGGTGTATCATTACTGTTCCAGGTCAATATTTAGAAGTATTTGCTATAGGATTACATAATGGTAAATATCAATGTTTCAAACAAGTTGGTAAAATGGCCTATGTAAGAGATAATAATAAAGATGAAATTCTTGATTTTTCCCTGTACAAGGACCCTGAAAAGGCTAAAACTAATATATTTTGGGATATTTGTAATACGAATTATCATAGAGCACATGAATTCAAAATAGTAGAGTACGTTTTTAATTATAGCGCGGGATGTACTGTTGTAAAAAATCCAGAAACTTACAAAAAACTTATTGAATTACAGAATAAAAGCAGTAAATTTGGATTTCAAAGATTTGATTACACTTTATTTGAAGAACAATGAAAATATATAAAGAATTCTATTTTGGTATAGGATTAGGATATACACAAGTGTACTTCCAACACCTTATTATACTACCTTTTATCGTAATACTAATTGATCTTGAAAATGACGAAGTTTTGGGGAATAAGTGATACACATGGAATGCATAGACAAGCTATAATTCCTGATAATGTAGATTGTATCTTATATGGTGGAGATAGCACTAATTCTATGAATTTAAACCAGAATCTTATAGAATTTGAAGATTTCTTTAATTGGTTCTCCGAACTAAGTATTCCTAACAAAGTCCTCATAGCTGGTAATCATGATATACATTTAACTAAACAGTATATTAAAGATAAGGTTAAAGAAGCTGGGATTATTTATCTTGAGGACGATTATTTTACTTTAAATAGTATTAAAATCTTTGGTTCTCCTTGGACTCCCAGATATGGAGATTGGAGCTTTATGAAAGATAGATCTAAAATGGACCCTATTTGGAGACATGTAGAGCCAGATACAGATATATGGTTAATACATGGTCCTCCAGAAGGAATACTAGATCTAACTGAGGACAGAGAGTATAGATTAGTACAAGCAGGGGACATTTCTCTATATAAGAGAGTTATGGAAAAAAGACCAAAGTATGTAGTATATGGTCATATTCATGATTTTAAGACTTGTAAGAATTTTGGTACTTTAAAAAGAGACTTCGGAACTACTTTTATGAATGTTAGTAGTGTTGAAGATGGAAGATTTGATAAAGGTCTTATCCATAATGGAATAACATTCGAACTATAACAACTACTACTATGAAAAGCACAGAAGAAAGAACACAACTGATTAATCAATTATCAGAGTCAATTTATCATTGGAAACATGCAGATCCTTTAAATATGCTGTTTTTTAACGAATTTATAGCAGAAGAAGTATCTCAAATGGATATAGACCATGATGATAAATTAGTGGTAACAGAAGCTTTAGAGAAGATATTTAACATAGTACTGAAATATGAACAGAGAAACATACTTGCTGATGAGAAACAATAATTCTCTTGACTATGTATTTGATTACTATGTAAATAGTGATGTACATAAGGATAAAGAGAAGTTGAGTTATGAGCAATTTTGGTTTGCTTTCAGTAAATGGCCATTTGCTCAGATTACAGCAGATATTCTGACTCAATATTATGATCATCTCTATACTATTGTTAAAGTAGAAGATCTCAAAAAAGGCATAATTTTAAAGTATATATGAGTAAGCAAACCGAATTACAAGACCAATTTGCCAAAAAAACAATAGATTTCTTTAAATCTAATAAGCATGGCTTCGCAAATTTAAGTATTCGATTTGGTAAAACCAGATATGCTATAGAAGTACTAAAAGCTCAGTTTAGTAATTGTACAGTATTACTCTGTTATCCAGATAATCTATTAAAGGATAGCTGGATAGCAGAGTTCTCAAAATGGGAATATAGTAATCCTAACGTAGTATTTGTTAACTTCTCTTCTTTACATAAATATAAAGATAAGGCTTTTGATTTTATAATATGTGACGAATTTCATAGTTGTTCAGACTTGGAGAGAGACTACTGTCACCAGATAATGACCAATCATAAGGATACCAAATTCTTAGGGTTATCAGGAACTGTAAGTAGTGAAACTAAAGGAGAATGGGGACTTAAGGAGATAGTTAAGTATACTACTGATGAAGCTATTAGAGATGGAGTAGTTGCTAATTATCAGGTTACTGTCCATTTAGTAAGTCTTGACAACAAAATCAAGACTCCTAATAGTAAGGGTAAAATGTTGACTGAAAAACAAAGGTATGACAACTATTCTTATGTTATAGATAAGATGATAAAGGATGGTAGGAATTCTATGCACTTAGCTCTTACCAGGAATAGACTATCATTATCTTCTATTGGAAAGATAGAGTATACTAAAAAGCTACTTAAATCTCTATCTGATAAAAGAGTTATAGTATTTACAGGGTTAAATAAAGTAAGTGATTCTTTAGGTATATGTTCATATCATTCAGAATCTGCTGAAAATAGTACTTTTATGAACTTCATAGAAGGTAGAATAAACCAATTAGCTTTATCTGCTATGGGAAAAACTGGTATAACATATCCCTTGCTTGATAGTGTAATTTTACTTAACTTTACATATAATAAAGAGGAAAGTAGTCAAATTCTAAACAGAGCTATAAAACTAGACTATAACGGTAAAATAGCTGATCTTCATGTAATTTGCCTCCAGGAAAAGGCGGAGCTTAAAAAAGTTAAAGAATCTCTTAGTATGTTAGATCCTTCCAAGATAAAATATATTTGATTTTATTTGTTTATTAATATAAATTAGCATATATTTGCAAGTATATGTTAAAATAAGCTATGAAAAGATCAGAAATAAAAGAAGATGACTTGGTAAGTGACTACTTGAAAGGACTACCTTTCTATAAATGCTGTATTAAGTATAAAACTTCAGAGAAAAGGATACGAGAAATATTATTAAGAAATAATATTACAATTAGAAATAAATCAGAATCTTTTGGAATAACAAAAGAAGTAGAAAGTAGTATTGTAAATTCATATACAAACCTTAGAAAAAGTCAATATTTAATAAGTAAAGAATTAAATATACCACATGAGACTATTTCTAATATATTAAAAAGAAATAATATCAAGATAGAAAAATGGCAATATAATGTAAATCATAATTTTTTCCAAGATATAAACACTCCTGAAAAAGCATACTTCTTAGGTTGGATGATAAGCGATGGTTGTAATAAAAGTAAGGGTATCCATATAAATTTGCAGAAAAAAGATGAGTTCATTTTAGAGATTTTTAAAAAAATAATAGAGTATGAAGGACCTCTATATTATCAGAAAGGAAGATGTCTAAATTGTGATGATCTAGTATCATTGGTCATATATTCTACTAAATTATCCGAAGATCTATCTAAATTAGGTATAGTACCAAACAAGTCTCATTATACATATTTCCCTGATATCCCTGAAGAATTATATCCTTATTTTATAAGAGGAGTATTTGAGGGAGATGGTACAATTTCCCAAATTGGGAATGGTGTTTATAGAGTAGGATTTTCAGGTACTTTTAAATTAATGAGTGATATTCTACAAGTATTAATAAAAAAATGTGATATAAATAGCCTAAAAGTCTCCAGAGTAGGAAAACAGACTACTCACACCTTAATTATTTCAGGGTCTTATCAAGCACTAAGAGTAATGAATTACTTATATAAGGATAGATTAGATTTAGTCTTAAAAAGGAAATATGAAAAGATATTTAGTATAAATCCTGGGTTAAAAAGTATATTTTACAATAATATGATTTACTCTATAAATGAAGTAGCTAGTAAATTATCAAAAAATAAAAACGACAGACTGAAAATTTTAAGAAAATTAAGGAAAGAGAGCTTATCTATGCTCGATCAAACTAAAATTAAATATATATGACAAGTAGAGATTTTTGTTATTGGATGCAAGGATTTTTTGAGATTCAAAACCCTGAAAGTATAGAAAAAGATAAAGTAGAAATGATTAAGAAACACTTAAATCTAGTATTCAAGCATGAAATAGATCCTTCTATGGGAGATGAAGAACATCAAAAAGCTTTGAATAAGTTTCATTCTACAGGTAAATCAGATGTAGTAATAAGATGTTAAAAAATTAAATATTTATGAATTATCTATTATTATTCTTGGTTACTATTCTACAAAATGGTAGCTTTACACTAAAATTAAACCAATAAAGAATGAGTAAAGAAACATTAGAAGTAAAAAAGAAAGAAGAAATAGTATTACCAGATGAAGTATCACCAGTTGGTGAGAACTTACCACCCAAAGACTTTATTGTACTCAGTATTCCCAAGATGGGAAAGGGTTCTATTTTTGGAGATTTTACTACAAAATATAATGCTCTTGTATTTGGTCTTGAAAAAGGAGGTTATGAATATATTCCAGCTAGAAAGATAGAAATTCACTCTTCTGATGAAACTACTCAATGGGAAGCATTTCAGAACTATATTAAGTATAGAAAAGCTCTTCTTGAACAAAAAGGTAAGTATGATTACCTTATTATTGATGGTTTAGCTGATTTAGATGAACTGTCAGTTATTGGAGGCACCCTAGCTTATATGGATACTGTTATAGGTAAGAGTTTTAATAGGTCTAAAGATGGTCAGAAGATTCCATATGGAGAACCTGATTGGAAGCCTGTAACTAGCTTACCTGATGGTAATGGATATCAACATACTAGGAAATGGTTCCTTGAGCAAATCGATATCTTTAAGCAAATTGCTCCATATAGACTATATGCTGCTCACGTAGCTGATAAGACTATTAAAGATAATGGTAAGGAAGAAATTACTACTGGAGAAATAGCACTTACTGGTCAATTAAAACGTATATTTGCATCAAAAGTAACAGCTTTGGCTAAATTAATAGCTGATGGAGATGACAGATACCTTAATTTTGAAGTAGCTAATGAGAGTATTATTGCTGGTTCTAGAGCACCTCAATTAGAGGGTAAAATCCTTATCTCTAAGAAATTAAAAGATGGTAAGATAGAAACATATTGGGATAGTATTTATAAAACTAAATAAAAATGGAAAAAACGAGAGAACAACTGATTAAAGATTACAAAAAAGCTAATCAAGGTAGGAAAGTACAACTTGCTAGGAAAGCAGGATTTAATAGTGCTAGTGACTATCTTAAATATTTACAAAGTGCGAGTCCTGCTAAAAAGACTAAAATTAAGGTAAAAGAAACTCCTAAGAAGGAAATGTTGGATTATGTAGTAGCTTTTGATACTACTGGTAGTATGGCATCTTATCTTGCAGATGTTAAAAAACATGTAGAAAACCTTATTCCAGAGATGTTTTCACAAGATATCGATCTTAAAATGAAAATTATTGCTTTTGGAGACTATTGTGATATGACTTCAGATAAAATCTTTGGTAAAGCTTACCAAGAATCTAAATTTACTGATAATAAGGCTGAATTGATGAATTTTGTTAATTATGCACAAAGTACATCAGGTGGAGATTCTCCAGAGTTCTATGAACTTGTAATTAAGAAAATTACAGAAGAAACCCCTTGGAGAGATGGTGCTAAGAAAGCTGTACTATTTATTGCTGACTATGATCCGCACCCTGTAGGATATTCATATGGTAGTAAAGTAGAGAACAATCAAATTGATTGGAGAAAAGAAGCTAAAAAAGCAGCAAATAAGGGTATTTCATTCGATACCCTTGCTATCCTTGGAGATAAATTTCCCTGGTATAAAGAATTGTCTCAAATTACAGCAGGTGTATGGATGCCATTCCAATCATCTAATAAGATGAATGAAGTATTCAAAGCTTCTGCTTATGCTAGAGGATCAAGTAAGTCTAAAATGTCATTTGCTACAGCTTATACTGCTGCTGTAGATTCAGGAGATTCAGAATTAATTGGAACATATAAATCACTTTCAACACTTTTATAACTAAAACATGAAAACTAACTTTAAAACACTTAAAACCGGAGAAGCTCTTTCAGAAGTACAATACTACAAGGTAGTAAAGATTGCTGGAGATAAAGTACAACTAAAAAATGGTCTAGATCAAGATATTGTAGTAGATAAAGCATATGTAGAAGATTGTCTTACCAGTGGTGAGCAGTTTACTAAGGAAGAAAAGATGAATAAGACTGATTTAGCAGCTTTATTCCTTAAAAGTACTAATACTGCCCTTACTGTAAGCTTTAATAAGCAAGTAAAAGAAGCTGATGTAGTAAAGGAGATTATGGATGCTTATACAGGTTCTACACCTAAATCTATTGAACTAGCCATTAAAAAAGCAGTTAAAAAAGGTCTAAATGGTGAAGAACGTATCCTTACAGGGTATCACTATGGTATTGTAGATGACTTTGGTCGTGTAAGTGCTACAGATATGAATATCCCTAAAGATCCAAGTGCATCCTATAATACTTCCCTTAGACTTGTAGATCCAAGAGAAATCAACTGGTTGATCCTTAAAGGAGTAAAATACGTAGTAAAGTAATGACAGATTTAGAGAAATATGAAGCTGTAAATAAATGTGAAACTATAGAAGAATTTGAAAAAGTTCTTCTTAGTTTTGCTGATGAAAGCGGTAGAATACAAGGTAGAACTAGAACATTTGATGCTAATAAAATGGCAGAAAATGCTAGAATCTATTATAATGATGATATGGATGAACTCTCTCCTAATATAGTAACGAGAGAGTTTGGTCTTAGACAACAATTAATGTACATTAAATATTATAAATAACTATGGGAATTAGTGGAAAATTAAGAGAAAACAATTTTGACAGCTTAGAAGTAGGACTTTTTTTAGCTGATGTAGTAGCAGTAAATCCAAGTATTGAAGAATTTAAGGAAATTTTAGGTAGAGAACTAGATGCAGATAGTAAAGCTGCTGACTATCTAGGTGACAGTAAGGAAGGAAACATGACTGCTAGAATTGATTTTTGGTTGAAAGATAAGCGAGAAAAGTTCAAAAAAGTGAGCTTTTTCTTGGAAAATAAGCTCAAAACTAATAAAGATAACACTAAAAACCAGTATATTAATACTGTAGGTAGCTGTTCTTGGGCTAGTGATGAGAGTCTTCTTCCAGATTGGTTTAAAAAACGAGAATACCGTCAAGCTTATGTAGGAGAAGAGGATTTATATCGATTTATGAGTACTTGGTTAGGTAAATTGGATTTTAAAGATGCTGATACTACTCTTAGTCTTGATTTTAAGAAGCTTATTAAAGGTAATGTTAAGGAAATCAAAGAACAAATTGGTTCAGAATTAAGCAGTCCTGTAGTAGCTCTAGCTACTGTTAAAACAGTAGAAAAGGAAGATGGGGATAAATCCTATCAATCTGTCTATAATAGGGGATTTCTACCTGAATATAGCCTAAAACAGTTCAGATTAGTAGATTATACAAATGATGAAGTTATTGAGAATCTTAAACGTAAAGATCCTAAGAAGCTTATGACACATGAGCGATTTGTGCTTCAGGTAACTAATTCAGAGCATGGGGTTAAAGAAAGCTACATACTTAAAGATATCAAGGAATATAATCCTTCTGACTTCCTAGTAGGAACAGATAAGGTTATTTCTGACGATGATCCAGGATATTAATTAATTTGTTTTCGTTTTGTTCAAGGTGAGGTAGTAATATCTCACCTTTTTTATTTAAATTGCATATATGATAACAGAAAATAATAAGATTAAATTTAGGGCATTAAATCCTTTTACAAATACTATAATTGAAGACGTATCAGATTTAACAGTAGATCAGTTATTAACATCTGAACTAGTTCCGTTAAGATATTCTGGAATTAAAGATGATAATGGAGAGGAAATATATGAACATGATATAGTAAGAGGTATAGGATTTGACCAAAATGAATATTTCATTGCGAAAATAGAATTTAAATCAGGAGCTTTTGTTACATTAGTTAATGGGTGGGCTACTTCTTCAGATTTAGGTGGATGGGCTATAGAAATTATAAGAATAGGTAGCATTTATGAAAAAGAAAACAAGGAATTATATGAAAGATATGTTTGGAAAAGAGTTTGAAAATGGCCATATTGCTGCTGTAAGATACGTTTGGAATTCTTATGTAGGGGTAATTCGTCCATTTAGAGGTTTTACCTCTGAAGGTGCTCGTAGATTTGCGTTTTTTAGCCCTCACCCTATAGAACAGAATAAAACATATCAAATATTAGGACATGTTAGTAAAGACCATAAAGATTTTAATGAGGAAGTGTTTAATTGGTATCATAATGAAGAAGGAGAATGTCCTGTTAAGATAGAAGTGTATAGAGATTTTGCAAAGGAAACGGAAGAATTTTTGAAAAAGAAATAATTATGCCTATACAAGGTAAACTAAAGCAAGATTTAACAATGGATAGTATCCTTTCGAAAGTATCAGAATTTGATATTTTTAAAGCCTATTATCCTGGTAATTTCGAATTAAACCAAGTCTGTATATCACCATTTCCAAGAAGTAAAGGTATAGAAACTCATCCCTCCTTTGTAATAGGAAATAAGTACGGACATTTATCATTTATTGATTATGGAGACTCAGAAAAAAGAGGCGATTGTTTTAATTTTGTAAGACTTATTACTCATTCTAGCACTTTAAATGAGACATTAGAACATATAGATAGTAAATTTGGCTTAGGTTTTAGAGGTGTTCAGAGAGACTATAAAAAAGCTATTTCTGAATATAAACAACCAGAGGTTACTAAAAGAAACACAGTAATACAAGTTGTTACTAGGAAATTTACTTTAGAAGAGTTAAAATATTGGTCAGAGTATCATGTTGATTTACAGGATCTTAGAAAAAATGATGTTTATTCTATAAAAACTATGTATTTCAATAAAACTAAATTTCCACTAAAAGATACAGAGTTAAGATTTGGTTATTTGTTTGGAAACACTTGGAAGATATATCGTCCTTTTAGTGATAAAAAGAATAAATGGCTATCTAATGTACCACTACAAACTTCTTGGGGAACAGAGAATCTTAAAAAAGGTAAAAATAGCCTAATTTGCAAAGCAAAGAAGGATTTTATGGTATGCAAAAAGATATTAGATGAAGTGGTAGGTATTCAAAATGAAAGTCTAGCAGCCTTTTCAGAAAAATTTGTAAATGAAGTAACAAATAATTCAGAAGAAGTATTTTATGGAGGAGATTCAGATGCACCAGGAAAACAAGCGAGTTATAATATAACTGGAGCATTTGGATATAAACATATAAATGCACCAGATAGACTACTTCCAGCAACAAAAGATCTAGCTGATTGGGCTAAATTAGAAGGATTGGATGCCTTAGAGAGACATTTTAAAAACAAAAAATTAATAATATGAAGATTTTTCTAGATGATATAAGAGAACCTTCTGAATGTGCTAAATATATGCATAATAGGATAGGAAAAGATAATCTTACCTATTTAGAAGGAGAATGGTATATAGTAAGAAATTACGATCAATTTTGTAGAGCTTTAGTAAAATACGAGCAGGATATTACACATATATCATTTGATCATGATTTAGCAGATGAACATTATACTCCAGAAGAATTTTGGGAAACTAAAGAAAAGGCTGAAGAATGGGCTTCTAAACAAGAATATAAGGAGAAAACTGGGTATGATTGTGCAGTATTTTTTAATGAAAGGTTTAAAAATAAGCAAGTATGGCCTACCTTATATGTTCATTCTATGAATCCTGTAGGTACAGAAAGAATTATAAATTTATTTAAAATGAAAATAATATGACAAAGGAAAAACCAACTTATGAAATTAGTAGAGGACTGTTAGTAGCTGCTCCAGTACCTCCAGATACAAGAACTTACAAAGCATTTGCACACGAAAAGGTTATTGATTTAACTCTAAATGCACTAAATGATGCAGGTTTTGTGCTAGATAGTGAAAGTTATAAAGCAACTTCAGATCAACAGATTGCTATCGGTAAATATACCATTAAAAGTGTAGCAGATAGTGAAATGCAACTCCAGATTGCATGGTTAAACTCATATAATAAGGCTAAAAGGCTTACTTGGGGTATTGGTGGACAAGTATTTATTTGTGGAAATGGTATGATTTCTGCTGATTTAGGAGCTTTTAAGAAGAAACATCAAGGTGAAATTCAGGATTATTCACCTAAAGCCATTACAGAGTACGTTAAAAAGGCTGCTGATGTATTTAGAGAAATGCAAAGAGAAAGGGAAGAAATGAAAAAAGTAGAGGTCGATAAAACCATTACTGCTCATATACTAGGAGAAATGTTCCTAAATGAGGATTTCATTACTACTACTCAATTAAATATCATTAAAAGAGAGATTGAGCACCCTACATATAACTATAATGCTCCAGATAACAGCTTATGGTCACTATATAACCATACCACATTGGCTATGAAAGATTTACATCCTGCTCTATATATGAACAACCATATGGCAGCACATAAGTTCTTTGTATCCCGTTCTGGTATACTTATCCCTAATTCTGAGGTTATTATACCAGAAACGGGTAGTCATCCACAAGCTGAGTTATTTGACACTAATTTAACAGCAGTATAATGCAGTGGGATAAATTTGCACCATTTTTCCATGAAAGCTGGCACTCTAAGATTAAGAAATGGGTAGAAAGTGAGGATTGTGATAAATTGTATACTTTTTTAAAGTCAGAGTCAAAAAGAGGGGTTCAAATAGCCCCTCTTTCTAATTTGACCTATAGAGCCTTTTTAGAAACACCTTTAAATGAGGTTAAAGTAGTACTTTTATCCTGGTGTCCATATCATTCCTTTTATAATGGAGTAGCTGCTGCTGATGGTTTAGCTTTTAGTTGTTCTGTAACTGGGAAATTACAACCTAGTCTTATAACCTTTTATGAAGGTATAGAAAATGATATATCTAATGGATTGAACCTAGAGTATGTAAAATACCCAGATTTAAGCTATTTAGCTCATCAAGGAGTGTTATTGATGAATTGCTCTTTAACTGTAGCTAAAGGTAAAGCTGGTAGCCATGATGAAATATGGCATGGATTTACTAAGTTTATTCTAGAAGAATGTCTAGCGTATACAGGGATACCTATAGTCTTTATAGGCAAAGATGCTCAAAAGTTTGAAAGATACGTATCTCCTTTGACACACGGTTACATATTTAGTATAGAGCATCCTTCATTTGCTGCAAGAAATAATCAACTTTGGAACACTAAAGGTGTTTTCACTAAGATTAATAGGATTATTAGAGAAGCTAATGGTCCGGAGTTTGAGATAGATTGGTTAAATACTAAACCTCCTTTTTGATGATTACTGAATGGAGATTTAGAATACTTGATAAGTATCCTAATAGGATTATATGTGATGATAGTTCCATATACAACTCAAAGGGTAAGAAAATGGCTCCAAAGCCTGGAAAAGGTAGATATCTTAGAAATAGGGTATATAGGGATGGTAAAGAGTTGTATTGTTGGATTCATAGAATGGTGGCATATGCTTTTCTAGGTGATTGTACAAGGTTAGAAGTACACCATAAGGATAGAAATAGGCAGAACAACTATCATACAAACCTTGAGATTATGACTAAAAAGCAGAATTTAGATTTAAGAGTATACACTAAACCGGACGATTGTCCTTTCTGATATGGAAATAGAAGAAATATTTAACGCTACATGGAAAGGTTTTTTAAATTTTAACGAATACTCTCCAAAAGAAAAAGAAGTTTATAAAAAAGAGTATTCACCTAATGAAATAATGAATATTATTAAATTTGCATATAATCAAGCTATAGATGATGCTATTAAAAATACTAATTTTATATATGGAATAGCGTGGGAAACAATAGATAAAGAAGGACTCCTGAAACTCAAGAAATAATGCAAGAAATAAACGAACTAATACGAAAAACAATAAATACATATCCAGAACTGGAATATGATTTAGAAGCCATAAAATTATCATTTATGGAGGAGTTAGAATGGGGTGCTGACGAAGAATATGTGATAAATCATATTAAAATTGCAATAGCTGAACTAATCAAAAATCAGACAGTATGATACTGGAAAAACAAACAGAAAACTTAGTACTATCAGAAGGTACATCAGGAGATGTTATAAAGTCAAAATTGGACATAGAAAGTGCAGATTTTCTAATGAGAATGATGACTAAAGGCTTCTATTCAGATGCTATAGGTTCTACAGTACGAGAAACTGCATCAAATGGTGTAGATAGCCATAGAAAGGCTGGAATTGATGATCCTATAGTAGTTACTTTGAGTTCAAATATACAAGGTAACTGGGAATATTCAGTTGAGGATGTAGGAGTAGGTTTAGATCATCAAACTGTGATAGATGTTATTTCCATGTACGGAAAATCTACCAAAAGAGATGATGCTAATGCGATCGGTTGCATGGGTCTTGGCTGGAAGTCACCTCTTAGTTATACTCCTTCATTCTACTTTATAGCTAGGAAAGATGGTATAGAAAGGAAATATATCCAATCCGAAGATGAAGAAGGAGGAAGTAGCATTGAATTATTATATGAACAAGAAACTATTGAAAGAAATGGAGTAAAGGTTATTGTTCCTGTTAAATATAGTGATAGGTATGACTTTGTTAATTCTATTAAGGAGCAACTAGCTTATTTTCAGGGTGTTTATTTTAATGTAGATGGAGTTCCAAAAGACTTTAAAATACATAGAAGTGAACACTTTCAATGGTCAGAACTATGTGAAGATAAGGATCTTCATATATGTCTGGATGATGTATATTACCCTATTGACTTCAATAAACTAGGTATAGGTAGAATTCATATTCCCGTAGGATTAAGATTTAGCCTTTCAGATGGTATATACCCTCTTCCTAATAGGGAAAGTATCAGATATACTACAGAATCCAAAACTGTTATTTTTAATAAAATTAAGCAGGTTGCTGATTATTTTGTAAATTTCTATAATGAATCTGTTACTGAAACTGAGGATATTGAGAAAATCTTTGATTTCTTTAGATATTCAGACAGGAAGGTAAAGGGATTTAGAGAAAATAGTACTATATCAATTGGTGATTTAACTATATATAGTTCTATTAAACCTATAACTCCTACTTTAAAAGGAATAAAGAAAACAGACCTACAAAGAGTGTTCCATATGAAGGATAGTCTATTTAAAGAATATACTATAAAGTATAAATATTCTTATGGTAGATTTACAGGAACTGGTAATAGTAGCTATGATAGGGAGTTTAATCATCAAAAAGCTACAAGAAACGATAAAATATACATCTTTTCAGGAGAACTTTCTAATAAGATGAAAAACTACCTCAGAGATGATATATTAACTAGAGGTTTAGATACTCTATTTATTCAAAAAGAAAGAGTTACTAGATTAGGCAAGATAGGACCAACTCTTTGGGGAGTTAATGCTAATACTTATATAGATATCCTTAATCTTAATAAATACCCTAAAAGTGATTGGAGGGATATGATTAAGGAATATCAGTATATTAAGTCCTTATATGAGGCTAAGTTCCTAAAAGCTGATGGTATTATCATTCCACAAGAATATATTAACAGGAAAAAGTTAGAAAGACAGGATTTATTGGTAAAAAAGGATAGGAGACTAAAGCTAACTGGTGAAATTAATGTAAAGGTAGCCTCTAATTTGGAAAGGTATGTTTCTGATAAAAACTGTAAGTTCGAATCTGTAATATTTAATCTAAAAGAGATACATAAGGATAAGAAAGTTACAGTTTATTGTGAAAATACTCCTGAGAATGCTCAATTGATTCAAAAATGGTTTACTATAATTAATAGGGGTAAAACTAGGTTTGCTATGCTCTCTACCAGGGAAATGAAGAATATTAAGGGTTTAAATGTACATAATTGGGTTAAAATGGAAGATTTCTTAAAAGGTAAACATATACAGTTCAGAAGAATAGTAACTGCATATTTAATAAATAACTTGATAGTTGATCATTATTCTTCTTTTGCTAAGAAAGATAAATATATTAGTAGGATTTCTACACATTTGTATGATAATTTAACTATATTAGAAAATTATAAGAGAGACAACTTTCACAGTGGAAATGAGGAATTATATAAAGAATGTGTAAAATTGGCAGAATCTGAAAAATTATTTGATTATTCTGTGTATTATATCTATAAAGAAGTTAAATTTACACTTGAAAAACTTAAATTCTTAGAGCCTGTTTTAGCTCATGTTCCTTATGAAGATAAAGGTGTAATAGATGCTTTAAAGGATCTATTTAAGTATTATAAACAAAAAATTGATTGGAAACATTATAAACTACCAATTAATTAGGAAGTAATAGAGGATTTAGTAGAAGAAAATATCGAAGAATTAATAGAAAACGAAACAATATGAAATTATTTTCAATGGATTGGTTTCTCACAGAGAAACAAAAAGAGCTTCAATCTTTAAAAGTTGAAGAACAAAAGATTAAGAATGAGCTTTTAGAGAAGCAATTACATAAGGAAGAAGATCCTATTCATTCTGTTAAGCCTTATAGGAGAATAATTCTTACAAATGAGGTTTTAACTATTGTTCTTACAGATGGTAGTATTATAACTAAATCTAATGCTACAAAGGATGATTATGATAAGGCTACAAATGCAAAGTTTGAAGCAGATTTATTTACTATTTGTTCAGTTCCTCAAGCTGTCGAAAAAGGATCTGATATTAAGGTAGAAATAGAACAAAAGGCTGCTAGGAACATAGATTTACTTATAGGTCATGAGGATTTTGAAGTAACTGAAAATTCTGTATATGTGTATGGTGAAGACAGACAATTAATTAAGAGGTCAGTTCCTGCAATACTTGTTAACAGATTTGTAGAGGTTTTGAACAAACCTGATGAATATCAATCAGTTAGAAAATTTTGGTTAAAGTGTTGCTTAAATCCTAATGCTCAAAGTGCTGAAGATTTATATCAATTTCTAACTTACCACCATTTCAAGATTGATAGACATGGTAACTTCTATGCTTATCGTAGAGTTGTAAGTAGATCAGGCGATAATAAAGACCTTATTGAGTTTATTAGCAATACTTATACTAAAGTAAAAGCCGTATGGAAGAAGAAACCTAGTGATTATCTTATTTGGAAAGATGAAAAAGAAGATAATTTTATACTTTCACCACATGGTACAGGAAATCCGTTATATACATTTATAGGTAATTTACAAAGTCTATATCTGGATCTTCCTAATATACAAAAGAAAAATTATACTTCTGCGCATACTGGAGAAGAGGATTATAAAGTAGGTGAGGTTATTTCTATGCCTAGGAATGATGGAGATGATAATAACAGTATAAGCTGTTCTAAAGGTTATCATGCAGCCAGTAAGAAATATGATTACAGTAGTTTTGGAGATACTCCAATTCTTGTAATTATTAATCCTATGGATGTACTTGCTGTTCCAAGAGGAGAAGATGGTAAACTTAGGACTTGTAGATGGTTCTTTGCTTCAGTTTTAACTAATGAAGAACAACACATTCTGGATAACGAGGAGTTTGATGTTACAGATTTAGGTGATGTATTTGAAGAAAAATGCTTGGAAAATATGTCAGAATATGTGAAAAATAGCTTTTCTGAAGAGGTAAAAAGACATACTTTTACTCTATCAGGAATAACATCTAAAGAAGTAAGCTCTATTATTACATCATTAGAAGAAATGAAGGAAGTATTAAATAAACGAGTAGTAAACGTATGATAAGTGCAGTAATCGAATATCAGGATAAAACAGTATCTATATACTCATCTCCATCTGTATATACAGGTGAAAAGTTCCTAAAAGGATTCTATGAATGTTATAAACATGACAGGGGCATTGATATAACTAGGAAAGAAGTACTAGAAAATCATAATCCTTACTATCAGGAGAATACAGAAACTGTTCTAAGAACAGTTAAGTCATTTTTTGAGTCTGGTATAGAAGATAAGGTAAATGAACTAGGTTTTACACATAAATTAGGTATCCTTCTACATGGTAGACAGGGTACTGGTAAAACTTCTTTAATGAACTTTATTGCTAATCGCCTAGTAGATGAGAAGGATGCTATAGTTTTCTTCTGTAATAGTAGTAATACATTGGATGCTGCTGTAAATGTAGCTCAATCTATTAGGGAAATACAGAAAGATCCTATTATTTTTATAGCTGATGAATTTGAAAGGTTTGCTAGGGATAACGAATCTGAGATTAAAAACTTACTTGATGGTAAGGATAGTGTTTCTAATAGTCTATTTTTAGCTTCTACTAACTATATTGATAAAGTTCCTGATACACTTAAAGATAGACCTAGCCGGTTTAAAGTTGTTAAAGAAATCAAAGGATTTACTGATAGGAAGACCATATTCACTATTGTTAAAGAAGTATCTGATCGATTAAATCCTGGTCTATTTAAGGATGAAGAAATAGAAATTATTGTTAAAGAATCTAAAGATGTTACAATTGATGAAATTAAACATTTTTGTTTAGATAAATTAACTGATAATTTTGTAGAGAAAGAAGAACGTAAACCAATTGGATTTAATATACCTAAGATGGAAGATGATGATGAGGATAAATCTATGGGTTTAAATTGGGTTACTCTTAGCAACAGTAAACGTTTATACATAGGAGGAGGTTCTGGTGGAAAATAATTGTTGGATTTACCAGGGGGAGTGCTTGTATGAGCCTCCTTCTGGTTATTATGGTTTTATTTATAGAATAACACTATCTGATGGTACTTTCTATATAGGTAAAAAAGCTTTTGAGCATAATCAAAAGAAGGTTCTTTCTAAGAAAGCTAGAGCATTATCTGGCACCAGAAAGAGAATAGAAAGGGTTAAAAAAGACTCTGGATGGCTTGAGTACTGGGGGAGTTCAAAGGCTTTTATAGAACATATCGATTCTAAAGATAAAGAATGGGATGGAGGATGTAGAAAAAACGCTACTAGAAAGATTGTTAAACTTTGTAAAGATAAAGCTTCTCTTTCTTATTGGGAAATGGTAACTTTAGTGCAAAATGATATTCTTTTTAGAACAGATTGTTGGAATGGTAATATAAGTGGTAAATATTTTAAAGGAAAAATACATGAATAAACCAAAGATTTTAATTACAATGGAAGGTGGAATGATCCAAAGCATAGGTGCTAATATGGATATGGATATAGTTATTAATGACTATGATAATCCTGAAGAGGATCAAATAAGGTTAGAATCTCCGGATGAGATTTTTAAGGATGGAGAAGCTTATAAGCTAATCACAGAGGATAAGTTTCCTCTATCTATGGCAGAACAGTTAATTAAGGAGTATTTAAAGGACGAAAAATTCTAAGATTATGAACATTATTATTGAAAGAACAGATAATCCTAAAAAGGATTGTAAAGATGCTAATGTACTATTACAGGAATGTTTATATCTGTTAAACAAGGTTCCTAACAGGAAATATAGACCTAAGTCTTTTAAGGAGTCCTATGATCTATGTTCAGCAATAGAAAAACATCTAAAAACACAAGAATTATGATTCATTCTGTAATTTTAAACATGGATGAATATAATGATCTTATGGAAAAAGCTAAACAAAGAACTGTTATAATTTCCATCAAGGGATTAGAGAGAAACTGGGAATATCTTTCATATTTTGAATCATCTAAATATGCAATAGATATATTAAAATTTGATGATCAAATTTTACCTGTAATAGACGGACTTAAAGAAATTCTAAAAAGTGAATTAGATGAATTAAATTCTAAAATTAAAGAATATACTAATCTTAAGGGTGAAATAGAAATATTAAAGAAAGAAATGAAATGATACAAGGAACAGTAAGAACAGAAAAGGAGTATAGACAGCTAGATAAAGATTCATCATCCAGTCTTAAGTTATTCTCTCAGGATAAACGTAAGTACTATAAGGTTTATATAGAGGGTAAAAAAGAACCTGAAGAAGATGAATCTAAAGCTAGTGTGGTAGGAAGGGTGGTAGATACCCTACTATTGGAGAAAGAGGAATTCGATAATAGGTTCCTAATGAGTTCTTTAGCTAAAGCTCCTACTGGGAATATGGAAAAGTTTGTAGAAGCTTTGTATAGATATACAAGAGATGCTAAAGAAGATACTCCATTTGAAGAAATAGCCAGATCAGCTTATAAAGAAAGTGGATTTAAGTGGGCTTTTGACACAGTTTTGGCTAAATTTGTAGGATCAGATGCTGAAATCTACTACAAGGAACTTATAGATGTTAGAGAAAAAGGTCTTACTATAGTCACTATAGATGACGTAACTAACGCTGAAAGGATTGTAGAAGAGCTTAAAACCAATGAGTTTACTGCTGATATTATCAATAAGAAGTCTGATCATAGATTTGAGGTTTATGCTCAATTACAGGTAGATGGATATAGTATTGATGGATTGGAACTTAAATCCATGATGGATAAGTGTATAGTAGATCATGAAAAGAAAACCATCCAAGTAGGTGATCTTAAATGTAGCTGGTCTGTAGAAGGATTTTATGAAGAATATTACCTTTACCGCAGAGCATACATACAATGCTATCTCTATAAGGAAGCAGCTAAATCCTTCTTTAAAGATCTAGTGGATAGAGAGTACAAGGTACTAAATCCTAAATTTATAGTCTGTGATAGTATTAACTATTATAATCCTCTTATATATGCTTCAACAGATGAAGATTTGAAAGAAGCTTATGAAGGATTTGAGTATAAAGGTAGAACTTATCCTGGTGTAAAGGAAATTATTGAAGAATTGAAGTGGGCTAAAGAGAATAATAAATGGAATATTAGTAAAAAGAACTATATCAATAGGGGTATAGTAAGCCTTAAACCTTAGTATGAAGTTAAAAAGAACTATAAGTACAATTTTTATGCTTCCAACTTTAAAAATTAATGGAAGTAAGTTGGAGGAAAATGGCTTTATAAATGCCTATATAAAAGATGTGGATTGTCAAGTAGAGTATGAAAATTGTGTATATTTACTGTTCAAACCTCCTCAAATGGACATTTTTAACCATTTTATAGAGGATGAATATATAAGAACTAAAGCTCTTCTTCATGATTATGATTATGAAGATGGATATGTAGTTCTTGTATATCAATTGGATAGTAAGTTTGACGAAGATTTTAAGTTAATTAGAAAAGGTCTATACTCCAAGACCTCAGAAAGTTTCCAGAAACAATTTAAAGCAGTTAAAAAAGTGGTAAAAGAAGGGCTTCATAAGGATGAAATAACCCTACAACATCTTATATTTAAAAAGGCTGATAATCTTAGGGATTACTGGGAATCTAAAATAGGAGTTAGTATTAAAGAAGAAATGGAAGTTTGGGAAGGGTGGTCAGATGAGAAAGAAACATTAGATTTAAACAAAATAAAATGAACAGAGTAGAATATCTATTTACAGTGCTCTCAGAAGAGTGTGCAGAAGTAACACAGGCATCATCTAAAATCCTACGATTTGGATTAGCTAATCATCATAGAGGAAATGATAGTAGTAATGATAATCGATTAGTAGAAGAATTCTATGATATTATGGCTGTATTTGAAATGCTACAAGCAGATGGAATTCTACCAGTCTGGGATAAATTAGACGTAGACCTTCAAAAGAAGCACAAGAAGGACAAAGTAGAGAAATACATGAAACAATATAGTAATGATTTATGATAAGTGTAAAAGTAATAGCAGATAGTAAAAACCAATTCGGAAATAGAATAACTACAATGATAGTTACTATGCCACGTATTATATTAGCTGAATTTAATACACATAGAATGTTTAGTAGAAATTCAGCCTCCAGCAGGGCCATACCATTCGAAAAAATGGTCAAATCAGTTAAAGAGAATCCTTTTATTCCTATTGCATGGCAGGCTGATCATAAAGGAATGCAAGGTACTGAGTATATTCATAATGATACAGGAAGAGGTGGAGATGAATCTAGAATTCAGGTAGGATGGCAAAATGCAATAGACAACGCTATCAGGGAAGCCGAATGGATGAATATGTATGGACTTACAAAACAAATTTGTAATCGTATTTTAGAACCATTTATGTGGCATACAGTTATTTTAACTGCTACAGAATGGGAGAATTTCTTTGCTCTAAGATGTCCACAATATGTTTTAATTGAAGAAGAGGGTAAACTTGCTAGACCAGAATTAACTAAAACAACAGAAAAAATATTTAGAAGTAGAAAAGATTACCTCAAATATAAAGAAGATTTGCAATTTGATAGTAATATTTCTAATGAAATTCAATGGTTACAACTTAATAAAGGTCAAGCTGAGATTCATATGATGGCTTTAGCAGAAGCTATGTGGGATGCTTACAATGAGTCTATTCCTAAAGAATTGAAAGCTGGTGAATGGCATATTCCTTTTGGTGATAATATACAATCAGTTTCAGAATCAGTTTGGGAATTATGTGGTTATAAAGAATCTGATCCAATCTTCGCAGACTATACTAGCCTACAATTAGCGAGAACATTTACAGAAATAAAGATAAAAATAGCTACAGCTAGATGTGCAAGAGTATCTTATACTGTGGTTGGTGAGGAAGGTAAGCCTGATAATTACGAAAATGATATTAAGCTGCATAATAGACTTATTGAAAGTAAACATGCTTCACCTTTTGAACATATTGCTCAATCTTCAGATAATATGGATAGAAGTAGGAATTTTACAGGAGGCTGGAAACAATATAGAGAAATAATAAATTTATGAATAGAAATGCAATAAGGCTTTTAAATAAAGCTAATAAGACAATGAAAATATTGTCAAAACGTTATAAGTTTGTGAATATTGCCATTAATTATTCTAGTATAGATCTTCTATTACCTGGGACTAATAAAATAGATGCACTATGGGAAGAAGTAATTTCTAATTTTATAAAAGATAAGATCAATTGGAACTTGAGATTTGAAACTGGTAATCTAATATTAAATATTTATTTATGAACTGGGAAGTAACATACACAGATGGAAATCCTCTGATTATTAATCAAGTAGAGGAAAAGGAAGATAAACCTAAAGAAGAAGTAGCTATGAGATTTAATAATGGTAAACCTCAATGGGGACTTGTTCATTATAAATCATTAGAACCTATGATTAGGGTACTAGAGTTCGGTAGTAAGAAGTATAGCCCTAATAACTGGATGAAGAAGATGGATAGAACTAAAATTCTAGAGTCTGCCCAGAGACATCTAGCTGCTTTAATGGATGGTGAGGAAATTGACCCAGAAACAGGAGAATCCCATATTGGGAATCTAATGTGTAATGGTATGTTCTATAGCTATCATTTTGTAATAAACAAAAAAGAAGATGAATCAGACAAAAATAGAATCCCTAATTGAGGCTATAGTTAACACATTTGTAGGCTTTCTTATTACTATATCTTTCCTACCTATTGTAAATAAGATTTGTCATATAGAAATGACTAACAGCCAGATGGGTTTATCTACTTTTCTTTTTACTATTATATCAGTAATAAGAGGATTTGTAATAAGGAGGTTCTTTAATAATTTATATTGGTTGAAAAACAAACTTAAAAGATTGTTTATACATTAAAAGAATTATTATAACTATTAATATTATCACGAAAAGGTTGGTAAAGTGAAATAAAAAGGGTAATTTCAAACCCTTTTTTCATTTCCAACCATTAAACAATTAAATATGCAAGATTTAGGATTAGACGCATTATCAAAATTAACAACATTCAGTAAATACGCTAAGTATATACCAGATAAGAAACGAAGAGAAACATGGGATGAAATAATTGATAGGTATGAATTGATGATGTCAAATAAATATCCTCAACTAAAGGAACAAATTAAAGAAAATATTAAATTTATAAGAGAAAAGAAGGTACTTCCAAGTATGAGGGCTTTGCAGTTTGCAGGTCCTGCTATGGAAGTAAACAATACAAGAGGTTATAACTGTTGTTATCTACCTATAGAGAGTATTCATAGCTTTTCAGAATCGATGTTCTTGCTATTAGGTGGAACAGGTGTAGGATATAGTGTACAGAAACATCATGTAGCTCAATTAGCTCCTGTTAGGAAGCCTATTAAGACCAGACATTATCTTATTGAGGATAGTATTATGGGATGGGCAGATGCTGTTAAAGTATTAATGAAAGCTTATATAGGTGGTGGATTTATGCCTAATTTTGACTTTAGGGCTATTCGTCATAAAGGTGCAAGATTAGTAACAGCAGGAGGTAAAGCACCTGGACCTGAACCATTAAAAATCTGTTTAGTTCATATTCAGGCTATTCTGGATAGAAAACAAGATGGGGAACAATTAACCCCATTAGAGTGTCACGATATTCTATGTCATATAGCTAATTCTGTACTATCTGGAGGTATTCGTAGAGCAGCTATGATTGCTTTATTCTCATTAGATGATGAGGAAATGGTTACTTGTAAATATGGTAACTGGTGGGAATTGAATGAACAAAGAGGTAGAGCCAATAATTCAGCAGTTCTTGAAAGAGATAATGTAACTGAAGAGGAGTTTTTCTCTCTGTGGAATAGAATTCAAGCTTCTGGATCAGGTGAACCTGGAATTTATTGGACTAATAATAAAGATTGGGGAACTAATCCTTGTTGTGAAATTGGTCTAAAACCATTTCAATTCTGTAACCTGTGTGAAGTCAATGTTAGTGATGTAACTGGACAAGCAGATTTAAATAATAGAGTAGCTATAGCTGCATTCTTTGGTACTTTACAAGCTGGATTTACAGATTTTCATTATTTACGTAACAGATGGAAGCTTACAACTAAAGCAGATGCTCTATTAGGTATTGGAATGACAGGTATTGCTAGTGGTGAAATTCTTAAATATGACCTGAAAGAAGCTGCTGATATAGCTAAAATGACTAATATTAGATATGCTGAAAAGATAGGAAGTAATCCAGCAGCTAGAGTTACTTGTGTTAAACCATCAGGTACAACATCTCTTATATTAGGTACTTCAAGTGGTATCCATGCTTGGCACAGTAAATATTACCTCAGAACCATGAGATTTAACAAAAATGAGGATATTGCTAAGTATATGATGATTAACCATGAAGAGCTATGTGAAGATGATATTCTTAGACCTCAAGATACTGTATGTATTAGAATCCCAGTAAAAGCACCAGATGGATCTATCTTTAGGACAGAAACTGCTATTGATATACTTGAAAGGGTTAAGAAGTTCTCTAAAGAATGGATACAACCTGGACACGTAGATGGAGATAATACCCATAATGTATCAGCTACTATTTCTATTGATAAAGATAGGAAATATAGTTTTGAAGAAAAAGGATATATGTTCTCTTTTGTAGAGAATATTATAGATGAGTGGCAAATGGTAGGATCATGGATGTGGGAAAATAGAGATGTATATAATGGTTTATCAGTATTACCCTTCTCAGGAGGATCTTATGTACAAGCACCTTTTGAAGATATCACTAAAGAGGAGTACGAAGAACGTATTTCTCATGTTAAATCTATTGATCTTACTAATGTAATAGAAATGGATGATAGTATAGACTTCTCTAGTATTGCTGCTTGTTCGGGAGGAGCATGCGAATTAGTATAGTTTGTTTATTTTTTAACCTAGGGAGTTTGTACTCTCTAGGTTTTTTTATTATCTTTGAAACAAAATTAAATATATGGCTAAAAAAGCGGAGAAAAGTAGTTTAGAAACATTATTGGAAGGCTTAGAAAAGAAGTACGGTGTAAGTAGGTCAGATTTAGAAGAAGTACAGGTAGTTTCTACAGGTAGTATTCAACTAAATAAGGCTCTGGGTATCAATGGTATACCTGTAGGTAAGATTATTGAGCTGTTTGGAGCAGAATCATCAGGTAAGAGTACTATTACTCTTCATTTAATCAGTGAATTCCAAAAAGCTTTTTCTGATAAGAAAGTAGCACTATTTGACTATGAACATAGCTTTGATAGAAAGTACGCCACTAATTTAGGTGTAGATGTAGATAATCTATTAATCTATCAACCTGATAATATGGAATCAGGGTATGACCTTATATTAGGACTAATTGAAAATGATATTGTATCTCTGGTAGTCCTTGATAGCCAAACGGCAGCAATGCCAAAAGCTATAATTGATGGAGATATGGGGGATGCTACTATTGGTTTACAAGCTAGAATAAACAGTAAATTCTGTGGTAAAATCAAAGGTTTATTGTCCACTCATAATACTACTTTAGTAAGCATCTCACAGACAAGGGCTAACATAGGAGGAATGACCCCTGGAGATGTGTCTACTGGTGGAAATGCTTGGAAATTCTATGCTGATATGCGTTGGAAAGTGTGGAAAATGAATGATAAAATCAATGAAGCTAATAAGACAACTATTGACATTATTAAGAACAAATTAGCTAATCCTTTTGGGCAAGCTAAATTATCCATTCTATGGGGTATGGGCTTTGACAAAGTAGGTGAGATTATTGATTATGCTTGTGAATTTGATATTATTAAAAAAGGAGGTGCTTGGTTTACTTTCAGGGAAGAAAAGTTCCAGGGAGAAGAAAAAGTAAAGGTGTTTCTGGAAGAAAATCCAGAAGTCTTAGAGTATATTAAAGAAGAAGTACTTAAAAAGTTAAATAATGAAGGATGAATTTGAATATCTTAAAAATACAAAGAAAATAGCAGAGATTCTGGATGAAGTTTATAAGGTCAGATTAATATCTGGAGATGAAATTGCAGATAAATTAGCAGATGAATTATTTAATAAACTAAAAAATGAAGAAAAAACCAATGACTAAAAAGGAGGTTGAAGCTATTCAACCTGAACCTTTTAAACCAAAAATGAGTTATACCAGATTTAAAAATGGTCTACCTATTCCAGAAGAACATCCTTTTTATACACCACCTAGGGAACAGAAGGAATGGTCACCACAAGGTACACATGACTTTAAGCTACCAGATGGTACAGTTGAACAAAGACCTGGAAGATATGTAACTAAAATGACAAGAGGAGGAAAATAAATGCAACAGACAATAATAATAGATAATACGGCTGAAAGTTTAAACCAATTAATAAAGCGTTGTTATAAAGCCAGTTTTGATGCTGGTTGGCATACTGATATTAATACAGGAGAACTTAAAGAAAGAAATAGAGCAGAAATGCTTATGCTTATTGTATCTGAAATAGCTGAAGCTATGGAAGGTGAACGTAAGGGATTAATGGATGATAAGCTGCCACATAGACCAATGGCTGAAGTAGAAATGGCTGATGCTGTTATCAGGATTGCTGATTATTGTGGTAGATGGGGATATGATCTAGGAGGTGCTGTTGTTGAAAAAATGGCATATAATGCCCAGAGAGCAGATCATAAAATTGAAAACAGACTAAAAGATGGCGGAAAAAAGTTCTAATAATATTTATAGTAGACTTTCAGTAGATAACATGGATCAAATGTTAGCTCCATACTTGCGAATTTTTAAACATAGAGGTTATATTGAAAGTAGTCAAGTTCCAAGATTTCTAAGATTACTTGATGAAAAATTAAATAAAAATGAGATATACGAAGATAATCAGCTTAAATTAGACCTTGTGTGATTAGGAGGAAGAAGAAACCACAAGAACAAATAGATCAAGAAAAGGAAGAAAGTCAAAAAATGAAAGACTTCTTCCTTTCCATATGGTTTAAAAAACCACATAATTCAGAGCTATCAGGAGCTTGGTTAGGATATGAGTTTAAAACCATCTTTTTTCATCACATTTTAAAGTCAAGAAAATATTCTGAAGCTAAATATGATGAAGAGAACATAATTCTACTTACCTTTGAGGAACATCAACAAGCTGAAATGAATGAAGATAGATATGAAGAAATCAACAAAAGGAGAGATAATTTAAAAGAAAAATATGGAATCAAATAAATATCCTGGAACTGGTGGTACACCATTCAATTTATCATTGAATAGTAATGATTTTGCCACAGAAATGGAAAAACTTAGACAAGAAGAAGCAAATATGGCTAGAAAGCTATTAGACGAAGGTAAAATATCAATGGAAGAATATACACAAATTTTAAACCAATTATAATTACAATGAAAAACCAATTTTTCTACACACGTGTAGAGTTAACCGCAAGTCCAATTACAGTAGAAGGGCAACCTCCTGAAACCATTAGAACTGAATTTATTGATAGTTTTAATATTAATAAGGTTATTAGGTCTTATCAATTAGCAGAAGGTAAGCTATTTATTGCCTTGGATGACTTTCATCCTGAAAGGAGACAAGAGCCTATTTTGAACAAGAATAATGTAATTACTGGCTACAAAAACGTTGAAAATACCTATCAGTCAGAGATTGTACTTACAGAAGCTGCTGATATTGCAAGATTTAAAAACATAACTGAATTTACTGAATGAAGAAATTAATTGATCATCTAAAAAGGATAGCTAGAGAAAATGAAGATAACTTTGATTTTAATATAAAAATAGAAGTTTTCAGAAATGAAATACGTTACCTTTTTGAGGCTGAAGAGACTTATGATAATCATAACTTTATAAGTATAGTATTTACAGAATTTGATAAATTTCTAGAATATATTGAAAGAGAAGAGTATTTAGGAATTCTGAAAAGAGCTTGTAAGGAATGGAATTATAAATATGTAGATTAATGAAGATCAGTTGTAAAATGATAACCTGTGGAAGACCTCACCTTTTGGTAGAGGCTCTCCACAGTTTTCTCCAACAGGATGATCTAGGAGATACTGAGCTTATTATTGTTAATGATTATAAGCATCAAAAGCTCATTTTTGACCATCCAAATGTTAAAATCTGGAACTTTGATAAGTTATTTCCTAGTATAGGAGAAAAGGAGAACTTTGCATTAGAACAATGCTCTGGGGATATATTTGTAGTATGGGATGATGATGATATTGCTATGCCTTGGCACTTAAATAATATCAGAAAGTACTTTAAAGAAGATACTAACCTATTACATTGGGCAAATGGAGCCTTTTATAACACTCCAGATATTACAGGAATTACTTCTTTAGGTAACTCTGGTATTGTATACAGTAAAAAAGCATGGGAAGCTATAGGAAAAAGTCCAATGGAGAATGCTGGAGGGGATATGACTCTAACTGAGAGAATTAAGGCTTTAGATGAAAGTAAGGTAGTTTATGCTCATCCTCCTGATAATGAGGTAAGTTGGTTCTATAGATGGTCACTTCCACAGTGCTATCATCAATCAGGTATGGGAACTGATACTCCTGATAGAGTAAATGTGGTACAAAGAAATTACGATTATTTAGAGTCAGAAAGAGCACATTGGAGAATTCCAACTGGAGATGTTGTTCTACAACCTAAATGGCATCAAGATTATAAACAGTTATTATATGACTACACAAAACCCAAAAGTTGAATTCATTATACCTACATATAATAGACCAGATCTACTAAGATGTATATTATCTTCTCTAATAGCTCAATCTGATCCAGATTGGAGTGCATCTGTTATGATAGATGATACATTTATATCTGGTCATTCTGTTATGCCTCCTAGTCAATTTGATACCATTAAAGTATTTAATGAACTTAGAGATTCAAGATTAACTTATGGATTTACAGACGGACCTCATAAAGATTGGGGACATACACCAAGAGATCAAGGTAGAATGAAAGCTACTGCTGAATATACTATAATGACAGGTGATGATAATTACTATGTGCCTACATTTGTAGCAGAATTAAAGAAAGTTTTAGGAGATAATCCAGGGTTTGTTTACTGGGATATGGTCCATTCTAGCTTTAATTACCAGTATTTTAAATGCCATCCTTTTAATGGACAAATAGATATCGGTGCATTTGCTGTTAGAACAGATCTATGTAAACAGATTAAACTAGGTAGGGGATATGCGGCAGATGGGGAATTTGTAGAGGATTATAAAAAAATGTTTCCTCATGAAAAAATGGTTAAAATAGACAAAATATTATATGTGCACAACTAAACTAAAAGATGATAAAGATATTGCTCCCTTTTTAAAAATTGCTGGAGTTTGTGCTTTGCAAATGAAAGATCCAAATATTACTAAAGAACAGTATAAGAATAGAAAGAAATTATTAAACTCTATCTATAAGGAATTAAATGAGCACAACTAATACATTAACAGATATAGCTAATAAGCTAGGAACAGATAAAGGTACTGAGCATTTTGAAGCTCATAGTTATACAGAGGTTTATGATTCTCTGTTTTATTTATGGAGAGAGAATAATATCAAAATGTTAGAGGTAGGTATATGGGACCCTAGATTCCCAGGTGCATCCGTAAGGATGTGGAAAGAGTACTTTCCTTATCTTAAGTTTGTAGGATTTGATATAAACCCTCAATCTAGAGTTTTGGAAAGTGCTGATACACACGTATTTATAGGAGATGCTTCAAAACCTGAAGATTTACTTTCCTGTGGTAATAGCTACTATGATAATTATGATATTATTATAGATGATGGTTCACATAGATCTGAGCATATAATCAATGCTTTTCATATGTTATTTCCTTTCGTAAAACCAGGAGGATTCTATATTATAGAAGACTTACATTGTCAACAGGCTAAAGCTCAAGAAACTATAAGAGATTTATGTTTCATTATAGAATCTGAGAAGCATAAAGTACAAAGTAAGGTACTTGAAGCAGGTGGTAAAATGTTAGTAATAAAAAAAGGGGTTTAGGCCCCTTTCTTTTCTTTAGCTACACCACTAGATACTGCTCTAGCAAGCATTTCCTCTAGGAGGACTGAGCTTCTAGCTGCTTTAAGAATGCGTTCAGCTTCTGGAGTATTAAGAATTGACCTCATAGTATTCAATAATACACCAAATTCACCTCCTGAAAGTTCAAAAGTTGCATCTGGTGCCCATTCCCAATCCTTTTTAGGATCATAAACTACTGGTTCAGGTGCTTTTTTAACTACTTTAGGTGTTTCATCAACAATAGGTTGTTCTTCTTTTACTATTTCCATATTTAAATTGGTTTAATTTGATACAAATATAAATGGAGTTTTTCAAATTTCCAAATTTATTGAAAAATTTATAACTGAAAGTGTCTTAATAGACTTACTAAAGTCTAATTTTAACTCAAATAAGTTACTAAATTTAGTGATCTCCTGTATAAGAGGATCTATATACTTAGGGACTGATGGCGCTATTCTGAATCTATATGCTCCTTTTTCCTTTGAAATCTGAAGAGAACATAGTTCATCCGTAGATTCTATAATAGAAATCAAATGAGCGATAAAAATATCCTCATTATCAGGAATAATATCAATTCCCTTCTTTAATACCTCCATAGAAGGGTATTAGGTGGTAGTAGTAGTTGTGGTTGTATCACAGCACTCATATGTCTGAATTTCAATCCACTTACCATTCTTAGGTTTGCTTTTTCTAAGCACAAGTGATCCTGCAATCACTCTCCCTTGTCCGTCCATACGAACATAGGCTCTAAGTTCTTTTTTATTGTATGCCATACTATTAGGTTAATTGATGTTTTTTGTTTGTATTTAACATTTGTTTTATATATTCGTTATTACACAACGTTTTGTTTTTTTCATTATTTAGAAGGCCAAATAACTTGTTACCTTCAAAAGGATTAGTATTGTTATGATATAATCCCTTATAGAATACAGGGATATCTCCTTGATATTCTCCAGCTATACCTGCATTATGGAGTATACTTACATTATCTAACTTTTCAATAGAATCACTACTCCAAGCAAATTTCATCTCTGGAACTATTTGAGTTTCTTGATTTCTACGCCATAAACCCCATAAAACAGCCCACATATCTGAACACCAGGATTGAAATCCTTTATTTTCACTGCCAAAAAACTGTGTATTTATAGTCATTAAATATTGACGTATAACTAAGCAGTCTTCAAAAACTTTATCCCAGAAAGCACCATCTATATTTTTAAGTAAATATTGTGCTCCACCTGAACTTTCCTCATTCTTTTCTGCTATCTCTCTGGAAATACCTGTCATCCAGGTAATTTCATTCAAAATGTCTCTTTTCTTATACTCCTCCAATCTTTCAGGAAGTACATCTTTGACTTTACTGTCAAAGTAAGAAGCTGATATATAACTCTTTGTATCAGACAAGTAGTTTATATCATCTTCTAGAAATTTATCTATATCTGGATATTTAGTAAATACTACATCAGCATCACAATAGAAAATAGCCTTTTCTTTAAGTTCTGGATGTAAATGAAAGTATTTAGAGAGCACATAGGGTCTTAAAATAGGTATATATAGCCCTAAAAATCTACTAATCCTATCTTCATCCCTTTGGAAAAAGAATTTAGATTCAGGATATAAATCTACTAATTGCTGCCACTGAGGATTAGGCTCTCTATCTGCTGGTGTAAATACTAAGGATATTGCTTTATCTGAACATCCTATCTGTTTTAAGCTTTCAAGCCATGTGTGTACTTGCCATAGATAGTAAAAATCGTCAGGTTGAGCAGAAATAAACAAAAGATCTCTCTTCATATAAATTTGGTTTTATTGTTAATTTAAAATTCCTTCTATGTGTTTCCAGGTTTTACCAAAAATGACATTTCTTATTGTTTGTCTACTTTCTGAAAACTTATCACAAATATCGTTAATTTCATGTCCAGATTTATATAAATCTCTTATTTCTACCACTAAAAGATTATTTAATTTAGCTCTAGAGTTATTTTCTCCAGATCTATCTTTTTGTAAACCATTATTGTAAGCATGTAATTGATTCTGAGAATTAGTGCACCATTCTAAATTTTCAGCTCTATTGTCAGTTTTGATACCATTTTTATGATTTACTTGTGGTAGATTTAGTGGATTTGGAATAAAAGCCAGAGCCACAAGCCTATGGACTCTGTATATATTACCACCCTCTAACCGTACTTGATAATAACCCTTTGTATTTTTACCAGGATTTAGATATTTACCCTTTTTAAGATATTTTCTTCCATCTTTTCTTAATAGATATCTATCTAAACTTCTAATATTTCCTAGATTACTTATCTCATAACTATTTTCATAATTTTGAATAGGTATCCAGTTTTCCTGAATAAATACTAATTCTTTTTTCATGTTGGTTTTATGTTATATTATTGACCGAAATTCTTGGCCACAATATAGTAATTATTTCCTATTTTTTTTATTCCTATTATATATTTATCTCCTGATACACCAGATAATGTTAGTGTATTATCTCCAGAAGCCACTCCCTCACTTACGCAAAGTGAGGTTGCAGGAAATGTATATACAGCAGAAGCAGCACTTAAAGTTACTTCTAAAGTAATATCATCCCCTGTAAATGAGATTGTAAAAGTTCTTGTTGCAGAAGATGAACTTAACGTTTGCTTAGTAGCAGTTAAATCCATAGTAGAAGCATCTACTAAAGCAACAGATGAGTTAACAGAGGGCTGTTTAGCATCTAAAGCTGATTGTAAATCAGTCTGATTGCTTAATGTGCCTGTAACTGTTCCCCACACAGCACTTGTTCCTATACTTGATATTAATCTTTCTAGATCTAACCATCCTTTAGATCCTTTAATTGATTTTTCCCAAAAACCTGTTTTTATAAATACTGGCATATCTTTATGACGTTGTTGTTGTACTTGTAGTAGTAATTGAAGAACCCATTACTTGGGTCAATCTTCTTATTTTTTGTCTTATTTGATACAAAAGTTTAGCTTCTGTAGACCATCCTATTTCTTGTGGCATATTACACTGGTGTAAAAGTTGTTACTGTTGATATTGTACCAGAAGCTGTTTTATTATCTGAAGTTGTAATAGTTACAGTTTCATCAGTAGCTCCTGTTTTTAAATCTGGTGTAATTTGGTAACTATTAGCATCAACATCATATACTAAAGTAGCACTCCTAGTTTTTCCATTGTTGGCAGTTGTACCATTTCCAAGCATAACTGTAAATAGTCTTGTTTTAACCCATCCTCTTACAGTTAATGTACCTGATCTTGGTAATGAAGGTATATCTAAAGTTTTAGCGTATGGTAACCAGTATGGTTCTGCCTGAATTATGCCAGCAGATCCACTAGGATTATCATGTAACCATCTAGGTGAATCTCCTGTTGTAGTTACTGAATATAACAATTCAGTATTTGAAGCAGGACCGCCGTATTTACTAGAAGTTACAACTCTGGATAACCCATTATATTCATCTCTAACTCTACTAGATTGATCAATATCTACAGAAGTATCCTGATCATCATGGAATAAATGGAATCTACCTTTGAAATTTTTAGCGATAGCATCGACACTATTTCTCATAAAATATTCATTTGTAAATGATGCTCTAGGACTACCTACATCAGTATCTAATTGTGTTCTTCTTGTAGGTTCTTCTGCATACCATGAGAAGGTATCATCATATCCATAATCTGACATACCAAAATGTGAACAAGCCACTGGGCATAAATCAGGAAATCTGGTAACAAATGACATAGTATTACCCCCTCCTCCTGAATATCCAGAAATAGCTACTCTATTGGTATCAATTATTCCCAATCCAGCGTATCTGGTTAAAAATCCTTGATATACATCATATATATCATATACTTCTTGTCCTCCAGAATCTCTGGTTCCTGCTGCAACCCTGCCTCTCATTGCTACACCTATTACAAAAAAACCTGCATTTGCAAATCTTGTATAAGCATCTGCACCTAAAGCAGAGGGTAGATCACTGTATCCATGCATTATAATAAGTACAGGTAATGGAGTATTATAAGTATCCAAATAATTACCATATTCAAATATATCACCATATAATGATGCTGTTCCTAGAGTAGCAGTTTTAGCATCTCCTGATTGTACAGTACCGGAGGTATATGTATATACTGGCATTGTTGTAGTTACACTTAATCCCCATTTGCTATTAAGATAAGTATACATTTTCTTTTCTTCTAACTCAGTATGCCAATCTGAATATATAATAATAGATTTAATATAACCATCAAAACTATTATTAGAACTATCGCTTCCTATATCAAATCCAGCGGAACAGCTTTGTAAAACTCTTGAATCACTATCTGCTAATTGTACAACATTATCAATCTTAAATACACATCTACTCATAAAACTAGTAGTAGCTGTACCTATAGATTGCCATTTAATCGTAAGAATATGATAATTAGAAGTATTTGTAAAAGCAAATGTCTTTTGACCTGGACTTGTAGAATTTCTATTACTTACTTGAAATAAATTTGTACTAATGTTTACATCATATCCATTAGCAGTAGTAGCTACACCACCATTACCTATGATCTTTTGAGTATTTGACGTTCCATTGGCTTTAAAAACAACATACATTGTATATGTCGTTATTCCTGTAACAGCAGGTGCTCTTAGTATCTCATTATTGGCTCTAGTAAATAAAATAGATTGACCACCCCCATCAGTTACCTGATTAGGAGTGTTTCTTGATGCTACTGTAGTTGCACCACTTCCTCCAAATTTATTAGTTAATCCTGTTACTTCTGTACCAGTACCCAAAGTTACATTATCAGCTTCAAACCAATAGACTTTATTATCCAATTGACTTGGAGAAAATACATTTGCACCACTTAATAGTGTGAAAAAACTCATTATTTTTCTGTTATAAGTACATCAATTGAAGCTCCATTAACATTAACTGTAGTATTTTGAAGAATAACAATTCCTAAAAGAGTACTTGTTTGTCTTTCTACCACAGTAACTGTGAATCCAGTTGTAGATATTGAATTTATTATTATAACCTGATTACTATTTCCACCTACTACTCTAGCCTGTATATTTGGAGCAACTGAGTATGAAGTTCCAAAAGTCACAGTATATATCCCACTGCTATTAGTGGTTCCAGAATAAGTTTCCTGTCTCTTCATTGAAGGGATAGTCGGTTTATTGGATAAATCATTATAACTACCGCTAGTAGCCACAGTGGCTAATCCTGGATTAAATTCTTGTAAAGGAGCTTTTATAAACCTTCCCACTCCCATTCCTGTGGCTGCTAATACATTTTCACCATCAGCGGTAAGAGATGAAAAAGCATCATAATAGTATACTCTTACGGGAGTATCTTTTAATACTGTCTCACCTAATAGAATATAAGCTTGACCATCCGTTGCTCCATTATAGTTAATTAGATCGCTCTTATATTGAGCATTTAAATCATTTTTAAGTGCCATTTTTTTATTTTTAATTAATATTTAAATACAACTGCTCTAAAAGTACCAGAGGAAGGATCTCTACTCGTTACTAAATCAAGGTTACTAAATCTTACTGTCACAGTATTAGCTGCACTAACCCATGCTGTATATATACTATTAGCGAAAGTAGAACCATTTGGAGGTGTTACAATAACACTATCTCCATCTGCTGCACCTGTAACAGTTATAGTTAAATCATTAGAACTACTTGCTCCCGTACTTGGGAAATCTAATGTAGCAGTAGCTGTTAAAGTTTTAGCTAGAGTATATCTAGTAGTAGACGATGTGACAAAGTAGTTAGTTCCATCGAATTCAACTGCACCAGCCTCTGGAGTTGTTAAGTTTGTACCAGAAGTTAATTTTAGAGGTGCTGTATTTGCAGTTGCTGTACCTGCTGCTATATGAATTTTAGCAGTAGGAGTACCTGTTCCGAATCCACTCATTGCTCCTGCTGGTCTAATTAGAAGACCATAGTGAGTTCCAGTAACACTGGTTACTGTAGGATTATAATCTATAGCAGTTAAGGTTCCTAATACAGATGTGTATGTTATATTTGTGAAATCTATAAGTTTTACTGCTCCAGATGAAGTTGATGTTTGGTTTAATGTCCATTTAAAATCCAACAACTCCATAGTTGCAGTACCTGATGTTGGTGCGAATGTATTACCCTCAAGGGCAAATAGTTTTCTATCCCCAGAAGTTGAAGTTATAGAGGCATTATTTTTAATTCTCCATGCTGTACCACCACTATCTGGTGTTAAATTGTGCTGAAGTAAATATTGGTTTGCTGTAGGTGAAGCTGTAGCATAAGTAGTATCATACTGTCCAAGAAACGCAGAAGAACCAAAAAACAAAGGTCCATCTGATCTAACTCTGAAAAGTAACGAGGTTCCACTATTCTCTAGATATATTGCGTTTGAGTTTGAATTTGTACTTCCTGATGTTAGATATAGAGCGTTCCCTGTTCCAGTTGATGGACCTTCAATCCATAATGACATTGGACTAGTACCTGTAAATGCTCCTGGAGTTGCTGTCAATTTAACATGTCTACCAACTAATTTTTGGTTATTTCCACCAGCTACTACTGTAGGAGTTTCGTGTATAGCTACTGCATCATTTGTACCTGTAGAACTACCTGTTACACTATATGTGAATTTAGTAGCAGCATCTGATGATGCAGTAGATGTTGAACTACCTGTAAAAGTTAGACCATTTATAGTCGAACTTGTTATGGTTGATGCGGACACTAATGTGGTAGTGCCTGAAGTTAACCAAAAAGGAGCAGTTCCAGTAATTGCTGAACTAAAGTTAGTCCATGAAGGAGTTGCAAGCCAAGTAGCTACACCTGTACCTAATCCTGATAAATTGGTTGCAGAATAAGCACCCCAAGCAGGTGCTGCACCAGAGCCTGCTGATATTAAAGCATTTCCAGATGTACCTGCTCCTCCTGAAAAAGCAAATGCACCACCATCATTAATAGCAAATACATCTGTACCATTATCCTTAAATCTGACAATAGGGTCTGTTTGTGCACCGTTATCTGCTATCAAGGCTGCGGATTGTGTTGGGTTTGTTGTCCGGTTTAATGAGAACCAACCCCCTACATGAACGGGTGATGTGCCGGTATTTATTGCCGATCCAACTACCCCGATATTAGTTGCACTATTTTTTGGAAACTGTGCAATACCAACAAGTCCAGCAGACACATCACCGCCATTAGCAAATCCGAAAAAACCAGCATTTAAGCCAGCTACCGTTCCTGTAGAACCCGCATTAGCTCCAAAATTACCAACTGCCACATTAGATCCAGAAGCGGGAATTAAAGTATTCCCAGTTCCTAAAGCGAGATTATTAAAACCGCCAGCATATGTTGAGCTAGACCCAGTATATCCTGCATTATATCTTGAATAAAACCCTATATTAGACTGAGAGGCAGATCCAGCAGATGTGACGTCTACCACCACTGCTATTTGAGAGCCTGTAGGTGAAGATGGTTGTGTTGCTGTAATATTTAAAGCTTGAGCTTGATCACCTAGAGTACCTCCTGTTATAACTTCCTTTCCTGCTAGAGTTAATGTATTACTAGCAAATGTTAAATTTGCAGATCCACCAAAAGCCCCTGAGTTGTTGAATTGGACTTGAGTATTTGCACCTCCAGGAGTTCCACCTCCACCACTTGAATAAATAGGAATATTTAATACATTTCCTATTAATGTAGCAGCACCTGAAGTACCAGTTGTGGTTAATGATATAGAACCTCCACCACCTCCACCAGATATAGAGGTTACTCCTATAAGTCTTTCTAAATCTTTTAAAATATCATAGAGAAGATTTTCCTCTACACTCCAGCCTATTTGTCTGTTCATATTTTGTAATATTAAAGAAGTAAAACAATAACTATACCTTCAACAGTACAGACTATAACTAATTTTACTATTTTCCTTCTATATTCTTTTTTAAGTTCTTTCTTTTCTTGTAAAAGTTCAGTGTTTCTATTAGAAACTAAGTCAATTTTTTCATTCTGTAATAGAATTACACCATCTTTAGCTTTAATTAAGGTATCTGCTGCTATTAATGCAGAGTCAGCCTTAACTGCCTTATTTTCAAGAGCTTTGATTACTTTTCGTGATTCATGAAGTTCTTTAATCTCATGAACCATTCTCCATAACCGCCATCTTTGTACTCCAACCTCCTTTGTACTATCTGGGATAATAGACTGTGAGAATGCTGTCCAACTCTGCATCAGTATAACGAACAGGAGGAGCACTTTTAATCTTTTTAAGTTCATTTTTGGTTTTAATTACTTCTTCGTCAGCCTTTTTAAGAGCTTTTACTTTACTTTCATATTTCTTTGTCAATATTTCAATATTGATATTAACACTATCTAGTTTAAAATTTACTTTGTCCATTTCCTTTTTATACTCTATTGCTCTCTGTTTCTCATCATTTTTAGATGATTCAGATTTAATTAGTAGAATACATAGTATAAAAACCACTAATGTTAGTAAAGTAGCTACTTTAGGAACTAAATTCTTCATAATTTAAGTAGTGTATCTGGTCCTAGAACTCCTTTAAGTATTAAATATATAACAATTGCTTTTATAACCCATTTAAATGTGTCTTTAGCAGTCTCAATAGCTTCTGTTTTTAAGGATTTCTTAGTTTTTGATTCTATTTCCTTATCTTCATTTCTTCTATGAATCTCATGGATTTGTCGTTTAAGATCATCAATCTCATCTTCCAAATCGATTTGTTTATCAATAACTCCTTTGTGTTTGTTTTTAGAATCCCCATATAGACCAACATCCACTTTCTGGAGTAATTGAAGAATTGTATTAACGTTTTCTTTAATATCAGAAATTTCTCTTTCCACAAAAGTTATTTTTTGTTTTACTTCAGTAACATCCTTGTCCATCTTGATATATTGTTCTTCTGGGGTCATTTTTCAAGAGTTTATTCATTAGGTTTATCCCAATCCTTAGCTAGGATTCCTATAAGTGTAACAACTACACCTAATCCTTCAGCCCATTCGGTAACAGTTATACTCTTTTTCCAAAGCATCAATGTTAGCATTCCTATTACAAGGCCAGCCACTGAGGTTTTCCAATGAGTAATTATATTTTTAATAACTTTCATATTATGCCAAAGATATAGTTAAAATATTAGAACTAGGATATTCTAGCACAAAATTTTCATTTGTTCGCGATTGAGCACTACCTTTATCATCATACCCAAGAAGATAGGATGTGCTTGGAATACCAGAATCAACATAAAATACGAATATTTGAGCAGACATAGTGCCTGTTATAGTCCAAGAGGTATTGGCTCCTTGGAACTCAATTCTTAAACTGGCTGTATTTTTATTAATTGCTTTGGAACCAATTGTAGCTCCTCCTGCTGTATATCCAGTTGCTGTAATTTGATTACTTGAAACATCCCCAATTACAGTTTGGGTGGTCTGATTAATGGTAAAAGCATTACATGCCATTACTTTAATAGTAGCACTATTCCAGTTAATTTGCTGATTTTGGAGTCTATAAATTCCTTCTAAGTAAGGTGAAGCTGCCATATTTTTATTCTAATTAAAATGATTATAAATTTTCTATTAAAAGTATTCCAGATACACCAACATAAGTATTTGCGTTAGGTGATGATACATCAATGATGATTTCGCCAGAAGTAGGAGTTATTGAATTTATTTCAATCCTTTGAGTCGTATTAAACAGAATATACTGATTTACTACAGTTGCTCCAATTGTAATTCGTAATGAATAATTTTGGTTCATTGTATCACCAAGATCCTGACAACCATACACATACACAGAATATGTTCTGGAATTATTTAAACCTGTAAATTTGACCCTTCCGTTAGTTATAGTGGGTGATACATAGAAACAATCCTTACTAAAGGATTTAGGTAACCCTCTATACTCCCCCGTCATTCTGTCAGAGAATACTTTTTGAGGTGTAAAGGTAGACAAAGTATTGACAACAACAAAATTATAAGAGGATAAATTACCTAAAATGTCTAACAGATTTGATGTTGTTGCTCCATTTGTGTTTGAGGTTGCGTTATTTACAGGAGAAGGGGATGTATTCCCAGAATCCCCTAGGTCCAGTAGAAACATTCTCTTATTTAGGAGAATTATATCAAGGTTATCTGACAGTCTATCAAGTAAGTCATCTTGATCATCCCCTGGAGGTAATACATCTATAAGTCTTTTTGCTAACCAATAATCTTCAATATTTAATGTGTTTTCTGCCCATTCCATATGACCATATGCTGTCTCTACGGTATCTTTTGAAAATTTCCAGAACCACTTATCATAATCGAATGAAGCTTTATTACCTGATAAAGTGGATGATTTGCGTCTAGCTACCTTATCATTCCAAACACTGGATGAGTGTCCTAGGTTATAATAAATACTCATTAAAGGAGCATATCTAGGGTTTAAAGGATTCATATACTGCCCATATCTAGGGGTATTTTGAGATGCCTGAGTACCATCTGTAGATCCATGATGTGACCATACTGCTATATCTAGGATTCTACTATAATCCATTTGATTAGCTCCAGTTCCAGCATTTTCTTGAGATCCAGATGCTGGAATCATAGCTGCAACTAACTCAGGATAAGCATCTGCAAATAAAGAGCATCCTCTTCCTCCTAGGGATAGACCTGTTATGTATACTCTATTGATATTAATTCTATAATTGGCTATCATATAATCATACGCCCATTTAGGATACATTTGGGTTTGTCCACCATAAGATACGGCATTTCCCCAAGAGGCTATACCTGCTGCGTGTGGGGCACATATAATATACCTATTATCAGGTCTATCTCCAGCAGCTATCATTTGTGGAATATATGTATCATCCACATTTGCTACTGTACTACCAGAACCAACTTGTCCAGATCCTGTAAGAGATATAATTAAAGCATAATCATCAGAATTATTTAAATATCCTTCTGGTTGGAATATCCACATTCTATGAGTAGTAGAAGCTGGATTAATATAGTTATGGTTAGTAGTAATTGTAGCAGGAGATAAATCCTGTTGTACTGTAATGATACTAGCCCTAGCTATAGAATTTAGCGGACCAATAACAAGGTTACCTGGAGCAGATGGAATATTTATTGTACTTACTCTAGCTATTGAATTAGAAGGAGATATAGTAATAGGACCAGCAGCAACTGGTTTAGCAGTAACTATCATAGCTCCTATATACTGATAAAATCCAGGACCTCCACTAATATAAGATAAATTTATAACAATCTCACTGCTACCATTTGGTGAAATATCCGTAAATATAACAGGAGTTATATTATCTGATACGTTGACAGTTTGTAAATTACCATTGATTGTAAATCCTTGAACTGTTGAGTTAGTTTTTCTACTAGCAAGTAATTTAATATCATATAACTTATTGATATTTAGTCCACTAAGAGTAATTATCATATAAGGAGTACCTGATTTTAATCTACTATATCTAACTACAGCAGCAGGGAAATCAGATGAACTAACATATCCAGACCCATTGTCATTAGTACTTGTTTCAACACTAGTTACTTTAACACCAACTGAGGTTGTAAAACCTAAATCATCTTCTAAATTAGGATATAATGTATTACTAACAGGTACTATATCATTCCAATCAGGTAATCCAGATAGTACACTTCCTGTAAAATTAATTTTTATAGTTTGTTCAGAAGTATCTGAAGGGGTTATTATAATATTAGATACTTCAGCAACTGCATTTGGAGGGGTTAAAATAACACTATTTATATTGTTATTTTTTTCAATAATCATTGCATTTAGATACCCAAAACCTGAGGAAGGTAGAGCTTTAAATAAGACTGTTAGTATTCCTCCAGAGGGCTTTAATGATAATATATCACATGTATTTGAGTTATTAGTAGGCGTAGCTATCCCACTTCTATGTGTATTATTAACCACTGCTCCTACATATCTATTTGGTGCCCCCCCTTGTCTTGAAAATAGAAATTTAAGGTTATATAAATATGAATCATCTAATCCAGATATTGATATTTTTGGTTTTTTAAATTCATCTGTGCTATTTGCCCCCCAAAACCAAAAACTTCTAATTACATCTAATGGAAATACTCCAGCAGAACCACCTGCATCATCTATATTTTGAAAAGAATTAATGATAGTAACATCAATAGGTGTAATAGTGCCTGTATTATCAACTAAGTTTTCCAAAACTTCTCCTACATTAGGTATATCCCCTGATGGTAGAAACTTATTCCATCCAGGAACATTATTTGCGTTTAAACTACTTGTAAAGTTGACATTTAATACTTGTGATATGCTACCAGAATAAATAGGTTGTTCAAATGATATAGGAATAGAATACATTGTGTATGTACTATCTATTCTTAATCCTCTTATTCTATACCATATAGTTTGATTACCATTTCTATCTACCGTATATTCATTAAAATTTCCAGGAATACTAATATTTA